AAGAAGAATTAAGCTCTATCTATCAACAGATTAATTCACAAGATTCTTTATCAGAAGCAATGGGTGTAGAAGGTGGAAGAGTATTAAATGGAATGTTAGCTGGTAATAGCAATGGACGAGGAAAGTCAGGTAGAGGAGCGGGGAAAGGTAAGAATTATAACTTAAATTTTAATTTGGATGAAGAATAATTTATTTCTTATTATATATATAATGGATTTATCAAACTTAATATTTCTACTATTTTTATTAGTATTGGTTCTTTTTACCTACTGTATTGAAGAAAAAACTATTATGTATTTTATAATTATCCTATTTATATTATTAGTAGTTCAAAAAATTGTTAGAAGAAACAAAGCTGAAAGATTTGCTAATCATACTGATAATGAAAATGAAACTAATAATGATAATGGAAGTGTGGATACTAGTGAAGCCGCGGATAAGTTAATGGCTGCTGCTGGGAAAGATAGAGAAGTTAGCAACTTACAAAATCAAGTTAGCACGTTAGAAAAAGAATTACAAGATTTAAGGGATATTGTGAGATTGAAGAGTATTAATACTGCTATTGAAAAAAATGCGAAATCCAAAGATTTTGATTTAGGGAAATCACAAAAAGAACAAGATACTACCCTCGATGCTTTAGAAAGTGAGTTAGATGTTTTATTAAAATTATATAGAAAAGAAACTGAATCGGAGGATAAAACTAAATATCATACCTTACCTATTTATAGTTCTTGTAAGGCCAAAGAGGAAGGTATGGCATATTTAAGAGAATATAATAATGATGAATCAACTGTAGAGATGTTAGAGAATGAGGAAATGATGAAAAATTTAGGTATCGATAGTAAATCATCCGCGGAATTAATGTCTCAAATTAAAAAAGGACAGGGAAACGATAATATTAATTTTAATATAAATTTAGTATGAAGTCTTTTTAATTTAGAATATTTTTTATTGTTTATTTTTTTTTTATCTCATATTATTAATATAGTCATGAAGTGTGATATTAATAATATTTTGGTAATTGTAATAATTATTTTTATTATTCTTATGATATGTTTAAAATGTTTAGATATACAGAGTAAAATTCAAGAAAATTTTGAAGATGCTCAAGACCCAGCTAATGAAGTTGACGACGCTGAAACTTTATTAGAAACTAATGATGCCATTTCTAATATGGAAAATAATTCTGGTGAAGATACCTCGAATAGTAGTAACGAAGATGCGGATGCTGTAGAAAACCTAACAAATCAAGAGAAGGCTGAGTTAAGGAAGAAATGTGCTGCTCTAGATGATAAACCTTATGGTTCTATTGTATCTAAATATTCTGGAAAAACTATAAATGTAGATCATATTGGAGAAAGAGATGGTGATAAATTATATATTATCAAATGGCAGCCTTTAGGTGGTAAACCAGGAGGATGTATTACTTTAGAAGCAAATGGCACTTATTCAACTCCTTTATGTAATCCAAATATTGATAAACAAAAGTGGATTTTAAGAAAGATTACTAGTGAAAAGATTCTAAAGGATGTTATTCCAAAAGAAAGACAAAGTATGGGTAGAGCTATGGAAGAAACTGCCTTTCCATTCTATATGATAGTATCTAGCCAGGATAAAAATTATGTTCTTAATTATGAAGGAGGTGGATTATCTATTAGATTAAGTGCTAACTATGATGGACAGAAATGGGATGTTAGTGAGAAAAAAATCGCACAAGATCCATTACCTACACAAAAGAATAGTAAATTCGCAAGTCTTACTCCCGATCATAATATGTCTGATAGTGATAAAAGTATGGGTAATCTAATGTCTAATAGAGGATTATCTAATAATAATCAAGGAAATGGTTCTGGTAATTCAAATGATAAAGGTGGTGTAAATTTGAATGTTAATTTAGACCCCGATTTACTAGCTAAATTAGGTTTGGGTTTAGGTTCTGATGGAAGTTTACAGAATTTAAATCAAAGCTTAAACCAAAATACAAATGGAAATATGGAAGATGATTTCTTCGAAAAAGAAAATTCTACTGGTGGTAGTGGAAATATTGATGATATGTTAGAAGGTGGTGAAGGAAATCCTAACTGTAAAAATTGTGATAAAATACCAGATAAATATATTAAAAAAGATACAGTTAAATCAATGTGTATAGGTTGTGATAATATAGATAATGTTTTAACTTAATTATATTTCCCTAAAAAAAAATATATTTTCCTATATTAATAATATATATATATGAATATACAAAATTTATTATTGGCTATACTTTTATCTGTGGTAGCAGTTATGCTAGGTGTAATATATAAACAGATGTATGATAAGGACAAAAATAATAAAAAGGCTATTAGCGACTTGAAACATATGATGGGTGACATAGATGAAAAAGAAACAGAAATACAAAAAAAAATAAATGTACCTTCCGAGAGTCCACATAAGATACGCGGAGAGGCTAACAACAATAACAACAACAATAATAATAGTTATGTTATTGATAATAACTTTAATAATGAATTTAATAACAATAATAATAACAATAACAATAACAATAATAATAACAGTAATAATAATAATAACGGAACATCAGAAGCTAACGAAGCATTAAATATGGTTTTAAAAAGTTTAGAGGATGTAGAAGTTAATAGCAATAATTATAATAATAACAACAATAACTCTAACAATAATGAGAATTTCTATGGTGGAATTCATTATGGTTCTGGACACGAGCATTATAATCAACACGGTAATAAAGGTGGTAAATGTGGAAAAGGTTATGGACAGAAAGACTGTGGAGATCCAACCCAACATAATATGGTAGAGCATTTCGCAGATAGTAATAATAATAACAATAGTAATAATAACAATAGTAATAATAACGGCAGTAGCAATTTAAAAGAGGAAAATGAAAAACTGAAGAAATATTTAAAGATACACGGTTTATATCCTGAAAATCACGCTATTGATATGAGTAAGTATATTTTAAAAACACAGGTAAAACCAGAAAGAACCTGTCCTGATATGAGTAAATATGTATTAAAGAGTAGTATTCCTCCTCCTCCTAAAATTCCAAAGATTAATAGAAATGATTATATTAAGAAATCGGAATTACCACCTAATTGGAATAAAGAATGTCCAAAACATCCAGATTTAACTAATTATGTTTTAAAATCTACTATTCCACCCATTCAAAAACCACAAGCTTGTATCTGTCCTAAAGTAAGTGTGAGTGCTGGTTTATGTAGAGACCCTAGTAAAGAAGACTGTATGAAAATGAAGGATGTATTAGCGGAGGCGTGCCCTAAACCAGAACCTTGTCCTAAGCCAGAGTGTCCGGAGATTATATGTGCCGACCCTGACCCTAAGGTTTATATTAAGAGAAGTGAATTGCCACCAGATTGGAATAAGGAATGCCCGGCTCCACCTCCACCTCCTCCACCTTGTCCTAGACCAGAACCACCTCCACCCTGTCCTAAACCAACTTGTCCTGTTTGCCCAGAACCTAAAAAGGAAGGTGCTTGTCCAGCTCCAGAAAAATGTCCACCAGCACAGGATTGTCCTAAATGTTATGATGTTAAATACATTAAGGTTCCAGTGGTTAAGAGTGAACCTCTTCCCAAACCAAATAAGGAAACAATATTCCCTACTAATCTTATTGAAACTAAGTTAGTGAGACAACAAATGCCAGAAAAACCAAGACAACCTAGAGTTTTAAGATTAGAACAGAATAATAGTAAAAATAATGATTTGAAGGATATTATTAATAATATGAATAATCAAAATGAGGAGGAAGTTTTAAATACACCTATTGAAGAAGAGCAAGAAGAAGTAATGTATATGGCTCCTTCAGATTATGCTTTAAATGATAGCACTTTAAATATGGCTCCTGCTCTCACTCCAGCTTATATGGCTTCGAATAATAAACCCAAAAATTTATTTAACAAAGTAGTAGAAAAAATTAGAAATGTAGGTAATAATGTAAATATGAACAATAATGTGAAAGTTAATCGTAAATATCCTAAAGAAATGGCTGGAAAATGCCAGAAAGAAGATTTAAATAAGATGTTTAATAAATTTGGACCCACTGGTTTCAATAATCAATTATAATCAATTATAATCAATTATATATAAGTGTAAATATTTTCTAAGAGATGTTGATAGAAAATAATTTAGTCATTTTTTCTATGCGAATCGTTATTTTTTTTAATAGAATATCAATCTGAGATGTAATTAAAATATCTTGGTTATATGTTTTTTTTAAATTTTCTAAACCTAAGAGTGAATTTGTCATTTCAATAATAAATTTTTGAAATATTTGTGAATTATTTTCATCTAAGTCTTTTTCTATAGCATCCTTTTTATTTTTCTCGGAGTCTAACAGTTTTTCTGTAATATTAAGTGTATCATCTATTATATTCTTAAGTCTGTCTAATGTGACTCCTCTACCCTCTGAATTTATCCATCTATTTACTCCTTGTAGAAAAGAAGGAGGATCTATTTTAATTATCTTATCACTAATACATAATTTATCACCTTCTTTTATTTTGGAGATAATTTTCAAGTTTAGAATATTATCTTCAATATCTAGTTTGGTAGATTTTGGTTTGAGAGAATTCATTATATATATTTGATATATAATATATTTACACTAATAATTATGTTAGAAAACCAAAAAAATTTATTCCAATTTGTTTTATTTTTAAAATCTTTTTATTTAGTATATGAAGGTAACTTTAAAACCACATCAAACAAAAGTAGTTAAGTATATGAAACAGAGTGATGCTCGAGGTATAATTCTTTTTCACGGTTTAGGGTCTGGTAAAACTATTACTTCCATCGCTATTTCAAAAATATATGACTCCAAAGTTTTAATTATTGTTCCTGCGTCAATGAGAACTCAGTGGGTTCCAGAATTAAAAAAAATGGATGTTAATTTAAAAAAATATAAAATAGTATCGTATGAGGGTTTTTTAAGTTTGGTAGAAAAAGGAACTTTAGAATCTTTAGAGGAATACGTAGTTATCGTGGATGAAGCTCATCGTATTCGTTCCGCATCTGGTAAAATATCAACCACTATTGTCAAGAAACTTCAAACTGCTAAGAAAGTTATTTTACTAACTGGAACACCTATGGTTAATACTCCTTGGGATATGTCACCCTTGGTTAATTCTATTGAAGGAACTAATATTCTTCCGACTCAGGAAAAAGCCTTTCGAGAGAAATTTTATATTCAGGAATCTAGAAGTGCTCCTAGGTTAGATAGGAGATGTCAATTGTTTTCACGTATAACTTGCTCTGATAAAGGTGTTAGTTACAAAAATAATTTATGTAGATACCACTATATTAAATCAGCTAAAAGGAGTAAAAAAAAATTAACTAGTGGAGATTTAGAAGGTATGGAAATGAAAGATTGGAAAAAAAAACAAACACTTAGAATTAATAAAGCCCGAGCCATAGCAAAATTAACAGTCTATAAACCTAATACTTCTGAGTTTAGTAAATATGTCGCCAAATTAATATCATACTATAAACCGGTTCAAAATATTAAAGACTTTCCAGATGTAACCACTAAAATATTAAAGGTTCCTATGAGTCCAGAACAAAATAAAATTTATGTGAAAGCCCAAAAAGGTGTGAATATGGAAGATTTAAATCTTTTAAAATCAGGTATTGAAGTAACTCGAAAATCAGCTTCTATGAATGCTTTTTTAAATTCGACTAGACAGATATCTAATACTTGGAATGAAAATACAGATACACCTAAATTAAAGAAAATATTAGATTATATAAAAAAGGAACCCAAACCTGCTTTAGTATATAGCAATTGGATAGGAAATGGTTTAAAACCACTGGGTAAAATGTTAGAGAGAGAAAAAATTAAATATTTAGAATTTACCGGAGGAATTACAGACGCTAAAAAGCAAAAAGTAGTTGCCGAATTTAATGAAGGTAAGATTGAGGTTTTATTATTAAGTTCTTCAGGTGGTGAAGGTTTAGATTTAAAAAATACTAGACAAATTCATATTATGGAGCCACATTGGAACGAAGCTAAAATTTCACAAGTTATTGGAAGAGGTATTAGATATAAGTCTCACGAAGCTTTACCTATTAAACAGAGACATGTTTCAGTTTTCCACTGGATATCTACACCATTATTGGTAGGGAAAAAAGCTAAGAATAAAGAAATGGGAACCGATGAATATTTATATCATATATCGGCAACTAAAATTATGGAGATGAAACAATTCTTAGAAACTTCTATTAAAAATTCAGTGGAAAGTAGTGGGGCAAAACAAGACAAATTAGTTAATTTGCGTAAAGATATGGTTAAAAAACTGAAAGGGTCTCCTCACTTAGATATGTATCAATATTTATCACCTTCTAATTAATATTTTTTATTTTGGTTTATTTAATTTTTTCTCTTTAACATACAAATATGTATTCATAATATATATATATATATATATGATTCCTGCTTTACCAATTGGTTCCTTATTTATTACAGAATTGATAGGCAAAGAAGTAATTACAGATACAATGAAGGGAATTAACTCTTCTTTATCTAGCATTCAATCATTTAATTTAGAGAATGTAAATATTGTGTTAGAGCAATTAGATATATCTAAAAAAATAGAAATTGTGAATAGTTTATTTGAATCTATAGAATGTGAAATGGATAAAACTAAAATATTAGCTCTAAATAATCTTCACGAGATATCAGAAAAAATAGAAAAAGAGTTAGTAGAGATTAAAAAAGATATTGAATATACAAGCACAATTTACTTTTCATATTTTAGGAGTAAACCATATTTTGATAAGTTAAAAAGATTAGAGAAACACAGTTTTATATTAGATAATCGTTTAGATCTTTTCTTACGATTGAAATGTTAGATTTAATTTTTTTTTTGGTAAACTAAATACTAAATACTAAATAAAAATTATTGTGAAATGGAATCTAACTAGGCTAATCATAATGATTTAGCTGTTTGTAATATCTTATATTTTTTTTGGTTTTTTTCCTCTTTTCTTTTTTTTTTGGATTGTCAGGAATTGATTTGGATTTACAACCCTGTTTACTTTTTTGAATTATTTCCTCGGTTACACGTTGGGCGCGTGATTTGTGCTCCGATGTTGCTCTTTCGGGTTTGGTAACTACGACACCACCGCCATCAGTGGTATATATAATTTTCTTTATCTTGAGTTTCTGTAGCATTTGTAGACATTGAACACAAGGTTTTGAATTCTGGAAATGCCCGTGGATGCCGTTATCGCGGATAATTACTATGGTGAGTTTGCTGGCTTTCCGTTGTTTCTCATAATAGGCAGGGTTTTTCTTTGCCAGGAAACAGGCGGTTTACTGCGTCACGCTCCGCGTGTAGAGAGCAGAAATTCTCACCATTAAGCCTGGAACGAGGGTGGTTATGACCACCACATACCCATTTGCTACCTTGAAAGATACCTACCTTGTGTGGGTAGTTGATATTTGGATGACTAGACTGTCGAGCAGTCAACTCCAACATTCGAGATTGAGAACGAGTGATTGTCATTTTGTTGTATTTTTTATGTTATCTTTAAAATTAGATTATAAATATCAAATTTTTTTTTAGGTATTATTCTAGATTTATTATCTACATATTATATATACATAAGATATGGATAATATTTTAACGGTAGAAGAATATAGTAATAAAAATACAGAACCAAAAGATAAGTTAGCCAGAAGATTAAATTTCAACGATATGTTTTTTACAGGTGTTGCTTATATGATTGGTGCTGGTATTTTTACATTACTGCCTTTCGTAATAAAATATGGTAAAAAAAACGCAGTTCTAGCTTTTATTATTGGTGGTATTTTATGTGTTTTTACAGGATTAAGTTTCTCTAGATTAAATTATCAATATCCTGTGAACGATGCTGAATATAGTTGGATTCTAGAAATTTTTAAAAAAGAAGGCGAGAAGAAACCTAGAGCCGGAGTTAAAGCATTTGCGGCTATTACTATTTGGGTGGTTGGTATAATGGGTATATTTTCTATGGCTTTATTAGCTTTAGGTTTGTATGAGTTTATTAATGCTTATAATTTAGGTTTTCCCAAAAGATTGATTGTAATAGCTGCTTTACTTTTTCCAACTATAATTAATATGATTGGTGTAAAATCTGTAGCAAATTTCGCAAAAATTATTATTTATGTAGTAATAGCCGCTTTTGTATTTTTAATTGGAGCAGCAGGTTTTAAGGGTAAAGCAGAACACGTAGCTCAATTATCATTGAAACCGGATTTTTCAAACGGTATGAATCTAGTTAGAGCTTCTTTCCTTACAATCTATGCTTTTACTGGTTTCCAGTCAGTAGTACAGTTAAGTGAGGAAACTATATCTAAAGATATTATTCCTAAAAGTATAACAAGTTCTGTTATTTTTGTAACTGCAATATATTCACTTTTAGTATTAAGTATTATTGCTATAGTTGGTTTAGGTTCAGCTTCTAGCTCAGTTTACCCGGTATCCTTAGCTTTCAATAGTGTTTTAGGAACAAATGGTAGAGATATTGTATCCATTATATCAATTATCACAATGTTAAGCGCTTTAGTAATTCTAGTGCTAGGTGTTTCTAGATTATTCCATAAATTAGCTGAAAAAGGAATAGCACCGAAATATTTATCTAAATTAATTCCTTTTGATAGTTTATTTAGATTGAGAAATAAACGCGAACACTTTGATAACAATAATAATAACAATAATAACAACAATAATAACAATAATAACAATAATAACAATAATAATAATAACAATAATAATAATCAGGTTGTGAAATCTAAATTTGATAAAATGCCTATTCCAGCATTAGTATCTTTATTTGTAATTGCGATGGCTCTTACTTATATAAAAGGTGGTGTGCTAGAATTGGTAGCTAACGCGACAAATTCTATGTTGGCATTTATTTTTACAGTTGTAAATTTATTGGTGGTTGTTAATTACTATAAATCTAAAAACTTGAAAATTAAAGTTAAGAGTAAACTCATAAGAAAATTATTCACTATGTATCCTTGGTATGCTGTAATTGGATTTATAGTATCACTTATATTCTTAATATTAAGCCCTAAATTCTACGATATGATCTAAATATTTGTTCCTTTTCTACATAAATTGTTCTTTATAAAACTAATAAAATTATATCAATATATATAATTTCTCTGACTAAAAAAAAAGTAAAAAAAAAAATTAGATTTGAAATATAAAGATTTAAACAGATACAGGATAACAATATGATTTAATCTACTTCTTCTACGGAAGGAGCAGAACCTGAACCAGAACCAGAACCGGATTCAGATTCACCTTCAGGATTCTTCATATTTTTCATCATTTCTGCCATCTCAGCCATATTTGGCATACCTCCTGGCATACCTCCTGGCATACCTCCTGGCATTCCACCTGGCATACCTCCTGTACCTGCGGCACCTGCTGCTCCAGCATCCGCATATAGTTTTTGGATGACTTCATTGGCAACACCTTCCACTTCTTTCTGTTTTTCTTCATATACAGACGGTTCCTCTGACTGATGTGAATCTAACCAACTAGTGGCATTATTCACAACTTCCAGAACCCTTTCTTTATCCTCATCAGATATTTTATCTTTTAGCTTTTCATCGTCAAGTGTAGATTTTAAGTTGTATAGGTATCCTTCTAATCCATTCTTAGATTCAATTCTTTTCTTGATTAATTCATCTTCATCCTTAAATTTTTCTGCGTCAGCTACCATTTGATCAATTTCATCCTTTGAAAGTCTACCTTTATCATTAGTAATAGTAATTTTCTCAGATTTACCCGTTGATTTATCCGCAGCACTGACATTAAGAATACCATTAGCATCCACATCAAATGTAACCTCAATCTGTGGAACACCTCTCGGTGCTGGAGGAATACCAGACAGTTCAAACTTACCAAGTAGATTATTATCTTTTGTCATACTTCTTTCACCTTCAAATACCTGAATTAGAACCCCGGGCTGATTATCCGAATAAGTGCTGAAAGTTTGATTTTTAGAAGTAGGAATTGTTGTGTTCCTCTCAATAATTTTAGTCATTACACCACCAGCTGTTTCTAAACCAAAAGAAAGAGGAGCTACATCAAGAAGAAGTAAATCGTTGATATTTTCATCCACGTCTCCAGATAGGATAGAAGCTTGGACAGCAGCACCATAAGCTACTGCTTCGTCAGGATTAATTTCACGACTGGGTTCCTTTCCACCAAAGAAATCAGAAATCATAGAAATAACTTTAGGAATACGAGTGGAACCGCCTACTAGCACGATTTCATTAATATCTCCTTTAGAAAGCTTAGAATCTAATAGAACTCTTTCTACAGGTTTTAAACACGAACGGAAAAGATCGTCGCAGAGAGCTTCGAATTTGGCACGGGAAATATTAGTGTAGAAATCAATACCTTCAAATAAGGAATCAATTTCTAAATTAGCATTGGTGCTAGAAGATAGAGTTCTTTTGGCTCTTTCACAAGCAGTTCGAAGTCGACGCATTGCTCTTGGAGAACCACTGACATCTTTCTTGTGTTTTCTCTTAAATTCCTGTAGAAAATGATTTACTAGACGACTATCAAAATCTTCTCCACCTAAATGTGTATCACCGGCAGTAGCTTTAACTTCAAAAATTCCATCGTCAATTGAAAGAATGGACACATCAAAAGTTCCACCACCTAAATCGAAGATAAGGACATTTTGTTCTCCTTTGTTTTTCTTATCTAAACCATAAGCAATAGCAGCGGCTGTAGGTTCATTGATAATTCGCTGGATATTAAGACCTGCGATAGCACCCGCATCTTTAGTCGCTTGTCTCTGGGAATCATTGAAGTAAGCTGGAACCGTTACCACAGCATCTTTAACTTCACAACCAAGGTAGCTTTCAGCAGTTTCCTTCATTTTAGTTAATACCATAGATGAAATTTCCTCAGGCTGAAATTCCTTAGATTCTCCTTTATAGGTAGCATTAATATAACATTTGCTATTTTTACCTACCACTTCAAAAGGCCACATTTTTAAATCTCCCTGAATCACAGGGTCAGTAATAGTACGACCAATTAGACGTTTGGCATCAAAAATAGTATTAGTTGGATTGAGTGAAGCCTGGTTTTTGGCTGCTTCACCAATAAGTCTTTCTTCTTCATTAAAAGCTACATAGCTAGGAGTGGTTCTATTACCTTGGTCATTAGCAATAATTTCGACTTTTCCGTTTTGAAATACACCTACACAAGAATAAGTAGTTCCTAAATCAATTCCGATAGCTGGCATTTATATATTTTTATTTTAGTGAAAATTAAAAATATAAATTTAAGTAGTTTTTATTGGATTTTAATTTATTATTTAATTTGTCAATCATTATTTTTTAGCCCAGAATAGCTAGGAAACTGACAAATATAAAAACGCAAACTATCGCAAATAATATAATTAAGGTTTTCTTGGAACTATTTTTTTTTCTATCTAGAGTGTCTTGTTGTAAAACTTTATAAATACCCACCATACCTCCTATAATTAGTGCCACTACGATTAAAAATAACAAAGTATATACAAAATCTTTCATTTATATTTAATACTAAGAAAATTTATATTTATATAAAATAAAATATATTATGTCTGTCAAATTATTAATATCATTGGGTATCATTATTATATTATTTTTAATTATTAAAAAATTTCCAGAAAATTTCGCTAACTATCTTTCTGTAGTGGATAATAGAGATTTATATGTTAGGTTTTTGGATTATTTACACGGTGGATATCAGCTTCCGGACGCATATAGAAGGGGTTATATTGTTTTAGATAGATATGGATATCCACACTACCTAGATTATCGTTCGGATCCTTATCTTTTAAATTTACATAGATTTCCTACGAATTTAAATTATCAAGGTCATATATGGCATCAACCACACAATAGAAAAATAATAAAAATTTGATTTTAAATATTTTTATCTTAAGGAATAGAAATGACTGATAATAAACAACACAATATGATTAATGAGGAAAAAGATAAATTTCTAGAAATTAGTGTTCACCCGCATATTATTAGCGGTGTTTCCAAAAATGTTGACCGAGATGGAAACAACCATATTATTGTATCAGACGTTGTCAATATGTACCAAGCTGAAAAGGAAACTAAGCAAAACGGAGATTTTACAGCGAGAGAACTTATTGATAATATTTATCATCTGATATCGGCAATAGGAATGTTTTCCTCTCGTTTTGCTACTCGCGATGAATTTACTAAAATTAACTATCAAGATAATCAAGATGACTTGTGTTTCTATATGCTAAAGGGAGCCTGTACCTATGATATGGTGTATCCACACGACCGGATACAATTTCATAAGGATAATGAATGGCTGTTTCACTGCTATCAAACTCAGTATCTAACTGAAAAGAGGATGATTCTTCACCAGGATTCTAATTTCCCCTCTGTTATGAACATTCGAAGAAGTAGTGGGGCTGTTCAAAAAGGTATTATTAAAAGCAATGAAGGTTTTGTGGTTCGTCCCAAAAAAAATAAAACAGGTGTAGAAAGCAAGACACCTGAAAAGGATGATATTGAGTATCAAGTAAGGGTAAGAGTTCATTTCTCTATCACGGACCCTGATTGTACTGACCCAATTTACTGTGATTATAATAAGTTTGTCTACCTAGAAGATCTGGTAGAACTGAACCCGGAATTTACCGGAATCACAATTAAAAAAGACCTTTCTGACCTAGATGATATCGACACTACAGACCCAACTAAGGAAGAAGTAGTAGAAATCATACGAAACAATTATAACACTTGGTTTAACAGGGATATGTATCAAGCTCTAAAATCAATTCCAAATTTTACAGTCTCATATCTTTCATAAAAGACTATTGAATAAAAAAAAAAAAAAAAATATCAAAATAAAATTATTTTCTATTTGTTACTCTACCTTTTGATTTTCTACTCTTGGATTTTTTTCCCTTAGATTTTTTTCCCTTGCCTTTGCTTTTGGATTTTCTTCTTCTTCTTCTTCCACCACCAGTCATATCTAACCAATTAGGGTAAGGAGCTAAATTAGGTCCCATATAATTAGAGTTTGGACTATCCATTACTACACCGTGACTGGTTGGTACTGCGACACCATAAGCGGTGGTACAGTTATTTAATTCTGGACTACCAGCTTCAAAATATCTACCACTATTACCACCAAAATATTCCGCAGGTAAAACACCACCACCAGTCATAGGGTTAAGTCCTACTTGAGGATGTAAATTAGGACCTATGGAATTATTAGTTCCATTATAATTTCCCTGAGAAACAGCCTGAGGATTAATACCACCATTCGCAGCTAATTCTTCCGCAGTATAATAGTGATTGGTATGATTTGGATTAAAGTATCTTTGAGCCATTACAATTTTTCCTCCTCTTTGTTTGCTCTTACTTTTTCTCTTGCGTGAACGTTTTGGTTTTTTAGCTCTAATCTTTCTAATAAAATTCTTTCTGGAAATACTCTTTTTTACCATAGTATAATATATAATAAGTAAATAAAAAAAAATTACGGGAATTATTAAAAAATAATTAAGATTTATTTGATTAGATGAATATTCTAGAGAGCGTTGATATCAAAATCAATCCCTAAGTTATTGTTACAATAAGTGTCTTCTTCTAATTCCTTTTCTTGTTCTTCCTGTTTTTTCTTTTTAATATTGAGTAGTTTCATTTCATCTAAGTATACTTGACTATGACCGGTTCCACAAGGAATTACCTGACCCATCATAATATTAGCAGAGACACCATCTAGGTTATCAATATCACCAAAAATACCAGCCTTAAAGATTTGGTCGGTGGTTTCTTCAAAGGAACATTTCGCGAGAGGACCAATATCCATATCCCTATTAATACCAAACCGATCTACGGACATTAGGACGCCTTTGTTAGTCATAAACGCACACAAAAGACCAATATGTCTACTATTAACATAATTTCCTGAAAAATCAATAACTTCATTGATTTCTTTAATCAGTAGTTTTTTGGCAGCATCAATTCCTAATACATTGTAAGCTTCAATGATATCATTAGAATAGGTTCTAGAACTATCTACATATTGATTTCCTAGGATATCAATAAGATTAGTTCCTACTGTATCTAAAACCCACATATCTTTCATCTTATAATTTCCGTCTTCATATACAATATTATCCTTGGTTTGGCGCATACTAATTTTATTAATTTTATCTACACCTTTAATGACCAGATTTAGGATATTCTTCTCGAAATTTTTAAGATAGGTAATATCTCTATCGTCATTCTTACTATTTTCAATATTCAAACGAATACGTAAGACTAATTTAGCTGCGTTATCATCGGCATAATATCCGAGTTTTTCATATTGAGAGAAGATCGCAAAGTGAATATCTTCCATCGTAATATTTCGATTCATTAATTCTCGACGGTCAAACTCTAGTCTTAAAACCCAACAGGAATCGTTATCTTCATCAATAGGATTTACCTCCTCAAATACTTTGTAAATATCCATAAAAGCACTGTCATAATCATTTTGGGGTTTTTCCTGCGGAGACTCGAAATAAATACTACTAGAGGTAATGATATCTCGAAGAATGGTTAGTTCTAGTTTATTTGCTATTTCTTGGGTTTTTACCCTATCATATGGAATATCATCCTTCAGATAAATAGTGATAGAAGGCTGTTTTACATTCTTAGAAATATGAAGCAATTCCTTTAACCTTGGTACACCACGAGTTACATTTGATTTGGAACTAATACCAGCAAAGTGGAAGGTATTCAGTGTCATCTGTGTTGCTGGTTCTCCAATTGACTGTGCCGCAATAGGACCTACCATTTCACCTACGGGAATAAAACATCTTAGATATTTATTCTTAATTGATACTACTAAGTGATCGAAAGCATCCTTACTAAATCTAAGTTTATAGACTAACTTTTTAGGAGATAGATATGAATATAGTAAACTCCGTAGTACTATACTTATTTCAGTTTGATTACGCTGCTTCATAGATTCACAGAGTTTTTGAATTTCTTCACATACATATATAGGATTTAGATTACTCATTTCTTCAGAGTCTAAATGATATTGGTTAGATACGTATTTAATAAGTCTACCTAAGTTAATAGGATAGTTAATATTACTATTATTCTTATGTTTGAATACTTGATTCTTGAGAATGTGTGTTAGGTCAAAGATAGTTCGGTAATAAGATTCTAACTTTTCACTATAATTCTTGTCTTTTGTCATTTCTTCTATGACTCCATCTTCTAGGAATAATTCCCAATTAGTATCTACCGAAAATCGATGAGCTTCTTCGAGCTCTTCGAAGGTTCTAAATAACATATCTAAACTTTGACTTTCAATCTTGCCATAATGATAACCGTCATCTCCATACTTAAATTGGATAATTTTCCCGTAGGAATTTTTAACGGTTAGGTCTTCATCTACCTTTAAGTCTTCCATAGCTTTAATTAACTTTCTCTGGATATAACCAGTCTCCGAAGTCTTAACTGCGGTATCAATTAAACCCTCTCTACCACCCATAGCGTGAAAGAAGAACTCCTGAGGACTTAAACCTCCAATGAATGAATTTTCCACAAATCCACGACCTTCTGGCGAGTCATCATATTTTAAGAAGTGTGGAAGCGAACGGTCTACAAAACCATATGGAATACGTTTGCCATCCACATTTTGCTGACCTAAACACGAAATCATCTGAGAAATATTCAAATTAGAACCTTTAGAACCAGAAGCAACCATATTTTCCATTCGGTTACTCTTATCTAATTTTCCAAGAACTAATTTACCTAGTTCTTTAATGGTACTTTGAAGAATATTATTGATTTTATTCTCAAACTCATCTTTATTGGGTTTTCCATCTTCATTCTTAAAGATATTGAGATGAACGTGTTGAATCACCTCACTAACTTCCTTCTTCTTATTCACAATAATTTTTTCCATTTTGACTTTAGTGTTACTATCAGCAATCAAATCACTAATACCTACACTAAAACCACTAATTAAGAGATATTTAGTAATAACATCTTGAATATTATCCAAGAATTCCTGACATCTTTTCTCTCCAAAATCATTGAAAATCATATGAACTAAACCTTTGGTTCCCTTAGAAACAATATCTTTGTCAAATCTACCCTGTAGAATTTGACCATCTTTAATCTTCACATAGTTTAGTTTATCTTCTCCTTTGCTATCATCATATGACTTATTTGCCATATTTAAATTTACAGGTGGCAAAATAAGAGATAGTAGTTGTCTACCACTCCATCGGCGATAGCTCCCTCTTTTAATCTCCGGTTCCGGTAGATTACCATCGAAGGATTTTATAGTCATAACCAATTCCATCATTTCCTTCTCGCTAAAATAAACTCCATCATTTGTAATACGATATATTCCAAGTAGAGTATCCTGGACAGGAGAAATTACGGGAGCGTGACTTCTAGGACTAATAATTTGGGAAGGAACGCGTGCTAATTCCCTTAATTCAATAGAAGATGGTATTGACTGAGGTACGTGCATATTCATCTCATCACCATCAAAATCAGCATTATAAGGCTTAGTAACACTTACATTTAAACGGAAAGTGTTATGTTTCATCACCTTAACTCTATGAGCCATCATACTCATCTTGTGTAGAGATGGCTGACGATTAAAAAGTACATTATCATCATCTAGAAGATGACGAGAAACTACATCTCCATATTCCAATACAATATTGTTTCTATCTACGTACTGTAGTGAAATAGTGCTTCCATCTGATTTTTTCTTATATGATTTAGCTCCAGGATAAATGTGTGGACCATTTCTTACACACATAGTTAACTTATGAATATTATATTTATTAACTATCTCTGGATATGTTAGATTCATCGCAATCTTAAACGGCACTCCTAACTGATCAATCTTAATATTAGGATCCGGGGTAATTACAGTTCTAGCTGAATAATCCACACGCTTTCCCATTAGATTACCTCTGATACGACCTTCTTTACCCTTCAGTCGTGCTACAAATGTTTTAAGAGGACGACCGGAACGATGACAACTGACATTGATATTTGGTATTTCATTATCAATTAAAGTAGCTACGTGATACTGGAGTAATTCTACAAAACCAGCGATATGGTCATTGGGGGTATTTTTATTTTCTATTTTCTTTTTCAATTCTAACTTTTTCCTAATAGTATCATTAGTTTTGAGAATATCGACTAATTTATGAGTGATATCATCCTCACTTCTCGTTCCATTAGGCTGTTTAATAGAAGGTCTTACCGATCCCGGAGCTACAGGAAGAACAGTACAGATTAACCAATGAGGACGGCACCATTCTTCAGTAAAGCCTAGAATATTACAATCCTCTAGACTGATTTTCTTAAAAATTTTATGAACTCGTTCTGCTGTTAGTAATTCTTTGATTGCGGTCTCTTTCCATTCCGCATAGACGTGAAAATCTTTCTTGGTAAATTTTGAAGGCTGGGTAAAACCACATCTAAAACAAGTTCTATTTTTGGAAATAGTATCGTAGTAATTATTCCATCTTTTTTTATTGGAAAGTTTAAGATTTCTACTAATTTTAGTTTGTGTGGATTCATCTTCCTTATCTAAAAGAATGGAAGAACAACGCAAACAATAGCATTTGAGCGTTTTAAGAATGATATCCATAAACTGATAGCTAAAGACAGGCTTCTGTAATTCAATATGGCCAAAATAACCGGGACAAAAACGATTGTCTAACTCATCAGTTGGACATATTTTCCCATGATCTAATACACCCATCCTAGGGTCAAATAAACCATTAATTACTGGCTCTCCCTGTGAATCATAAAGGAGTGGTTGTGTGACGCAACACACAGATTTCCTCCTAATTTCTTCAGGACTACTAATACCAAATTGTAATCCCTTAATATTATATATTTCCGAATTATAATCAAGTTCTTTGTAAATGGACATAATTTCGATGAGAAAATATTATTATATTATAACAATTTTTTTTTAAATAAAATTTTTTTCAATTTTTTTATTTATAAGTCTTAAAATATTTTTCTAGGAAAGTTATATTATTTTTTTTAATTTAAAATTATTATATTCCAAAATTATATAGTAAGTATTTCTTCTATGGATTCAAATCAAATTAACCAGCATCAAATGCTAACTCGATCTAAACGTAAAAAAACACCGGAGTCTACTAACTTAATCTTACCTATATCAAATTTAGGTGATATAGAGAATTCAAATCCAAATATATATTTTGAACTAAGTGAAGAATTTTTAAAATATGAGGAAGATGAAATAGAGATTAAAGAGAGAAGCAAAAGACTCAAAATAGATAACTATATTCATCCGGAAATGCGTGATTTTATTATTCCGGATGATGAATCTATGGAAGAAGATGATGATGAAGATGCAGATTATATTCCTGTAAATAATGATTTCATATATGATTCTGATAATAGTGAATTAGAAATTGAAATCACTTCTCTAAATAATAATTTAGGAAATAATAATTTAGGAAATAATAATCTAGGAAATAATAATTTAATAGCAAATCTAGACAAAAGTGAAAGAGAACTTTCAGAAGCATTAGCTAGTTATATAAATAAAAGAATAGATGATCTAGATGAAGATACCTATTGATATGTTAGAAAATAAAGAGGAAATATTTACAACTTATCAACCCAAAATGCAGCAGTTTTTTTTAAAACTACCCTCCATTGAACAAAATCAAATTTTAGAGTTAGAGAATGAAATTAAAAAATTAAATAATGAAGCTACACCACTTAGATATCAATTACTACAGAGTAATATGGATGTTAAAGTTAAAGCTATTGCTATGAGAAAATTAAATTCTTTAAATTCTATGGATAGTAGTAGTGGTGAATATTATAAGATACAATCATATTTAGATGGTTTAATGAAGATTCCTTTTGGCAAGTATATAGACTTACCTATCTCTTCTTCGAATACTAGCCAAGAAATAACTAGTTTTATGATTAAATCTAACGATATTTTAAATGAAGCAGTCTATGGACACCAACTCGCCAAATCAAATATTCTCCAAACTTTAGGAAAATGGATTTCGAATCCTTCCGCGAAAGGTTCTGTATTTTCCATTTTAGGACCTATGGGAAATGGTAAAACTACCTTGGTGAAAGAAGGTATAGCTAAAATGATTCAGAGACCTTTTGAGTTTATTTCCCTAGGTGGAGCAACGGATTCGTCATTTTTAGATGGTCATTCCTATACATATGAAGGTTCTATGGCTGGTAAAATAGTAGAAATATTAAAAAAAACACAGTGTATGAATCCTGTTATTTATTTTGATGAATTAGATAAAGTTAGTCAAACACCTAGAGGTGATGAAATAATTAATCTATTAATACATCTAACAGATTTTTCACAGAACGATGTCTTTATGGATAAATACTATAGTGATATTCCCTTAGATTTATCCAAAGCAGTCTTCATTTTCTCTCTCAATAGTTTAGAGAATTTAAATCCAATTTTAAGAGACAGAATGCAGGTCATAAAGACTGATAAGTTAGAAGAAAAAGATAAAATAATTATTTCCCAAAAGTATATGATTCCTAAGATATTAAAAGAAGTAAATCTAACAGATGAAAATATAATTATTCCGGAAGAAACTATTAAATTTGCTATTTCTCAGTATTCAGTAGAGTCTGGTGTCAGAAATTTAAAAAGATGTTATGAAACTTTATTAGAAAAAATAAATATTTGGAGATTACTAAATGTTTCAGGAAACGAACTAACTAATTTAAATTTTTCTACCCAAGTTCAAAAAATTTTTGCGAAACCCATTTCCTTTCCTCTAACTGTTACACAAGATTTATTAAAAAAAATAATGGATGAAAAAGCTATAGAAGAGCAACCTCCTATGATGATGTATACTTAAATAACCAAACTTTGTAATTAACTAACTAACAAGTGTCAATATAGTAATCTGGTCTTACATTTCGATTCTTCCTCTTTCCAGTCATAATATTATTGATATCAATATCATACTTTCGAAGTAAATCCTCGGGAGTCATCTGTTTTTTGCTGGTTAAGACTGGTGAATTTGGTGGGACTCTATAGCCTTGAAAATCTGGATTATATTTTGGTATAAATTTCTTATTTTTTCTGGGCTTCCCTATATCTCTGCTATTTAGCATAAATCTAAGTTTATTGATTTTGATATTATTTTCTAAAATACTAATTTTTTTTTGAAAATATTTGTGTTTACTTTTCTGTAGTTGTTCTTCAAATGTTTCCATTACCTTTCCTACTAAAATATGGTAATTGTCCTTATCTTCATAGGTATAACTATATTTCTTGATTTTATATGTATCTTGGATATCGTGGTATATCTTAGAATAACTCTTTTCTTCTATTATTGTGGTTTTCTTCTTTGGTAAAAGTAATCCTAACTTTGCCTGACACTTATATTTATGAATTATCTCTGCTCTACAATATGGACATTGATTACTATTTTTAATATGAGTTTGAAGACAACATTTATGAAATGCGTGTCCACACTCTAAAATAACAATCTCTTGATTGTAAAAATCATCTAGACAAATAGGACACTCCTTTTGAGATAAAGTGTCATTTTTGATAAAATCTCTCCATTGAATTTTAGGAGCTATTAGTTCATTCAGATATATATCTGGAATGTAATATTGTTCCACTCCTTCTTTCAATAATTCATACGGGGAAATAGCACATAGACCTTTATAGTGTATGGAATCTCCTACAGTTTCTTGTAGATATTGAATTATGTTAGAGGCTTGATAGATACAAGCCATATGGAGAGCTCTATGGTATTTTGGAAGATCTATAGTTCCGGAATTAATATTTACAGATACTTTATGATGCCAAATTTTATATTTTAGTGTATAGCTAGATGTCATATGTTGATATAGTATCAGGTTATCTTCTTTTATAGCTAGTTCCAGCATAAAATAGGGGCTTTGAACTTGTTTAACATCAAATCCCTGTAGCAGAAATTCTGCTATGACTTCTAAATTTTCAACTGAAACAGCTAGGTTAAAACATTTTAGTTGTTTATCTTTATCCAGAACTACAAACTTTTTTAATAATTGAGTCAGGATATATCCTTTTTCTGTGATAGATTTTTCATATAGATTATAAATATTGCTTTGATATTGCTGTAAATAATATTTTTTATCTAAATAACCCATAAGAAGTTGTAAGAAACAAGTATTATTCTCTAAAATACCTGGATAATTTAGAATACAATCTAGTATTCTAAAGGGATTCAATAAACCTCTAGGATAAAAATCTAGAATTGTTTGTATCTTGGCTAAACATATTTTTTCATCACTTTCACTGCTGCCATTTAATATCATTTTGTTAAGCTTATGAATACAAATTTCTAGAGGAAATATTCTTTGAGTATCTACTAACACTCTTATTAGAATCAGGTTTTTCAAAAACTCTTCGTTTTTATTTTTCATAATTTTAAATGTGCGTCTGAATAGGCAAATATCATTTAGTTTCAAACACATATTGGCTAGTAGATTTTCATGATGTTTAGGTTCTATATGAAATAAATTTACATGGGTTCTCTTAATAAGTTGTTCAAAGAAATATGTGTTAGAAACTTCTAGTGTCCATAAAAGAGGAGGTATGTCTTTAAATTGTGGAGGATTTGGATTTATACCTCTGTTAATTAGAATATGAAATGCGGCTTTATGTTCGTGAAATATAGCAAAAGTAAGAGGATCTACATTTGAGAAAGACTCATCTAAATCTAAATTTTTAGCTAGGTAAATAATTTGATTATCATCTCTATATTCATTTTTCAATTGGTGATAAAATCGTGTAATCATTTCCTTTTAGATTTTTAAATATTTAGGCTTAATATCAATTTTATTATGATTAAAGTCTAGATTATTGGAAATTATAGATTTATAAATAGAAATAGGAAAAGAAATAAGTTTAAATACCAGGATATGTATCACTGCTCCTGTTTTTGCCTCTTTGATTGATAAAGTCTCTTTGTTCTTGGGTAGTACATACACATCCTCTATCAGTGCTATAGGTACTGGGGCAACAATCTGGATGGGCTTGGTTATGGGTAAACATAAACATACTTTTAGGGTCATTTGGATTACCAGTTACACTAGGCAATGTTTTATTGTGACCTGGGTCAGCAACGTATCTTTCTTCGGTTCCCATAGGTGTATCAAAACGGATATCACTATGTAAACCTATATTACAGGGTCTTTTACGATAACCACATTGGACTTTGCTTCTATCTGGATTATATAGATTCATCTTACCATCGTTAGATAATTTCAACTCAGAATAAGGACCCATTTTATAATCTAACTGAGCTTGGAAATTTTCTAAATTCATAATGTTAGGTCTTCTAACAAATTCTATTAAATAACAAATATAAATGATAGTAGCACATAAAATAAAGACTAGGTTAGTGCGGTTATTTTTATTATTCAAATAGAAAGAAATGAGCAGTATTAATATTAAAACGTGGACTATAGTTCCTAAAATACGATTTAAATTCATTACTATTATATAAGAATATTATTTTATCTATTCTCAAAAAAACAATTAAATGATTCACTATTTAGGTTCTAATAAAAAAATTAATAGTTATTCTTAATTGACTGATTATTATTAAATATATTAATTATATTATAATAGAATCTATGAATTCTTTATTAGAACAATTAACAGGAATACATTCTTTACCTAATTCAAAAAAAAAAGATAAATTAATAAAATCTATGAGAAAGAAAATAGATACAAAAGTAAATCATAAACCTAAGCTTTTATTATTTGAATTTCCAGAATGTAAAAATAATACTTTAATAAATAAAAATAAATTATGCGATCCTTATGTCTATCCAGAATTAAAGGAACCCGAAAATAAATTACAAAAACTGTATTTAGAACAAGATGAAATATTTAAAAATCAAAAAAATATTCAAAGTATCAAAAAAAAATTAGATTTTTTAGGTTATACCAGAGTTGTATCTGAAGTTATTTCAAAAAAATTTAAACTAAAAATGAATAATGCTTATGTGAAACTATGGGAAATTTATTCAGAAGTTCCAGAAATTTTTAATAAAACAAATCTCAATATTTTTCACGTAGCGGAAGCACCCGGAAATTGGATTAAATGTACAGAAAATTATGTAAATAAACTAAACAAAAATAAAGAAGAATATAGATATCAATGGTATGCGAATAGTTTAAATCCAGAAAATAAAATAAATATAGAAAAGCTAGGTAAATTTTTTATTAAAGATAATTATGGTTTAATACGTAAAAATAAAGATAAATGGATTTATGGAAAGGATGATACTGGAGATATAACTATAGTTAAGAATTTAATATGGTTTAAAAATTTTTTTAAAGAAAATAAATTTAGGGTAGATATTGTCACTGGTGATGGCGGATTGGGAGATACAAACATTGAATTATCTTTTATTCAGAAATTAGAAATAGCACAATTATTAAGTTCCATTACTGTTTTGGAAAAAGGAGGGCATTGTATCTTTAAACATTTTTGCTATTATAATAGGTATTATCAAAACTCACTACAAGGAAGTGGTTTTATGATTTCATTCCTTTATTTATATTACTCTTTATTCAATAGGGTAATATGTATTAAACCTAGAAGTAGTAATCCTCGTAGTGGTGAATACTATTTAGTAGGCTTAGGTTTTAAAGGTATCACTGAATCTCAAATTAACAAATTATATAATTCACTAAATAATTTTCAAGAAAATAATACATTTTTTAATAAAGAGGATATACCTATTGATTTTCAAAAAAAAGCTATAAATATTATTAGGAAGTTGTTTAACTACAATATAAGTCATATTAATACGAGTAATGTTTTATTTACTTGCTTTTTGCAGAAATATAAAAAGTATAATGCTATAATTAAATGCGAAAAATATTTTAATACAAAAGCAGCATTATTAAGAAAGAAAAATAACTATAATGAATGGAATAGAGTTTATAAATTTAATGATTACCAAAAATTAATTAAAAAAAAACAAATAGGTGTTATGACTAGTAAAAAGACTTCACAAAAAACTAACAAAAAAACTACTAACAAAAAAACTACTAAAACACTAGTAAAAAAACTAACAAAAAAAAACTACTAACAAAAAAACTAACCAAAAAAAAAAAATAACTAATATCAAATAAATTTACTCTTTCTAATTTTTTTTTATTTTCATCTAACTATTTTATTTAAATTAAAAAATAATATAATTATCTAAAAAAATTATTAGATACCTAACTAAATAACTAACTAATTTATATCTATCATTAAATTCAAATGGATTTTGAATTACACCCCCTACAAAATAGATGGAACTTATGGTTCCATAAATCAAACGATAATAATTGGACTTTTGAAAGTTATATAAAATTAGCTTCCTTTGATAACGTGGAAGATTTTGCGATTATATCAAATGCTTTAGATGAAATACACGTAGAAAATTCTATGCTTTTTTTAATGAGAAAAGATATCAAACCTATGTGGGAAGCGGATGAGAATGTTAACGGTGGATGTATATCTTTTAAGATTTATAAAAAGCATATATATACTTGTTGGAATCAATTATGTAATTTTCTAGTGGGTGAAAATATATTACAGGAAGAAGCTGATTGGGAAAAGGTAAATGGTATTTCTATTAGTCCTAAAAAAACGTTTTCTATTCTAAAAATTTGGTTTAGTGATAAGAATATTAAGGATACTAAGAATTTACAGAAAATGAATTTATTCAAATATGAAGATGCTATTTATAAAGCTCATACTTAAATAGTGTGGTAATAACAAAAAAAAAAAAAAATTAACAAAAAAACAATTACTCACCACTACATTTGGGAGCCAAGCATAGTTTAATCTCGCCTAGAGATGCTACGGTATACTTAATAATTAAAGGATAATCATTCTTCAGATACATCTGAATAGAATTACATAGATTCGTACACTTACCAAATAACACTAAATGTTTTAGTGCGAATAAGCCTTGAATTATCTGGTCTGGTTTTTGATTCTTGACAAAACTCATTCCTTCCTGTGTTTCTCCAATAATAGTCTCCTGAGAGCAAAAGTCTCCCTTACAACTAAAGATTAAATGATCTTCTACTGATTTAATGTCAATATAATCTGCGTAGTTATGCATATCTCGCACAATCTTTTGGAAATCAGTGGAAGGCATAGTAATTACTGATTCAAAAGCTGCGGGTGGGATACTAATTTCCTCAATATTTAAATCCATTAGATTTAAATTAAATGTAGTAGTAGTATTCTTATCACTATTTTCTATTTTAATTCCTAGAACACTTTCGTTTCCTTTTTCTAAAAATAAAGTTAAAGTATCTGAATTATTCATTGTTTTGATAATACGGAAAAAATTAATCATATTAATTCCTAATACTCTCTTTTCTAGACACTGATAGAATTCAAATTTATCAGAGAATAATTTCAAATGGGCTAAGACAGTATGTGACGAATCCATCGCTATCATCTTAATACCCGTTTCATCACATTCTAGATTCGCATCTACTAATATTTCCTTCAGTGCTTCGATTAAAATTCGGAATGCCGAAGACTGAACAGTCTTAATTTCGATTAAATTTTGACTCATAATATATATTTGGTAATATCAATTAAGTCTTTAAATAAAAGAATTATCTTGAAAAAATAAAAATTTTTGTTTTTTATTTTTGTTTTGTTGTTTTTGTTGTGTTGGTTCTTTCAATATTCAATAATCTGTTCGATGTGAACAGCCCAAGGCATATCGCGTTGTAGTGTTAGATGAAATTCGACATCATCCATATTGTTTCGTATGCTTGTAAGTTTGAGACTGGTGAGACGGAGAAGTTCCGCTAGTTCCAGGTCAAACTCGGAGTGAGTAATGCTTTCCATATTGAAAGTGATATTACATATTTCCCCGAAGATGTTCCTACCTTCTTGGAATGGACAGTAGCGAACCTGATAAACTAGATCGCGGACTGTCATTTTGGATGGCAGTAGACCGAGTTCCTTTTTTTCCATTTCTGGCTGGCTGACCAGTTCGAATGGATTGGCTGCCCTACATATAGGACACTTAGTTTGGACAAAAGGAGCACAATCGCTACAAATCGCTCCACGACACGTAGTACATCGGTGAAACGTGTGCGTGTGCGAGAAGTCGGTATCTTGGCAGATAGGACAACAAGGTTGCCTTTCTGTTGTCTGAAACTCTACTTCTTTAGAATAACAAGCTCGAGCTGTCTCAAGTGCTTTCCTTTCTACAGAATAAGCTTTTTGGTCAATTGTCTCTTCGAGGATGTCATAAACCTCACCGAGTATACTCGAATCACCGAATGGATGGTCGAGTAGCCTCAGTAGAATATCTGGGTTTTCACTTTCAATATTATGTGGGTTTTGTGCTTCTTCATCCTGAATTCTCGCGTCATCACCATCTTCATAGCTGTGGCCTGAAATTGCCTCCACCCCAACTGCTTGTTCAATACAGTTGATGATGTTCCGAATCAGATTGTGACGAGTTTCGTAGTCTTCATCATATTCGTGAATGTTCCCGTCAATATATTCATCAAAATTGTCTTCTGTGATATAATTCATTCTGTTATCGTATGTATTTATTTAAAAAAATAACTTAATAATCAAAGTTATATTTTTACTTTAATCCAACACTAACCATTACTGCACATATTAAAATTAAAACTAAAGATATAATAATACCTCTTAAATCATCTGTAGTAATTATGTTATAAATACCACCTATTAATACTATAACCAAGGTAACTAGTAGAAGTGTGCTATTTCTTTCCTCATTGCTAATTTGTGTGAAAACAGCCATAATATATTATTACCTAATATTTTTTTTAGATTCTAAAAAATGCGTTCTGTGAATATCAAATGCGATGCCTCCACATCCCAAATCTTGTCCTATTCGGTGACATAAACTCCTAATATAGGTTCCTGAACTTACTGTAGCTCTAAAAGATTGAAGATAAAAGTGTTGTTCTGGTATAGGTTCTAACTGTTCTCCCCATTTTGATATAATATCTGGGACTCTAAAATTTGTATGTCTGGTCTCAGCAAGAGAATATATTTTTTGAAATACCTGCGAATAAAGTTCTCTTGCTGTTATAGAATAAGAATCATCTAACTTTTCTAGTTGATATATTTCTACTTGCTTATTTGGAATTGTAATTTCAGCTAGTTTATTTTCTCTGCTCCACCACCATAGTGGTTTTTTATTTACGATAAAAGAAGAGTAATATGGATAAGGTTGGTTAATCTTTCCTATATATTTAGATAAATTATGGTTTATCATTTGATTAATTGTGTAAGATGTGAAAGAATGAGAAAGTGGATTTAGTTTTTGAGTTAGTAATCCTAAAACATCAAAGGTATCTGTTTCACAACCCAGTAAAAGAGTAAATTCATATATTTTATCTAGATGACAATATAGGTCTTGTAACTTACATTCTTCGTCTTGTAAAATGATCATTTTACCCCTAGCCATTGGATCTAATCTACCGGCGAAGGAATATTTTGCTTTTTGGTTAGGTAGAGTTTGTATTAAATCTAGTGGAGTTTTGCCAATTGGTTTTTCTATAATTAAGGGCATCGCTATGATATCTATTTTTTTAATTAAACAGTGATAAAATATAAAATATCAATTTTATGTTAGATTGTTAGATTTATATTTGGTTTTTTAGTTTATGATTTATTATTTTTAGAATCATAATTAAATTGAAAAAATTAGAAAGAGTTAGCTAATTAATTAGTTAATAAACTGGACTAGAATAAAGTATAAAATAGCGAATACTACGGAATGGAGTAACACACCATCTACAGACTTACAGCATTTCTTTGTCATTTTATACACTTCTGGTAGAGATAGAAGATAGAAAATAGCACCAAAGAAAATAGATTTTAAGACTAAGTCCACTGGAAATGTATTCATATTAAGATTTCCAAATCCTTCAGCTGGTGATGGAGATGGATTCACACCTTTTACAGCTGCTTCATTTTGTGCGTCTCCTTCTCCTTCTCCTTCTAGTTCTCCTTCTCCTGCTAGTTCTCCTTCTCCTGCTAGATCTGCTAGTTCTCCTTCTGCTTCTAGATCTGCTAGTTTTCCTTCTGGTAGATCCCCATCTTCTTCACTATGATCTATTGCTGGCCCAACATAAAAGTTTTCTCTATATTTTGGCATATTAATTTTTATAATATTATATAAGAAAATAATTTTATAAAAATAAAAAATTTTTATATTATAAATGTCTATTCATAAAAAAATATTAAAAACCTACGAGACATTATTCAAATATAATAAAAATAACAAATTTAGTCAAAAAAGAAATAGGAGTTTTATTCATTTATATTTATTATATATTCAAAATAAATACAGATTTAATTTTAATTTTAAAAACTATCCCAAAAATACTAAATTTTATCAATGTTTAGAAGATTTATATAACGGAATACCTACTAGAAATAAGAAGGCACTCTTATTTCCAGATGATAAATTGTTAGGTGATATATTCTTTATTAAAGAGGATTTTAATATTGAAAAATTTTTAGTGAAGTTAGAAGAGTATACTTATAATTTAAATTATGTAAATACAAATATTCAGATTGTTGATTATTTAGGAAATACGGAAAATGATGTCACGGTAATAAAGGTAGCTTTTAGTTTGTTAGTTTTTCTAGAACAATTTCCAGATATTAAAATTAATTCTAGATTAATGAAAAATATAACTAATCATTTAGTTAGAGTCGCTGAACCAATTCACGGAAATTTAACTTACCTTAATTCACAAGCTGTTTTAATTTTACATAATCTTCATAAAATACATAAACTTACTAACTATGAAAAATATATTAATTTAATTCTATTAAGTCAAGATAATAATGGGTTATGGAAAAGCGGATATAATGGATATCTAGTGGAAAATGCAGGCGAATTAGACATTCTACACACATCAATTGTATTGATTAATTTGTTAGATTATCAAATTATTCAAGCGGCAAAAAATTTAAATTTAGCAAATAGTATGAAAACAAATGATATGAAAACAAATGATATGAAAACAAATGATATAGATATCGATATAGATATAGAGAATAAAGGTCATAATAATGATGATAACAAATCAAGTATTAATGATCTGGAAAATATAGAAGATAACACAAATCTAAATACTAAAACAGAATCTTTTGTAGGTAAAATTGTTAAAAAAAAGAAAAAACATCAGGAAATTATTGAAAGATTTGATAATTTAAGTGAATTACAGAACGTTCATTTCTATTTTGATTTAAACTTCTATAATACTACATTAATTTTAGTATTTGTATTAATTGCTATTAATTTTTATAGATTAAAATCAAAAGTCTAAAAATTTACTATATTCTCCATTAAAACAAGACATACAAATATTATCTTTATTAATACCTAGCTTATTTTTCAAGACATATGCCATATTATCTGTTTTTAAAAAATTAATACTGGTAGCTCCTAATTTTTTGGCTAAACTAGCGGTGTTATATGAATTCATAATTAATTCTTCACCAGTGGGAATATCTATCCCAAAATAACAAGCGTTTTTTACTTCGGGAGAAGCGATTCTAATATGCACTTGTAATGGATTAAGTGAGTTTAAAAGGTCTACTATAGTTTTGATAGTATTTCCCCTTACTAGAGAATCATCCACAAAAATAACAATTTTCCCAACAATTGGATAGGATGGATTAACTTGAAATTTTCGATAACATTCTTGTAGCCTGTCTTGATTATTACTTTTAATAAAACTTCTAACTGTTCCTCTTCTTTTCTCTATAAATTGAAAATATTCAAGGTCTAAACATTTCGCATATTTTTGACCGATAGGAATTGCTGTATTGGGAGCTCCGATAACCACTATATCTTTTTTATTCTTGATGTCGATGGTTAGATTTTCTTGTCTTGCTAACTCTTCACCTAAATCTTCTCTAATATCTTGGATAGTAATATTTGGATGACACAGACTATTCTTATTTTGTAAATATATATATTCAAATAAACATTTTTTCTGATATTTATTAATATTTGGAGTTTGATATATTTTATGTAATCCTTGACTATTGATTTTTAGAAGTTGTCCTCCCTCAATTTCAAACTGATAGTTATAATTACCTAAAGCTACAGATTCACTACTGATACAATATCCTGTGTCATTTTTACCAATACACAAGGGTCTATTGTTAGAACGGTCTTTTAAAATATATAGATTATTCTGAGATACTTGATAAATTAATAGATTAAAAACTCCTCTAATATTTTTAATCATATGAGTCGCTAATTCTTCTATCTTAGAAAAAGAACTGGAAGCCAAAATTTTTTGTAAGATAAGAGTATCATTTATATCTGGTATATTACTTATTTCAACTTGATAGAGTGATGCGATTGTTTCTAAATTATTTAAGTTTCCATTAAAACAGAAAGATAAATTTCCGTATTTTGGGTGTGATAACATTATAGGTTGAATATGTGATTTTGAATTTTTTTGATTGGAATAGGAAGTGGCATATCTAGTATGTCCTATTCCTACATTATAAGTTTCCGGAATATGATGTTTTTGAATTAAACCTAATTCACCTATATATTTTTCTGTTTTGAATATAGTATTATATAAATAATATCCATAACTATCTTGACCTCGATTTTGTAAATGTTTCAATTGTGTTTGTATATCTGTATTTATATTATGATTTGAATTACTAAAAATTGCTAAAATTCCACACATTTGATATTAATTAATAACGAATAATATAAAGAAATAATATTTATTTAAGTTTTATTCAAGTATCCATAAATAATAGTTATAATTATGATATTTTCCTATAGATTGATAAGAGATAACTCAAATCTAGAAATATGTTATTATATTGTTAGTAACTTTATGACAGACATAGATAAAAATAAACTTCAAGATATTCTCTCGGAAAAGGGGAAATATACTTTATATGAGAATAGTAAATTTCTGGGAGGTAAAGAAATAGGCCCTTTAACTAATTTTAAAACCACTTGGTGTCAGAATATGTTAGACATATTAGAAAAATGTGGTGTGAAAAGTGTAGATAGAATAGAATTTTCAATAAAATATAAAAATCATACGTTAGTACCTAACTATGATAAAATGATATATAAGAATTATTATGAAGGTTATTTTTCTGAAAATATACAGAAAAATAGTAGAATTATTAATAGTAATAAAGCTATCGAATATGTGAATATTAGTAAGTATAATAATCAAATGGAATTAAATTTATCAGTAGAAGATGTAGCTAGATATACAGATATTTTTAATAAATTAGGAAGACAAGCCACTAACGTAGAAATTTATGATATCGCACAAAGTCAAAGCGAGCACGCTAGACATTGGTTTTTTAAAGGTAAAATCAATGGAACTAATGTTTCTTTATTTGATAAAATTAGTTCTTGCTATAATCCCGAAATTCACTCTAACTCTTTAATATCATTCTATGATAACGCTTCTGTAATTGAGGGAGGTCTAGCGAATCACTTAAGTATTTCAGAATCTAATATATATACCGATAAAATGAAAAAAATTAATTATTCTTATAAAGCAGAAACTCATAATTTTCCAACTGGGATTTCACCATTTCCAGGAGCTGCTACAGGTGTAGGAGGTAGAATTAGGGATGTATTATGTGTTGGAAAAGGAGGTCAAATAATTGCGGGAACAGCTGGTTATTGTGTGGGAGATATTAGCCTAAATAGTAGTAATTATTCAAGTTATCGGCAAGAATATGGATGGTTGCCCCAGACTCCTAGAAAAATCTTGATAGAAGCGAGTAATGGGGCTTCAGATTATGGAAATAAAATAGGAGAGCCATTAATTCAAGGTTTTACCAGAAGTTACCGTCAAGATTTTACCAAATGTAAAGAAAATAACTGTGGTTTTGGTACTCAAAATAAGAATGTTAGAATCGAATGGTTAAAACCGATTATGTTTAGCGGTGGAATAGGTTATATTTTCGATAGAGATATCAAAAAAAACAAACCGGAAGTAAAAAATTTAATTGTTAGAGTAGGGGGACCAGCATATCGTATAGGTATGGGGGGTGGTAGTTCATCTAGTAGAACTCAAAGCAATGACCATCGACATTCAGATTTTCAAGCGGTTCAGAGAGGCGATCCATTAATGGCTAATAAAATGTTAAAGTTTCTTAGAACACTATTAGTAGCTAATATAAATCCAATTGTTTCGATTCACGACCAAGGTTCTGGAGGAATGGCAAATGTAACTAGAGAAATATGCGAAGAAAAAGGTGCTATAGTGTATCTAGATGAGGTTTTAAAAGGAGACACTACTCTAACTAGTTTGGAAGTTTGGGTAGCAGAATATCAAGAGCAAATTACTTTACTGATTGCTCCGAAAGATTTAACTATCTTAAAAAAAATTGGAAAAAGAGAAAATATTTCTGTTATTGCTGTGGGAACTATCAATAACTCCGGTCATTTAAAAGTTTTAGATAAGTTAGATGGAAATAAAGTAGTAGATTTGCCCGTAAATTTACCATCCTATCGAAAAAAATATACAGTTAAAAAAAGAGAGGTTAATTATGATATTCTAAATTATAGATTACGAGATAGTTATATATCTGGTAAAAAAGGAAATAACTTCATAGATATGATAGAGAAGGTTTTCTCTTTAGTGGATGTGGGTTCTAAACAATTTTTAACTAATAAAGTAGATAGAAGTGTGGGAGGGTTAGTAGTGCAACAGCAATGTATTGGACCACATCATTTACCTCTAAGTAATTATGCGGCTGTTAAAAATAGCTTTGAGTCAAGTTCTACATTAGTAAGTGCGATAGGTGAAAAACCGATTATAGGTGTTAGTAATAAGATTGAAGATATGGTAAATATGACTGTAGGTGAAATGCTTACTAATATTATATGGTGTAATATTGGTAACTTACAAAACATAAATAGTGTCGCTAATTGGATGTGGTCATCTATAGATTCTGAAGATGGTTTTTATTTACAGGAAGCGGTAAATAAGTTAGTGACTTTATCTCATACTTTAGGATTTAGTATTAATGGAGGTAAAGATTCATTATCAATGAAGGTTAAAAATAATATGGAAGATATTAAGGCTCCTAAAACGCTAACTCTTTCTGGTTATGCTACCATTAAAGAATCATTTAGGAAAGTGACTCCTAACTTAAAAAGCACGGATAGTATGATAATTTTAATTAGGTTAGATAATTTTAGAGGAGGTATGTTAGGTAGTGCTTACAGCAGATTTTATCAGGTAAAACCTATTCCAACCAAATGGATACAGATATACAAATTTCCTAAGATTTGGATAATGATTCAAAGATTGATTAGAGATAATAAGATAATCTCTGGTCACGATATAAGTGATGGTGGATTAATTACTACTTTAATAGAAATGGCTATTTCTTCAAATATAGGATTAGACCTTAAAATAAAAAGTGAAGCTGAAATAGAATCATATTTTTTTAGTGAGGAGTTAGGTTTAGTGTTAGAGGTATCACGGAATAATTATTCTGATATAATAAATGAAATGAAAAGGGAAAAAATAAATGTGGAATTGTTAGGTATTACAAAAACCGAAAGAGAGGTTTATATTAATTATAATGGTTCGGTAGTGTTAGACGAAAAGAATGATGATTTACGATTTCTATGGCAAAAAACCAGTTATCAGTTAGAAAAAGAGCAGGCAAATCCAAAATGTATTGATTGTGAAATCGAAAATTGTTATCACTTACCACCAATATCATATCAGATAGATAAAACGTTAGCAGATAAATTACACTATAATAATATATTACATTACAAATTTAGTAATCAAAAACCTAAGGTTGCTATTATGAGAGGAGAAGGAAGTAATGGGGAGATGGAAATGGCATACGCTTTAATTCAGGTGGGTTTTGAATGCTATGATATTAATATAGCTGACATTTTAGAGACTACATTTGAATTAGGAAAATTTAGAGGTATAATTTGGGTAGGTGGTTTTACCTTCTCCGATGTTTTAGGAGCTGCCCAAGGATGGTATCATATTTTACAAAATAATAAAAATGTTAGGGAGGAGTTAGATATGTTTTATCAGAGAGATGATACATTTAGTTTAGGTGTTTGTAATGGATGTCAGTTAATGGCTAAGTTAGGTTGGGTGGGAGAGGTATCTTTAGTGAAAAATGTTTCTGAAAGATTTGAATCCAGATGGTCCCGAGTAAAAATATTAGATGGGAATAATATATTTTTTACTGGAATGGAAAATACTGTAATTGGTATTTATACAGCTCATGGGGAGGGGCGTATGGTAGTGAAGGATGAAAATGATGATTTATATCCAGTTAGATATGTAGATAGAGAAGATAAAATAACAGAAAAGTATCCATTTAATCCAAACGGATCATTGGGTGGAAGAGCGGCGGTTGTTTCTCCAAATGGGAGACATTTGGCAATAATGCCACACCCAGAGAGAACTATTATGGGATGGCAAGTACCACATCAATATGGTTATAATTTGACACCTTGGTTTATTATGTTTAAAAATATGTTTTTATGGTGTGTAAAAGATGAAGATGAAATAGAAGAAAATGGAACTGATTCAAATTCAGATTCTAGTAACTATTATGATGTTTAAGGTTATCGAAGTTATTATAATTTATATATGAATTATATATGAATTATATATGAATTATTACTGATTGGTATAAATATGTTCTGGAACTCTGCCGACACTAAGATGTTTTCTTTTAGTTTGATTGTTAAATAATTGTTCGCAGAATAAACAATCTTCGGAATCCTTGACTAACTTATTAAATTTGTATAAATTACGTGTTTGTTCTCTACATTGAAAGGGATATACTTCTGGTTCTGTTACCTGTGGTAAGATTACAGTTATTGTTAGGATTAGGATTATATCCTTGAGTTTGTATTCCTAATTGTTTTTCATAATCTGCTATTCTTTTTTTAATTTTTAAATCTAACTTCATATCTAATGCTTTTTGTTTACCTAAATTATATGCTCTTTCTGGATTAGCTTTTTGTTTTCTAACAATAGGAGCATAAACATTCAAATCGCCATTCGGTTTAAATTGGTTCATTTTTTGAATATCTGGTTTTTGGACTGGAGCATATGATATTTTATTTCTTTCTAAATTGTTTTGTAAGGTTACATCTCTTTTCTGTCTTAATAATTCAAAGTCAGCTTCAATTTGATAGCGTCTTTGTTTTTCTTGTTCTTCTAATGTATTTTGGGTAGTATTTTCTCTTTCTTGTTTTACTCTAATTTGATTCATTAAGTCGGAAGATAAAACTTCACTGTTAATTAATCTGCCTCCAGCAGGCATATTATCATAGATGGTTAAATCAGAATTTTGAGTAGGACATTGAAATTGTTGACTTTCACATTTATCAAATGTTTCCAATTTTCCACATTTTTGATAATCACACCATCTAGAACCGTGCTGGTCTTCCACAGTTTGATAATCTTTAACTAAAGTATCGGTATAACAAGATAGTTTAGTTCTATTATCGTGAGGATGTATTTTAAAAAGTCTTTCCGAGCATTTTGTATCTATTTCATTAATATTCTTGAGTTCGGAGTCTAAATCTATATGATTAAAAAATTTAGGTATCGAACCTCTACCTGGCATAAATATTTGGTCATCACATTTAAGACTTACCTCATATTTATTATATTGTTCTAAGGATTCTCTTTCTTTTTTAAATCTAGGATCCGAACATTTACTAGATGAAATAGGTCTCATATCTATATTGACTGGTTGTGGTTTACTAGGTAAATTTCTTTCGTATACAGCTTGGCTTTGATTTCTATCCAAATTACATAAATCAATTGTTTGATTTGAAAGTAAGACACTAGTAGTAAGTAGGTTAGGATTTATTCTCTCTGATTTATTTTGATTACAAATTAAAAGAGGTGGTATATTTTGAACCTTGTCCATAAAATTGGTCAAGGTCAGTTTTTTCATTTAATTTATCCTGTATACATTTCATTTATATATAGGAAATATTTTTTTTATCTGTGTAAAAAGACATATCGTAAATTATTTCACTTATGAATATTTCATATGTGTAGATTGTTAGTGTATCCTAAAAAAATATGATAGAGACATTATATTATAAATATTATCAAACAAATTTAGAAATAAAAAATAGCAGAATAAAAATTAGCATCACTTACGGATTTTTTTAGATCGAGAGATAACGATATATTGTTTGTTAGAATTTTTATTTCTGGATGTGTGGTTTTTTTTACCTACTTTGATTTTTCCTTCTACTGTAGTACTAGTCTTTGTGGCATTTCTAGGCAAGGGAACTGTGTTTCCTTCTGCTTGTTGTTTTTTATGTTGAAAGATTAATTCTGTTACATTAGCTTTATGTTGTTCAAAATTATTAGAAAGAGGTATGTGTTTATTATATAATTCTGTAATATTTGATTTTACTTTTTCCAGTTTTTCTTTTTGTTTTTTAGGTAATGATTTCAGTTCTGTCTGTATTTTATCAATCATTCCTCTAACTTCACCTTTATTTCCCATCATCTGTTTTAAGTTTTGTAATTCCGCTCTTAACTCGGCACATTTTCTAGTGGATTCATCTTGATCATCTAAATCTAGTATTTCGTTTTTCATAGAAGTAACAATTCTACCTAAGAGTAAAACTTCTTGGTGTTTTATTTTATAATTCTCTTTTAAGGATTCACAAGCATTTAATAATTCTCGAATATCTTTATGTGAAGCTAAGTCAGATTCTCGCACAGCATTCGCTGGATTACTATTTCTAGCATTATTAGCATTACTCGAATTTGTTTCATTCGTATTGTCATTATTATTATTATTATTGGAATTACCTTCACCTTCACCTTCACCGTCATTTCCACCCTCACCTTCTTTTAACTTAGTGTTTATGTCTACAGCATTATTATCTATACCATTTTCGTTTAATGTATTATCATTTAATGGATTATCAAAAACTACGCTATTATTAACACCCGCTTTAGTTAAGGCTGGGTCTCTGTCATTCACTTTTCCGTTTCCGGCTTCTCTCCAAGCTGCTAATGCTAATTCATTCCTAGTTTGTTTTGCATTGCTAGCTTCTTCATCATCTTCTTCTGCTTCTTCTTCTTCTGCTAATTCGTTTTTCTGAGCATTAGTTAAGCTTGGTTCTGGGTCATTTACATTTTGCTGCCCTGCTTCTTTCCAAGCTTTTAATGCTTCTTTTGCTTTCCTAGCTTCTTCTGCTTTCCTAGTTTCTTCTGCTTCCATATCTGCTCTTTCTATTTCATTGGCTTGTCTATCCGCATCCGCTTCTTGTTCTTCCTGTCTAGCAGCATTTTCTTCATCTTGTATTGCTTTTTCTATTGCATCTTGTTCTCCCTTTATATTATCATATTCATTTCTATCAATTCTGTTTTCACGTCTCCTATTCTTTTCGATTCTTTCGTTTCTAGCTTCTTCTTCCTCAATTATTTCTGATTTTAATAATTCTTCCTCATATTTATCTAATTGGACTTGTTGTCTTTCGGCTTGTGCTTTTCTAGTTGGTAATAGAGTTTGAAGTTCCTTCATTACTTCCCTTTCGTCTTCCTCAAGGTCATTTTTTTCTTCTAATTCTCTTAATCTTTCTTCCAGAGCTTCTATCTCATTTTTTTCTCTCTTAGCAGCTTTCTTTCTTTCTTGAAATTCTAAACGAGTTCTATTAAATTTATATATTGGCTGTGCATCATTAGGTGATACATCATTATTTAATGCTTCATTATTTAATGTATCATTATTTTCATTACTCATAGGCGGAGGTTCCATATTTGCTGCTTGAAATCTTATATTTGCTCTTGGCGCGTAGCTATCAATTCTGGGGATCAATGATTCTATTCTTTCCAAAGTAGAATTTATTTTTCGCATAACTTCTTCTTTTTGTGCCTCTATTTTGTGTTCACTAGAATTAATTTGGTTTTCTTGTGCTATAAAATCATCTATTTCATTTATAACTTTAGCCTTTTCCTGATTTAGAGATTCTTTTATTTCTGTAAGTTGCCTCTTTGAATCTTGAGATTTATCCTGATTATATTCGTTTCTTAATTCAGCTACCTCAATTTCGATTTCATCTAGCTCCCTATTTTTATCACTATCGAATTGTAATAGTTCTCCAAAATTTTTTTGGCTATTAATTCTGGGGTTTAATAATGCTATTCTTTCCAAAGTAGAATCTATTTGTTGCACAACTTCTTCTTTTTGTGCCTCTATTTTTTGTTTACTGGAAGTAATTAGTTTTTCTTGTGCTACGATGTTATCTATTTCATTTATAACTTTATCTTTTTTCTTCATTTAGAGATTCTTTTATTTCCCCGAGTTCTCTCTTAAGTGCTTCATATGTATCTTCATTATATTCTTTTATTAATTTAGCTAGCTTTTTTTTTATATTTTTTACCTCTGTATTTTTTTCTTTACTAAATTTTGATAGGTTTCTAATTTTATTTTGAATTTGTAACCTTTCCGCATTATTATTATTATTCGCATCTAGAGTTAAAGCAGCATATCTTCCTTTCGAGTTTTGTTTATGTGAATCTTTTTCACGCGAAGGTCCTTTCGTAACTTTGGTAAAACCTTCTGGCACGTCATTTACATTGGCACCTCCTTTTAAAGATAAAATATCATCAACTTTCTTAGGTTTTCTATGATTTCTTTTATATATTAATTTTTTAGTATTATTTTTATTTACTAATTCTTTTTTTTTTGATAAACTAAACATTTTTGCTATATTAACTAAATAGAAAATATTTTAGATTATCTCTTTTTTATTCTATGAAATTTGATGTTATTAATTATGTGTTTTTTTATTTTTTTTTCTTTCTTTTTAAGCTTTTTTTTCTGTAATTTACTTTTTAATATCGGTTTTTTTTTGCTTTTTTTAACAGTAGAAGAATGTTTTATAGTACTATTTTTGTATTTTCTTTTTTCAGGTATCTGATGAAATGTATAATTATTTTTTTGGGTTCTTTTTTTGGGAGGTGGTTTATTATTTTCTGCTTCTACCGGTAGATTTCTTCTGCTACATGTTATTTCTTCAACATTTTGATTTTGTGTATTCACGTTATTCCGTTCAGGTTCTTTATTATTTTCTAAAATTTTTATATTGTCTGGTTTTTTATTCGAATTTTCATCATTATTCTGGATGGGTTCTATTTTATTTTTGTCACTAGATATTAATTTATGAAAACTATTTTTGATTTTCTGGAATGTAGAACTGGTACCACTTTTAATCTTATTTAAGAGAGAAGGTCCCTTTTTTTTAATATTTTCTGGTATAGGGTTTAAAACTTTTGTATATAATATTTTAGTTTCCCTTTTTATTCGATTAACATTAATGACTCTATTTTGAACTTCAATTAGATAAACTTTTTGTCCTTCACCATTATAAAAATCAATATTATTATCATTCTTCTTATCATAAAATTTAATATTATCGTATTTCTCAACTTCGAATTTTTCAGGTTCTATTTCTTCTATTTTATCCAAGTACTTATTATTAACATATTCTTCAAATCTGGATTTATAGTTTGTAAGCTTTTGATAGTCATATTCTGATAAATTTTCAATAACTATAGTAATTTTATCGTTATTTCTAAGAATTTTAATATTAGGACTTAAATTATGTATGTCTCGTAATTGTAATAGGTTTTGATACCTATAATTATTATTTAAATCTCCTCCTGTTTGTATACTAGTATTCTTACTAATACCGCTAGTTGGTAAAAATAAAAGTGTAGATCTAATAACTTCTTGTAATATTTCTGGTTTTAAATTATCATATTCAATATCAAAATTGAATCTTATTTTTCTATTATATTTTCTGTTTAATTTATTCATTTTATTTTCAGTTGTTTCTAATATTGGTATAATCTCGCGGTTTACATTTTTATGATTCGATAATTCACTAATTTTAGGAGTATTATTTATTATTTCGGTATGGTTATTATCTAAACTTTCCAGTGAATTATCATTGATATTATTTTTATTTTCCTTCACGGAATCATTAATATTATTTACTTTTTTTTTTTTATTTTTGATATTTTCATATTCATTTAGTTCTTCTACAATAGAACCAATATTACTTAGGTGATTATTAACTTTAGGTTTGGTATTATTGGTTATAAAAGAATAGCTATTATCATGACTATTATTGCTCTTTGAATTTTTATTATTAGAGTCGCTTGATATGGAAGGTAAAAATTTAAAATTTGTTAATTCAGAGTTGCTGGGTTCGTTGTTTCCCTTATCTCTTAGAGTGGTATTAAGAGTATTATTTTTTATAATTTCGACTTTATTTTCTTGTTTTCTTGGTTTTTATTCGATTTTTTATTATTTTTTGATTCTGGTTTAGGTTTAAGTTTTTCTGATTCATTTCCATTATTTATAACTTTTTTGTTTTCTTCCGGAATTACTTCTATTTTTGTTTTTTTAATTGGTTCGGGTTCATTTTCTTCAGAGGAAGACTCACTATTAGATTCAAAAGTTGAGTTTCTATTTACATTTTTATTTCTTTTTTTACCCTTAGCTCCCCTCGTCCCTCTATTACTATTAGACTGATTACTAGAGCTACTATTACTAGAATTACCTGTAGAATTGTTTTCTCTTGGTCTAACTCTTCCATTAGCTCTTCTATTAAGTTTGAATTTGTAGAGCTACTACTATTATTATTTCTATTATTACCATTATTTCCTGAATTAACTACTGAACTTGAAGATTCGGAAGAACTAGATGAATTATTCGCTACTCCTCCCGGTGCTAAGCCTCCTGGAAGTAATCCTCCAGGTGGTAATCCTCCAGGTGGTAATGCTCCAGGTGGTAATCCTCCGGGTGGTAATCCTCCAGGTGGTAATCCTCCGGGTGGTAATCCTCCAGGTGGTACTACAGCAGGTGGTAATCCTCCAGGTGGTACTACAGCAGGTGGTAATCCTCCAGGTGGTACTACAGCAGGTGGTAATCCTCCAGGTGGTACTACAGCAGGTGGTAATCCTCCAGGTGGTACTACAGCAGGTGGTAATCCTCCAGGTGGTTACTACAGCAGGTGGTAATCCTCCAGGTGGTACTACTGCTCCAGGTGGTACTACTGCTCCAGGTGGTACTACTGCTGGTGGTATAATATTATCATTATCATTATTATTAGCTTCTTCATTATTACCAAAATTATTGTTGTTATTGTTGTTATTGTTATTGTTGTTGTTATTGTTGTTGTTATCATCATCATTGTTGTTATTGTTATTATCATCATTGTTGTTATTGTTATTATCATCATTGTCATTATTATTGTTGTTATTATTGTTGTTATTGTTGTTGTTGTTGTTATTGTTATTGTTGTTGTTATTATCATCATCATCATTGTTGTCATCGTTATTATTATTGTTGTTATCGTTGTCATTATTGTTGTTATTATTATTTCCGTTACCTCCGTTATTGTTATTTCCGTTACTTCCGTTATTATTATTTCCGTTACCATCGTTATTATTATTTTTCGTTACCCACTTCCGTTATTATTATTGGTTTCATTTGATTCATTATTATTATTTTCTTCTTCTGAATTTGGGTCTGTTTCTGATTTTGGTTCTGTGTTTGTCTCTGAGTTGTTAGGTGGATCATTTGGATCAGGTGGTGGTGGTGGTGGTGGTGGTGGTGGTGGTGGTGGTGGTGGTGGTGGTGGTGGTGGTGATGGTGGTGGTGATGGTGGTGGTGATGGTGGTGGTGGATCATTTGGACCAGGTGGGTGGTGGTGGATCATTTGGATCTGGTGCTGGATCATTTGGACCAGGTGGTGGTGCTGGTTCATTTGGAACCGAATTAGATTTATTTTGTGAATTTCCGTTAGCACCATTATTATTATTTGAGTTGTTAAGTAGTGTTACTGTTATTGTTATTGTTATTGTTATTGTTATTTGGTTCTGATTGTGAATTTGGATTTGAGTTTGTATCCGAGTTATTACCTATTACTGGAAGTTGAGGTATTGCCGGAAGTTGAGGAGCAGGAGATAATGGAGGAGAATGTTGTCCATTAGAAGCAGGTTTAGGTACTACAGGAGGAGGAGGAGCAGGAGGAGGAGGAGGAGGAGGAGGAGGTGGGAGCAGGGGATGCTGGAGGGGGTGCTGGAACTTCAGTTCCACCATCAGGTGGTTTAGGTACATCAGCGGCAGGTTCAGGTACTACGGGAGGACGAGGAGGAGGGGATGAGGGAGGGAGAACACGATGTTCAGGTATTACGGGAGGACCAGGAGGAGGGGATGATGGAGGTTTAGGTTCAGCTCCATTAGAAGCAGGTCCAGCTCCATTAGAAGCAGGTCCAGCTCCATTAGAAGCAGGTCCAGCTCCATTAGAAGCTGGTTTAGCTCCAGCAGGGACGGGTTTAGCTCCATTAGAAGCTGGTTTAGCCCCAGCAGGGACGGGTTTAGCTCCATTAGAAGCAGGTTTAGCTCCAGCAGGGACGGGTTTAGCTCCATTAGAAGCAGGTCCAGCTCCATCAGGCACTGGTTTAGGTGGAACAGAATGAAAAGCTGGAGGAATTGCTGGAGGGTGAGGTCCAAGTATATTAGAATGTGGGGAAGGATGTGGAAAATGATCGGGTATATGATGAATATTATGAGGCAGTTCCCCTTTCTTTAGGTAATCGCGCTGCTTCAGGACTCTTATTAGGGTCTGAATTGTGAGGATGTCATAGGTTCTGGATGGTAACCTAAATTAGAGTTAGACCCATGGTTGTTTTCAGGTCTTACCATACCTTTTACTTCCGTCATAATTTCAGCTTGTTTTTTTTTCATTTCTAATAAAAATAAATCACGGTCCTTTTCTTCCTGAAGCTCTAAACCTCCAAATTGATTTTTCATTTTTTTAAGTTTGTTAATTAATTCATTTCGCTTAGATATTATTTCCTGATATTCAGTCAAATACTTAATTAATTCTGTTCTATCGTCTTCCTTGTTGTTTCCTATTTCAAATTGTCTTATTATGTTAATTAGCTTATTAATTTTATTATTATCAGTCATATTATTATTATATGAAAATATTTTATTAGCTTGATATTTCACAAAATAAAATATTTTTAAAATATATATTATGACATCCTTAGAAGTAAATAAAGATATAGACTTGTTAGATACATATCTTAATAATTTTCAAAATAGAGAATATGATGATTATTTGGATAATTATAAAAAAACACTTGATGACAGAAAAAAAATGTTATAAAAGTAAAAAATGTGCTTTTACTTTTACAGTTAACAAAACAAATATAACTAAGAAGAAGGACTCACAAATTATATATGATTTAAAATTGCCTAAATATATATTAGTGGATCGGAGACTCGTTGAAATTAAATCTAAAATTATTGAGTTAGACAGAGAAATTAGATATTTACAAAAATACTTTAAATTTAGAAAGTGATAAAAAGCTTATTGAAGAGTATAAACAATATAGGCGCGAATTCTTAGCCCTGGAAAAAGAACAAAAAATGTTAGAAGAATATTTAATAAAAGTAAATTATGAAGATGAAAATGCTAAAAAAAAAATAGAATTACAGGCAAACTTAAGAAATTTGAAAAATCAAAAATTGGTGTTATATAATCAAATTCAAGTATTATTTTATCAAAAATCAAACCCTGATTTTTCTATGGGTGAGTATGAAAAGAAAATAAAGGAGTATTTAAATAATCAAGAAATCGATACTGTGAAAAAGGAATTATCTTTTTTAGAACAATACTCTTTGAAAACTGATAGATTATTTTTTAATGCTCTAAGAGATAAAGATATGGGAAGAATTAATTATGTAGTAGAAAAAATTACCAGAAATTAAAAAGAATAGGGTAAAAGCTAAGAAAATTGTTAAATCTAAATCTATCCCTAAAAATGAAAAAACAAAAAAACCCAAAAAAATCGTAAAATCAAAAACTAAGAAATAAATACTTAAAAATATAAAAAAATTGATTTTTAAGGCCAATATATTATAGGTAGAAGGCTAATTCATAATGACCAACTCAAACACAAACGGAAATTACTTTACTAATACCGTAAGTCCTGTATATCATCTACTAATCCCAACTATCTATCAGAAAGGAGAGGAAGATGAGTTCTACTATCGGGGTGGAGAGTTTTATCATCATTATGATACACCCTATGGATATTATACACGGAACTTCTACTACGTAGAAGACCAGAATGATAACTATGGGGAAGTAGAATTTTATCCTACACAGGTTAGTGATGACAGTGAAGGCGAAGATTAATTAGACTATGAAGTTAGGTTGAAATAAAATCTACATCATATATATAGATATATAATATGAAATTTTCATTTGGTGATTATATCCTACCGCTACCATTTTTTATTTCCTTATTTATAGGTTTAATGATGTGTTATGCTCTTACACCTCCTCCAAAAGTAGTATTTAAATATCCTACACCAGAAAATGCTGATAAAACTATATATCAAGATAAATCAGAAAATTGTTATAAATATGTAGTTGATGAAGTAGAATGTCCAGATAATAAAAATGAAATCAAAGAACAACCAATTAATAATTAAAAACCTAATAATTAAAAACCTAATTATTAGACACCTAATAATTAAATAGTAAAAAAAATATATTGATATTAATTAATATGATTCGTAAATTAGCTAAAAATGATGTTGGAAAAGTAATTATTTCCATTATATTAGGTTTAGGCATATCTGCTCTTTTTAGAAAAGTATGTAATGATAGAGATTGTTTAGTTATTCAAGGTCCACCTATAGAAGAGGTAGAGAACAATATACATTCATTTGATGGTAAATGTTATAAATATAAAGCTAAAAGCACAAGTTGTAATAAAAAGGACTAAACTTAAATTACTTTTTTTCTTATTTTATTATTTTTATTTTATTATTTTTATTATTATTAATAATTCGTTTCTTTATGTTTTAGAAATTGTAAATATATTAATATAAATATGTCTAAATCTACTTCTATTAGTGATTTACCTAAAACTAATAACTCAGAAGATGCTAACTCACAAGAAGCAATGATGGTGAATAGTATTTTACAAGAAATTGAACAGGAGGATGAATCTTTAAATGACGAAAATGTAGATTCGCTAAATTATGTAATGGATACTTCTCAAATACCTCCCAAAATTGAAAATAAAATGCCAACCCCAGAAATGATCCAATCCGTAACTAACGAAATATTTCAAGCATCTGATGAAATGCCTCCGGTAGAAACGATTGCTAAGGTTGATAAGAAGCAAGAAGAAGAGATTAAAAAAGTCTTGGAGGAAAAACCTGAACCCAAAATGAATAAATTGGGCCCACTAAAAGATATTGATGGTTTTATGACAAATATTAAGAAAAAAATAATTGGTCCAGTAGTTATTATGATTTTATTTTTAATTCTAACTCATACAAAAGTAAATAATTTAATAATAAAAATTTTACCAAAATTAGGAAATGTAAATGGAAATACTAATAATTTAGGTAATTTTATGAAATCTTTATTATTAGGTTTGGTATATTTTATTTTGTCTTGGTTTATTTAAATAATTTTATCTTCTCTAACATTAAATATGAGAAACTCTCTAGTTCATTTGAAAAAAGTATATACCAAGATTTTTGAATATAGAATATTATGTTTAATATATTTTTTGATAATATTTCTTTTATTGATAGTTGCTATTAAAAATCATAGGAAACAGGATTTAGAAGAATTCAGTAATTATGAATTCAAAAATAAATTGGTTAAGTATTCCAAATGTAAAAAGGAATGTGTAGTTAAACATAAAAATCCAGAACAGGCAAAAGCTTGTAAAAAATATTGTAAATGTAAAAAAACTTGTGCGTCTTCTCTAAATAACAAGAAATGTTTAAAAGGATGTAAGGAACTTAAATTAAATATTTATCGGGATGATAATGTTAAATATCAAAAATTAAAATTAAAAAAAGAAATAAAACAACAAGATAAAAAAATTAGAAAACAGGCAAAAATAGAGACTGAAAGAGAAAAAAAAGAACAGGAAAAAAAAGAAAAACAAGAAAGTGAAGCTTCACCAACTAAGGGTTTTTTAGTAAATGTTATGAATAGATATGCTTCTGAGAATGATAGAATGTTTCTCTTAAATGTTTCATCTTCTACTGGTAGATTATATAAAGACTTTAAAAATATATTTAGAGTCAAATAAATATTTGATGGTGTATATGATATTATATAAAAATCAATATCGAAAAAAAATAAAATATTCTATAAAAATATATGCCGCGTAAATCTAAATCTTGTCCTCCGGGATTAGTCTGTTTAAAAACTAGACATATAACTATCTTAGTTTTATTGTTAATTGTTTTTTTCTTTTGTTTAATTTTCTTTAGACAAAAAAACAATAAATATGAAAAAAATAATAATAAACTATTAAGTAATTTTGATAATTTTAAATCTAATTTAATAAATAGAGGAAAAAATAGAAGAAAAAATAATAATCTTAATCAACTAGATATTAATAACAATAATAACAATAACAACAACAATAACAACAATAATAATAATAATAACCACCAAAATAATATTTCACATCAAAATATTATGAATGCGATGGAAGAACTAGAAAGTAATTTACAACCTAATGATAAAACAAATATAACTATTAACTATCAACTACCAGCTGATAATTCTAATTCAACTTACCTAATAAATAAAGACTATGAAAGAGTAATAAACCCATTAGAACCTCCGGAAAGAAGAAATCATCATATAAATACCACAGGTATAGAAAGAATAACCGTTCCTAAAGGAGTCCCAATTAATGTTCCCACCAGAGGATATACCGGTGGAATGATGCAGGTAGGAATATTACATAAGGAAGATGTAAGTGATGATAGTAAGCAAATTGGGAAGACTTCTGAGCCTGTTATTTTACCATTATATGGCAGACCAACCTATAATGGCAGTCATAAATGGTCATACTATACTAGCACAGATAAGTTTAATCAAATCAAAATACCAATTTCAAATAAGAATAAAGTATGTAATCAGGAATATGGTTGTGAAGAATTATATCAGGATGATAATGTTAGTGTTCCAGCTTATAATGGTAATTTTAAAGTATCAATCTATGAATATGATAAACCACAATATATTCCTTTTGTATAGAGTTTATTGTTTATTTTACATAAAAATCATTTTAATTTTTTTATATCTTTTATATTTTTATATTTTTATATTATAAGTATTAGATGATTTCACCTACCAAAAAAACTTTAATTCAAATTGTGGGATTTCTATTGTTCGTAATATTAATTTTAATATCTATAAAATACGCCTCGATTTTATCCGCTAGTAAAAATAGTGCTAGTAGTGAAACTGAAAATAATTTAAATAATTCAAATGAAATTATACACACACCTATAAATAATTCTGGAAATGTGAAATATTTGGAGCAAGAAAGAGAGAAACTGATATTACAACTAGCAGATAAATTAAAAAATAGAATTGAAAATTTTCAAAGTGTGGAATCTTGTGCCGCAGATATTACTCATAATATATATTATTTATATCTACACGTGGAATTATTGGAAAGTTCTACCTATAAACCAGAACCTATATGGACTAATTCTGTATTTTGTATTTATAAAATGAGACCCATACTTTCTTTAGAGAATACTATATCTAATGATGATGCTTCAGACGATGATTACTATTATCCTTTAGGTGATGTTATCCTATTTAAAAATTTTCCTATGTATATTCAAAATTATGAGAATAACTTACAAAAGTTTTTAGATGATAGAGAACCTGCTGATTGTATACCTAAATTACCAACGCCTGAAAATAATAATAGTTCGCCTTCATCCTCAGTAAGTAATAATAATAATAAGAAAAATAATAATAAGAAAAATAATAATAATAAGAAAAATAATAATCAAGTAGAAGCGTTTACTAACCAAGTACCTGAGGCTGATAGTAATATTTCAAACTATGACCAGCCAGGATTAGAAGGACTAAAAATTATGATAAAAAATGGAAAGAAACCTGTAGGTTTTGAACCAGAACCTGTAACTATAATTAAAGGTAGTAACGGTGAAAATGTTTATTTTTGGAGACCAATCGCAGCACCAGGACATATATTTTTAGGTGATGTAGTCAGTATTGGAGTTACACCAAATGTACCATTAATTGATACTTGTAATATTAGAAGCATACCACAAGATTGTGTCGATAGTATAAATTTAAGTTCAAGAGCTATAGTTGTTAGTACAGATATACCTAAACATTATAAATTGAATTTAGTTGCTAATGACAAGTATTTTAAAGGTGTTATTAAGAATGGATTAAAAGAAAATGTATCTTCATATGATTTAAATACAAAATGTTTAAATGTAGAAAGAGATGAAATAGATATACAAACAAAAATAGACATTAAAATGAAAAATACGGATGGAAATGGAGGAGTACCATCTGTAGTTTTATCCGAAGCTGAATTTGGATTAGTTTTATCTGATATTTTAGTCGAAATTGAGAAAAAAATAGTTTTATTTCCAGAATTAAGATTGAATAATGTTTTGAATAATTCTCAAATAGATCCTAAAGTATTTAATACCAGTAATATGAGATTTAGGATTGAAACACAGTTTATACAAGATAATAATTTTATTTTGACTTTAATTTTTAAACATCGTGCTTTAGCATATGGAGAAATTACAACAGATAAAATATTAAATATTATGAATGATAACTTTCAGGATATATTAAAATTAAGTTTTAGAGCTAATGGTAAAGATTATAATTTAGAAGCTATGGAAATTTCTATTATTCCAGTAGGTTTGACTCAGAAAGAAAAAGAATTATTAATTGAATTAGAAATTGCTATTCGAGAATTAGAAAACCAAATCAAATTAGAGGAAGAAAAAAAAATAATTGATACAAAAATATTAGACCATTTAAATATAGTTTTATCTAAATCTAAAAGATTAAAAAACGCAATTGCGAATAATTTAATGGAGAAAACTATGCTTCTAAATGAAGTATATGGTAAAATTGAAGATGTTTTAAATATGGTTAATCAGTATGATGTAATAGAATTAAAAAACGCACTAGAAAAAATAAAAGAGATTATAAATTCTTTACGAAATACTAATCGTAATCAAGGTACTCCTACAAATTGTGGAGACTTTAATCCAGATGGAATTGCACCTGCTGAATTAGGTATAGACCAAGTATTGAAATGTGAATTAGAAAAACTCGGTAAATTAGCTCTATCACGGGATATTAATGGTATTAGTAAAATAAAATTAGATGATTTTTTTAGGTATAAATTAGATACTCATAAATCATTTGCGGATTTAGCTTAAGACGTTCATTAATTTTTTATATTTTTTATATTTTTTAAAAGAAATATTTTATATGTTTAGTAACCGTAAATAATATATATGTAATTTTTCGGGTGATAATATATATAAAACCTTGAATAAAGTTACTACTTTCTTCAGCTTGGTGGCACATATCATCCCAACAATTATCTTTATCGCAGATATTATTTAATATTTCTTGGTTTATTTTTTCCTTTCCCTTTTCACATCTTTTTTCTGAGACACTATCGTTTTTATTATCTAAGTCTTTTACAGTTTCATTTTTTTTAGTATTAGACAGTTTAGAATCAATATTTGGTTCTGTATCTATGAGTAAGTTTAATGAATTATTATGGTTAACAGATACGGGTATTTTATTCGAAGTTTCACTTTTTAAGGTAGATTCATACAGAGAATATAACCAGCTCTTAGATGCTGGAGAATTCTTAATTGGAGTTTTAATTTTTTGTAAATAATCGTCTTTATATTTTTCCATATTTTTAAAAATTTCTTCTAATATATTTACAGTATTTTCAAGTATCTGATGTTCATATCCCTGTTCCTTTAAAGTTTGGAGATAGGTATTTAATCCTTCTAGAGATTTTCTCAATAAATGCTTCCTATTTTCTATTTCTATTAAATGAGTTTCGGAATTTGATATATTCTCCTGACTTACTAAATTAACAATAAAACTATTTAGTATTTTTAAATAACTAATTTTTATAATATCTGATATTTTGGTTTCTTTGGTTCCTTTACGGAGATAACTTAAATATCTATCATCGTTTCTCAAATTATACTCTGAATCATAGTAGATTAGGTTTCCAGCTTCAATCTGTGATAAAAGAATAAGATTATTCTTATAAATATTACACATTTTGTAAATTATATAACATTTATATAACATTTTTTTTTTGGATTTTAATTTATTATATAATCCCACGGACGATTGATATCTGCCCTAGATTTCCAACTATCCAGGTTATCTATCATTTTAAATTTTTGAAAGGTACCATTTGGCAAATCTTTGATACTATTTAAGGTAGTATAATTATTAACTTTCTGACATCCATAATATCTGGATTCCCCTAGATAATGATGGTTAAACTTATCATCATCAACAGACACAATTTGTTTCTGCGGTATAGGGTTTATTTTTTTATCAATTTGTTTCTGTATAATTTCTTCGGTAGTGGCATTGGGTTCTTCCTGTTCCGGAACTGGAAATATATTTACTACATTTTTGTTACTAAATTCAATCTTAGGTTTTACATTATCTTTAAAAAAAATGTTTCCCTTTACCTTTACTATTTTATTTAAACCTTGAATTTTCTGAGATGATAAAATAAACAAAAAAATTTCTTTTTTACTATTGTAAAATTGATTAATGTTTATTTCTTTATTATCAACTCTAAAGTCGGTTATTTCAATTTGCTCAACCATCTTTTTAATTTCTGAGTTAGCGTAAGAAATATTAATCTTAAATATTATATCTTGACCTACCAAAAAAGAATTGTATCTGGATGGTAAAAACATTTTACATCTATCTTTTTTTTTTATTAGCCGTTTGTCATTGTTATCACTAAAAATACATTTTTCTTTAGATAATAATACTCTTTCTTGATATTTTTGGCATTTGTCTTTTTCCTCTTCTGTTTGAGCTTTATTACAGAATTCTAAATACTGTAATTGAATTTTATTCGGTCGAAGATGGCAACTATGACAGTCGGGACACGGTTGAGCACATTCGTATATATTATTATCACTTTTTATACCACATATTTCTTCTCCGTCTTCTACTTTAATACAAGAGCAACCACCTTTTTCGCTATGACATATTTGGTCTTGGAAGTTTTGCTTCCATTCTCGATTTTCAAATGTATTTTTTTTACCATATAAATAAGTTGTCTTTTCAAACTGATATTTTGGATCTAGATATACTAAGTCTAAACTTAGTGTAATTTCCTTTTTTGTATCTTCAAATTTGTTTAGCACTATAATATTATCAGGTACATTTTTACTTAGTTTTGTATTACTCGAGTCATTATTGGAAACAGCGAATCTTTCCGTGTGTTTTTTTAAATTCTTAATATTAGATATTATACCTTTAATATTTTCGTAAAAATGAAATTTATGGTTTAGAGTGTAAATTATTATTATTAGTATTGTAAGGATAAAATAATACATTTAATAAATGTTAATAAAAAAAAAAATAAATATATTATAATAGTTAGATGACACATATTGAATCTAGACTTAAGAATATAAATATAGATGGTGTAGAAAATTGTAATCTTTTATGTAAATTAATTATAGATTACGAAGCTACGTCTAATTGTATTATTAAAAAAGGAAAATATAAGTCTGTGTCTGGAGAACAAACAACAACTGAATATACATATCTAGAATATCCAGAAGGCAGTTTTATAAATTATCGGGATACCAGTTATGAAGTAACTAGAATTGTATTCTTTCAACCTAGTAGACATACTATAGATAATGAAAGATTTGATTTTGAAGTAAATATTTATCACGGGACTTTTGAAGATGAGACTGATCCTAATAATAGAAAAGGTATTGTGTCACACGCACACTATAAATCAGACGATAAAAATCATAATACTTATAATAAAGATTATCATTATCACACTAATAGTTCTTCTGAAAATATACACGACTCTGACTATCTAAATATTAATCAAAATAATATAGTTTCTTGTATATTATTTAATATTTCTGACCATCAAGGAACTAACTCAAATGTTTTTTTTAATCAATTTATTAATAATTTTGATTTTAAAAACGACAAAATATCCGGATCAAACCCACTCAAAATAAATACACATTCAACTTGGTCTTTGAATGATTTATTACCTAAAAGACGTTCCTTTTTTATGTATGAAGATGAAACTAAAAAAAATACATATTTAGTTTTTGATTCTATAAATTCAATCGATAAAGGAATCGTGGATATATTAAAACATCATATATATGAAAAAATTATCGGTGATAATGACATTCCTATGGATGGTAATCATAATATTTTATATAAAAACAATATCGAGGTAATAACAGATGAAAAATATAAAAAACATATGCGAGAACAGATTAAATTATTATTAGGTATTCATCGAACCTCAATGAGATTAAATAAACCTTCTGGAACTAGTAAAGATTATAATGATGAATCTTCCAAACTATACCAAAAGACTACTGGTAGTGGTTTGTATCGTGATTTTCAATATGAAGAAGAACAAGCCAAAAATTTAATTAAAGAATGGCATGAATGGGGAAAAGGAAAATTAGTAGAAAGAGATATCAAAGAATTAACTTTAGATGTTATACCTACAACAAAAGAAGAACTAATTCTATTTAATCAAAAATATATTAATTATCAATTTAGCCCAAAATATAAATATCGTGAGATGTTCGAAGAAACCTATCAAGAAGATATTAAAAGAATATTCTTTAGTGATATTACACTTGAAGCATACGAAAATATGGATATATTTAGAGAGGTTTTATATAAATATAATCTAAAAATTAAACATGTAAAAGCTTATAAATTAGAAGGAACCAAAGAAATAGCTAGTAGGTATTTAGGTATTATAGATACTAGAATACAGTTTTCTATTCAGGATTTATTCTCACATTTAAATTTTTTGGATGTTAAACAAGCGGGTAAAATTAAAATAGTAGGTTATGAAAACAACTTTAATATCTATACTGAAAATATCGATAATAATAACCTAATAGAATTAGAAGATCCGGATATAACTAAAATAGATAATTATTTTTATGTGCCTAATGTTCCAGAAAATTTAAATGTAAAAGGTTCCACTAAATCTTCTGCCCAATCTGCAACAGAACCTAGGGATAATTTACATTTTACTAAGGATGTTGTTATTGTAGAGTATGAAATAGAGTTTTTTACAAATAACATTATCAATGGTATTAAGTCTGTGCCTAATTTATCTGACATCTTACCTACCAATCAAGATTTTATTGCAAAAGAACAAGAAGCAACAGCTATTCAAAAACAAATAACAGAAATATATCGTTTATTAATTCATACTGATAATACTTTGCCTTATACTTCTGCTGATGATAATATTTTTAAAGAACAAATTATAGGTGATTCTAGTGGTGGTAATGAATTAGATGAAACTTTTAAAAAAATGTTGATTCCTGGAGTTAGTAATTATCATTTAAAAATAGATAGTAAGGATTTTAAATTTTATAGTATTAAACCCCCTATTGGAATATATAATTATTTCATACTAAAAAGTTTTCAAGATTATTTGAGTGATAAAAATATAAAATATTTTGATACAGGTATAGAGTTTAACACAACTATTAATGGCGATGTGTGTCAAAATTGGAATTCTCATCAAGTTCATCACGAGGGAGGTTTAATGGATTCTTTCCGCAAGGTTCCAACATTTCCAGTGGAAGGGAAAACTTATGAAAATATGAATGAATATGAAAAAGCTGGTATTAGAGATGGTTTATATCAAATAAGTGGATCTGGTGATAATACGAAATTTTTAACACATAATAAATGTCGCAATCCTGGTAATAGTAGGGCAGCGCCTTGGTGTTACACTAAAAACCCAACTAAAAGATGGGACTATTGTGTGGTACCTGATCATACACATAAATTTGCTAAAATAGTTTTAATAATAACGACTATATTATTTATAGCTTTAGCATATGTTACAGTAAAAGTAATATTTAGACATAATTATTTTACTAAATTTATGGCTATGATGGTTGGGGCTAAAGTAAGTGAGGGTGTAGCAAGTAGTAATGCTAAATAATTTATGGTTTCTTTTATTAAAATAAGTAATTTTTTCTTTTTTTTTTGATATTATTTTTTAGGATGGAAAAAAATATATGTAATTATTAAGTTTATGACCTTTCAATATCCAGAAATAGATAAGAGTAGTAAGGCTATCAATGATGTTTGGAAGAATCCTGAGAATAAAAAATGTAATTCAAAGGAAATCCATAATCCAGATAGCGAAACCCAAAAATTAAATTCGGAACAATCTCCTATCAATATTAATACTGAATCTGCTCAAGAATGTCATTTATTATGTAAATTAGACATCAATTATAAACCAAGTAAGTGTCATGTGGAAAGAACAGAACAAGGTATTATAAAATTTAATTGGGACAAGGGAAGTTATATTAATTACAATAATACAAATTATGAATTAAAACACATCCAATTTCACACTCCTAGCTTACATCATATTGATAATAATTCTAGTGAAATGGAAGTTAACTTTTATCACTATAATTATGATTCTATGGAAGAAATGTTAGAGGATGATACACTACAACATACTGAATCAGTAGCACAAACTCATAGTGGTAAAAAAATAAGAGAAAAATTAAATGAGAAATTGCCTAAGGAACTTAAAGAAAGTCATCCGCATACCGAACAAAAAAATGGAAGAGAAGGGTATCAGGTTCAAAAAGGTATTATAATTAGTGTTTTAATAAATCATAGCACTAAACAATCACAAACAGGGGAAACTATGGCAAGTAGACCTAATATGTTTATGAGTCAATTTATTCATAACGAAAAATTTTTAGATTTAAATAAGAAAACAGACGCAACATCGAAAGACCACCAGACTTATGATATTGAAGTTCACGAAGACTGGAGTTTAAATGATTTAATCCCTAAGGTTAAATCATATTATACTTATGATGGGTCTATTCCATTTCCTCCGTGTATGGAAAAATTTAAATGGGTTGTATTTGACCATCACACCGAAATTATAGAGGAATTTGTCAATATTATGAGAAGTCAAGGCAATAGTAATGGTTATCGAGATACTCATCCCTTAAATAATAGAATAGTATTCTATAATAATAATATAGAGACTACTGCTATAGATACAACAGCTGAGAATGAAAGTAAACACGAGACTGTAAAAAAAATATTATCTCCTATTAGAATTGTGGTAGATAATAGAATTGGATATGAGTATAGATTAGAATCAGAAAGAATAATTAATAAATATACTTCTGGAACTGATAAGAATTATCTAGAAAATCAAACTACGTTAGATAGAATTAATAAATCTTGGGATGCGATTGGTAAAATAGGTTATCAAGAAAGGTCGGCTAGTGATTTAACAGAAAAATTAGCTACTGGTCAATTAGGAAATGATGAAATATACTTTATGAAGCATATTGTTTTTGATAAAAATGTATATGATGGCAAATATTTTGAAGATACCTTACCTTTTCTTGGTCTTACACTAAATGAAGCAAAAACAATGATAGGGAAAACTGATCCCACTATTGATATAAAGGAATTAGTTAAAGAAATGAGTGATGTATATACCAATTTTACTGATTTAGATAAATTTAAGGATTATAAGACTTTTGAAGACGAATTAATTAAAGAACTAAATAGCAAAAATAATTTCCCAACAGTATTCGCATTATTGCATGAAAATAATGAAAAAATGATATTTTATTTTATGTTAGAATGGGATATTGAATACAATACCGCGGAAACAAAAATATTAAATTTAATGATGAATCCTGAAAAAACGAATGAATTTATGACTGAGTTCTGGAAACGATATTTTGGATATATTAGTAAAGTTGAAGAAGAAACATTAGATCAAGCAAATAAAAAAGAAAAATTATCAAAATTAATATTTAAGTCACAAAGTGAAGATTTGAGAACAACTATTAATAATCATAATTGTCAAAATTGGGGCAGTAATTCAGTTCACCACGAGGGTTCTTTTACAAATTCTCTTAGTAAAAACATAAATCTTAATCAGGAAGGATATACTTTAAAACAAATTGAAGATATGGAGCCAAGTGAAGAAAGAAGAATTAAGACAGCTATTCGAGATGGTTTGTTAGATAAAATGGGAGATAAATATGTTCCTAATAATAAATGTAGGAATCCAAATGGGAATGCTACAGCTCCTTGGTGTTATACTACAAATCCTAAGGTAAGATGGGATTACTGTATGAGACCAGATATAAGTTTTAAAACTAGAAAGTATATTCTAGTAATTATATTCTTGATGTTAATATACCTATCTTACTATTTAGTCAAATTAATTTTTAGGTATAATATGTTTAATAAGTTTATGGCTATGATGACTGGGGCTCAATTGCCAAAAGATATTGCCTATAAAGCAAATCAAATAGCTAGCACTGTCAAAAATAATTTGAGAGGTTAGATATTCAAAAATAAAAAATAGAAAAATATTAAAATTTAAGAGTTTATAAATTTTCGTTTCTTAACATAGCGTGCTGTAAGTTAGGATGTCTATTGTCATCTAAATGATAACCTTGATATCTTCTAGCTTTATTACCCATAGGTTTCCCTAAATTCTGTGTAGAATGTTGTTCTTGTAAACTTTTGACCTCGTCCATAATATTTGCTCCAGGAACAGCATTTTCTTGGATAGAATATAAATCGTCTCCGGTAGTAAGACCAGTAGGAGCATTATTATTTCTTTGAGCTCCTTGGGCTCTGATTATATTTTCAGTTAAAGTCTCAGAAGCTGGTTGTTCCGCATTAGCTTTTTCTAATACTTCATTACTATTTTTATTAGCTAAGTTTAAGTTATTATTTTTAGCAGCGTTATTAGCGCTATCAAAAACTTGTAATTTATTGACAGGTGAATTATCTAAAGCAGCAGGCATATTATTACCTAAAATATCACCTGAATTATTGATAGTTCCATTATTCGCGGCTTTGGCTAAATTAGAAACATTGTTAGCTAAGCTATTATTTGCCATAACTCCCTCCACATTATTAACAACCTGATTTAAATTACCAGTTACTTGATTTTCATTTACTAAGTTATTACCATTTACTAAGTTATTACCATTTACTAAGTTATTACCATTTACTAAGTTATTACCATTTACAGAGTTATCTGAAGGTGAATCAGACAGATTATTGTGTGCATCAAAAGTCTCAACTGCTTGATTATTAGCATTTAATCCGTTATTAGCATTTAATCCATTATTCGCATTTAAGCCATTAATAGGATTTACGCCATTATTAGGATTTAAGCCATTAATAGCATTTAAGCCATTATTAGCATTTGAGTTTTTCTTATTATTAACTGATAATTGATTAACCACATCTTTTTCAACTTCCTTATTTAGATTGTTCACTAAACTGCTTAAACTAACATCTAATACTTTGTTATTATTAGAAACAGTATTTCTATTAACTCTCTGGAGTGTTAGAACTAAAGCAATAGTAAGTAAGACAGCCGATGGTAAGTCAATAAAACTTAAGTAAATAATAATAGCTACCACAATAAATCTTGCTACTGGATGATCTAAAGTATTAATATGATCTTGTTTCAAATGAGGGATTACAAAAGCACTGTAGATTATTAATAAGACTCTTAGTGTATTTACCACTAATTGATTTTGAACCTTATCTCTAATATTATTATTCATTTGAGTAAGTGTATTATTTAATTTACCAACAAGATTGTTCTTAGATTTCATTTATACTTTTATCATAGATTTTTATTTTTTTTTATTAAATATAAAATAAATTTGATTATTCATAAGTTATCTTAAACTAATAATAAAGTATTTATATTATATGTCTTTCTTAAATAAAAATAAAAAATCAAAAGAAATAACTAAAGTACGCAACAATTATATTTCTAATCGAGGATATGCCTTAATAAAAGAAAATTATTCTCACGCCCAACTAAATGAGGTTAGAAGGGATTTAACTGTAAAACCATTTGTGAATAAACAATTTTCGGCTCCAGCTAATCCATTTTCAGTATTTTTAGAAAGTAAAAAAAAGTTATACTTACCTAGATATTATGGAATAAAAAGATTTGGAATGCCTACCAATAATAAGTTAGAAGGAGCAGACATAAATTTATCGTTTAATTCCAGTTTAAGACCTAAACAAATACCAGTAGCTGAGAAATATTTAGAAGTTGCGAGAAGTTTAGGAGGCGGAATAATATCGGTACCTTGTGGATTTGGTAAAACAGTATTAGCTCTATATATCTTATGTCAATTGAAAAAAAAAGCAATAGTCATAGTTCACAAGGAATTTTTAATGGACCAGTGGAAAGAAAGAATACAAGATTTTATTCCGAATGCTAAAATTGGCAAGGTTCAAGGTAATGTTACCAAGACTGAAGGTTATGATATAGTTTTGGGTATGTTACAAAGTGTTTCTATGCGAGATTATCCGGAAAACACTTTTGATGATTTTGGATTAGTTATATATGATGAATGTCATCATCTAGGAGCCGAAATCTTTTCTAGATCACTAATTAAGGTAGGCTGTCAATATACTCTAGGATTATCTGCTACCCCAGATAGAAGTGACGGATTAACTAAAGTGTTTAAATGGTTTTTAGGTGATATTGCTTTCTTGATTAAAAAAAGAGATAAAGAGGATGTCAAGGTTAAGTTAATTAAATATTATGATAGTAATGATTCCTATAGTAAGGAAGTTTTAAATTTTAAAGGAATGATTGTGATGCCTAAAATGATAAATAATATATGTGAGTTTTCACCTAGAAATGATATTATTATTCAAGAAATTAAGGATTGTTTTAAGGAAGGTAGGAAAACATTAGTCTTAAGTGATAGAAGAAATCATTTAAAAGATATTAAAAATAGGTTAGATGCGTTAGAAATTGAAATATCTAGCGGTTATTATCTAGGAGGATTAAAACAAAAAGAATTGAAAGATGCCGAATCCAAAAATGTTATGTTGGGTACATTCTCTATGGCTAGTGAGGGTTTTGATTGTAAGGAGTTAGATACTATTATTCTAGCTTCTCCTAAAAGTAATATAGAACAAGCAGTAGGTAGAATTTTAAGAAAGAAAAAAGAAGATAGAATATTAGTGCCTTTAATTATAGATATTATAGATGATTTTAGTGTATTTGCTAGACAAGGAGAAAAAAGAAAAAAATTTTATCAAAAAAATGATTACGAGCTAGAACAAAAAAGTATAATTAATATTCCATAAATCAATTAAAAATCTATTAATATATAATTATTTTATTTTTATATAGTATAAGATGGCTAAGGGAAAAAGACATAGTGGTAAAAAACATAAAAAACACCCACATAAATCCAAAAAACATCATAAAAAACAAGAAGCACAAAAAATGTATCCTTCTAAACCGGGTGAGAAATCTAAATATAAAAAAAAAACTGAGAAAAAACGAAAAAATAAATCTAGCGGCAAGAAACAAACAGGTCAAAACCTAATTCCATTTCAAAAACAAGAAATGATGCCTCATAATCATAAAGGTAATCATAATAATAATCTAGATAATAATGTGATACCTAATAATATGCCTGTTAGAAATGAGGGACATAATGTTAAAAGAGTCGTTAGTTCTAAGATGTACAGTAGTCAGACTAAAGCAGGAGAAAAAGAAACAATGGTTGATATTTTTTCTGCTGTTAAAAAAAATAATAAGTCTAGAATTTTAAGACACTTAAGGATGAACAAAAATGGAGATAAAAAAACAAGTACTATTTTAGCTAAAGGTGATAAAAAAGGATTAAAGGTGCTAGAAAGTATGGAAGATGGAAAAAAAAAGAAGGAACGTAAATATACCATTAAAAATCCGGAGGCTCTTAAAAATGCGATGAGTGTTCAAAGTAATGAGATTAAAGGTGCTAATGTAATCAACAAATTTAATTTGAAGAAAAAAGCTCAGGTGAATAATGGTAATGCTCAAGCTAATAATGGTAATGCTAAAGCTAATAATGGTAATGCTAAAGCTAATAATGGTAATGCTCTTTTATTTAAACCTAAAAATACGGAACCTGGAAAAATTAATACTTTTAGAAAAGCTCTTCAAAATAGTATCAAGAGTATAATTAAACCTAGACCTTTTGAAAAGGATGGGAAAAATAAAAATAAGAATAAAAATAAGAATAAGAATAAGGGACAGAGCAAGGGACAGAGCAAGGGACAGAGTAAAGGAAAAAACAAAGGTAAAAATAGAAATAAAGGGAAAGGTAGAAATAAGAGATTTGGTGCTATCAAAAAAATACAGCAGCAATTCTAATATATTTTGGATTTTTGATTTTTTTATTTTTAAATTAATTTTTTATTACATTTTCTCACTTAAAATTTATGAAAAAATATATATCATATACTTGTTAATTTATATTATGAAGGCTGCTTTATTAAAAGCGAAAGCAAAAAAAAGGAAATTTCAAAAAAGAAAGGAAGAAATTATGGAAGCAGAAGATTCTGATGCTAGTTTATCGTCAGATGATGAGGAAGAACTATCTGAAAATATGATTGGAAGGCTAGTAAATAAAAAATATGTAATTATAAAATATTTAGGTAGGGGAACTTTTTCTAAAGTATGGTTAGTCCTTGAAATTTCTACTGGAAAATATTATGCTTTGAAGATACAAGAACCTGATGATTTAGAGGAAATATATAGTGAAATAGATATTATGAAAAAAATACAACCCAAAGAGTGTCATTTAGACAACTATAATTTATGTAATATGATTGAAGACTTTGAAATAAAAATAAACGGTGTTATAACTCACGCCATAGTTATAGATTTATTAGGTCATAACATTGGTTATATTATTGGTGAAATACCGGAAGAGAATAGAATATGTGTAATCAAAAATTTGATTCGAAATATAGTGGAAGGTTTAGAGCATTTACATCAATATGATATTATTCATACAGATATGAAAATAGATAATATCTTACTGAATCAATTGGATCCTGAGATGGAGTCCTTAATTTCGAAAGTTAATAATTTACAGATATCTGAGTACTATAAGAATTGTATTCAAACTAATACTCCTTCTCAAATATCATTATTAGATAAAAAGAAGCGGAAAATAGTTAAAAAAAAGATAAGAATGAGAACAATTAAAGAAGTAGCTGATAATTTTGAAGGAATTATTAATAAATTAAATCAAGATTCGCAAAATAATGTGAAACTAGAAATTCAGGAGTTAGATGATGAGAAAATAGAATCTCTAGAAGTGGAAGATTCTGTATCTGAGAAAACTGAAATAAAATATGATTGGTCTACTCTAGGAGCTAAAATAATTGATTTTGGTAATTCTGAATTTTTAGATAATATGTTAGATTCCCAAGAATTATATACTAGAAGTTTTAGACCTCCTGAAAATATAATCTTACAGGAATATTCTTGTAAGTCAGATATTTGGTTTGTGGGGTGTTTACTATATGAGCTGTTAACGGAAGATATATTATTCAATATTGATGTGGATTCTATAGATAAAAGCAAAAGGGATTTCGAGCACATAAGACAGATGTATCATACTTTAGGAAGTTTACCTAGAGAAATGGCTGTTAATTGTAGTTATTTAGATGATATATATAGAACTTTCAGCTTTGATAATGAAACAAATAATTTAAGAGAAAAAATACAAAATTCTATATCTATAGATGAAAAAGAATTGGATTTTATAGAAGACTTATTATTTAAAATTCTAGAGTATAATCCAGATAAAAGATTAAGTGCTTCTGAAATCTTAAAGCATAAATGGTTTAGAGATACAGATTAAAAAAGTAAAATAGATAATTAATGTTTTTGGTGTGTCTAAAATTAAAAAAAAAAAAATTAGAGAAAAATATAAAAATAATGTCATCTGCCGAATCAGCTTCAAAACCAAAATTATCGATTCCATCTGCTCAGACTTTGGAACAGGCTACCAAGTTATCTATAAAATTACAAAAAGCTATCGACTATTACTTCTATGTCGATTCTCTCAAGGGAAACGTATGTATTGCTTCAAATGATGACGATAAGATTATCTACAAGAATAATGAAGAACACACTTCCCCAATTCAAAATACCTATAAGGTAAACAACGAGTTCTTAGTTGTCACAGAGAATACAATCTATGTTATAAGTGCTAAGACACGTATTAAGTAATTTATTTTTTTATTTTTTTATTTTTTTTCTAAATCTTGAAGTAAATGTTGTGTAATAACGTATCTTTCGTAATTAAACTGCTTTTTTATTTCTTCTAAACTTTCTAGTGCTTGTATTTTTTCTAATTCTTCCACCTGGTTAGTGTTAAGTTTATCATATTTGTCTAGATTTTTGATGATAGAATCATATAGTTGTTGAAGTTTTTTTTCTTTTTCAGGTAAAATTTTATTTAAAAATTCTAGGTCAGAACCTTCAGGATATTCTATAGGTAGCTGATCTGGAAGCGCATCTGATACTACAGGTTCATTATTGGCAGCTGTTTCTGATGGTGGTGGTGGTGGTTTAGCACAATTGTTTTGATATGGTAATTTATCTATATAATAAAAATGGAGGTTTTCTACTTTTACTACATTTTCATCATCTAAATCATATGCCAAATCTTCTTTTGTATCTGGATTTCCCCTAATAAAATAGATATCTACTTTAACGCCCTCCTGTTTAGTTTCAATACTATTTCTAATATCTACTAATGTTTGACCTAATTCTGTGATAGGTGGTGGCAATATTTCTATTTCATTATCTTTTCTGGTTGGTAGAATTATAGCTTGGGCGGTAGTTTTACCTATTCCAAAATATATTTTGGAAACAAATTTAAAACCGACACCTTTTAAAGATAGTAAAGTAGAACTATCACCTTCATTTGGTATCATAGTTTGTATATAGGTAGAACCAATATTATCTACGAATGGTTCTATGTCAGTAGATATATTCGGAACTAAATCCTTTTCATTTCTGGGAGCTGGGAAAATGAAATGTTGTATAATTAATAAAATTACAATTAAAAATACAGTATAAATTAAGGATTTACCGTATAATTCCATTATTATATAACTACTATTTTTTTTTACTCATTTTTGAAGCATAATAGTTTTTTAGACTATCTTAATATTATATATTATATATGGTTATGTTCTAAATTACTAAAATGCGGGGAATTTACTATTTGGTGTGTATGGTGTTTAGGTAATTGGGAATGTAAAGGGTTTTTACTATGATGCGAATTAATGAATATTTGATGAGGAACTTTACCAAATTTACATTCCACATCCTTATCTCCTAGACATCCACCCTCTACAAAATAACCTTGTTTTTTGCCACAATCAAAACATTTTTTACATTTCTTAAATACATCTTGTGTGTTATTTACAAATTTTCCTAGATAATAACTACCTAAAGGACAAAAACCAATAGTATTAGGATTAGTTCCAGGTAAGACAGAATATCCAAATTTAAATTTTGAATTGCCAATAACTTTATTTTTTTCGTTTATATATTTTTTGTAATCTAACTTATTTTTAGCTACAAATATGTCAGCTAACGTCACTGGCATTTCTTCATCTTCCTCACCTTCTTCCTCACCTTCATTGTTTCCAGCATTATTGCCTTCACCTTCATTGTTTCCAGCATTATTTCCTTCATTTTTATTATTATTATTTTTACTTTGGTAAGAATCTTTTAAAAAATTAAAATTGAGATAGGCTAACAAAATTAGTATCAAACAGCCAATGATACATAAAGCTAATGGATTATGCATACTATTATTATTACAGGAGAAAAAGAACTAACATAAATTTAGATAAAAAATAAGAAATTAGAAATTAAAAATCTAGAGTATATAAATTTGATACTATATTATTTTGAGAGGTAAATTCACCTAACCTTAAGACAACTTTAACATTGATATTTTTTTGATAAAAGTAATTTAAATGGTCTCCTACATAAACTTCCATATTAACAATATTATCAGCATCTAAAGTTAGATTATTATCAGATAATAGTGGAATATAAGGAATAGATAAATTTTTATTCTTTTTGGGTACTGAAAGTAAAATATTAACTCCATATAATCTTTCTAAATATAGGGAATCTATATTATAAGTTTTTACAAACAGATTTAGTATTTTAGTAGTTGGATTTAAGATACCGTGAATAATCTCTATTTTTCTATCCCAAGGGAAAAGAGGAGTTTCTGGTGCTGGAGCCGGGGACTCGGAAGTTAATTCTGTAGAGGAAGGTTGAGGAGCGTATCTTTGAAGTGATTCTTCTGGAGGTAAAGGTATCATACCGTATTTAACAGGATTTAAAACTTCTACAGAGTATTCGGCAGGAGGCGGGGTATCCCCAGAAATACACCATTTAAAATCTACAACTGAATTTTTATTTTTGGTATTTAAAATTACAGGATATAGTGGATATTGTATTTTATTTACACTCCGGTGTAGTAATAAAGCACTAGATGGTTGTTTTGTCTGTGAGTCAATATTTAATAAAATATAATTTATCATATTTTGATTGACTAAAATAACGAATGCTTGTTCATCTTTATAAGATACTGTATTTTTGGTATCAAAACATAATCTCTTATTTCTATTTCGACAGTAATCAATATTGACTAACATTTGATTATTTTTGGGGAAATCATCTTCTATATATGGATTATAGGTTTCTTCAATCTGTACTTTTTGATTAGGTAAAAATGAAAAACAAAAATTAATTTTAGAAATTGGCTTTTGTAGTTCCTCTAAATTAGTGTGATGTAATCCTACCTTAAAATCACTAACTTTTTTACCTAACCTAAAATAAAAACCTTGATAGTAATCCATTTCACTATTTATACTTCTATTTGTATAGCTCATCATTGAAGTTGCTAAAAAATCCATATTATAATTTTCAGGATTAACCTGTATATTTTTTAAATCTTGATTTATCCATAGAAGTGTGTCATCTTTTTTAATTATAACTTTTGGTTTTATTGATGAAATAATAAAGTATTCTTTCCATAATTTTTGATTCCTAAAATAAAAAAATAGAATTAAAAAAATAGCTAACACTATTATTGAAATATAGTGATTCATTTAATACAAAAGGAGAAAAAAAAAATAGTATTTCAGGAAAGAAAAGAAAAATTTTAAGATGTAAATTCCACATCAAGATATGGGTCATAAGGTAAAGCAATATTCTCTATTTGTTCGGAAAAATGAATAGATTCAAATATTTGCTGGTTATTGGTTTGTAAAAATAAATTTATATTATCACCATATTTTCCCTTTATTTTAAATTTGACTATTTGAGATTTTGTATAGGTTTCTGTGCTACCTTCTATAGAACTCATTACCTCTAAACATAAATTAACTGATTTATCAATATAAATATAAATAGAATCAGATTTTTCTAGTCTAATAGGTATATTATCAGTATCAACTATAGTTTGATATATCTCATTATTTTTAATAATCTGGAGAGTAGTATAATAAACTTCCTTCATACCAGGTATAGAATTTTCACTATCTAATACGTTAGCCATTCTAAATTTAATCTTAAAATTTTCAAAAATTAAATGTGAATTTATACTTTTAAATTCTTCATAACAGGGTTCAATTAAGTAATCGAAGGGTTTTTTTAATTCATAATTTATTAGATCTTGTATTTCACTATCATCTAGATTTTTTTTTTCTTTCAGATCTATAGCTTGTTGTTTATTAAAAGCTATTTTTTCGTGTTTTCTAAGTATATTACTAATATTGTCTTCATTGGCCTCATCTAAAGTTATGATATCAACTAGAGTTTGATTTTTTAACTCGATATTTTTAGTATCATAATTATATTCCATATTTTTTACTATGTGTTTACAAGTTATATCCTCTCTCTCATATGGAATACAATTTAAGAAATTATATTTCTGATAATCTTCTTCTAAATCCGCTCCTATATATCCTGCTTGAGCCGAATCAAATGAATCATAATTAACCAATTTATTTAATCCTGCTATTTTATCAGATAGGTTTTTCTGTTCGCTGCTAGCAAGTTCTTGTTTTCTCATTTTTTCTACTGTTTCCTGGTATTTTTTCTCATTTTCTATTTGTAGAAGTTTTTTATTTTGTAATATTTTTTCTTGCTGTTGTTCAGCTTTCATATTTTTAATAGTTGTTTTCACGTTTGATACTGCGGTTTCTACTTCCTCTTTTGATTTATTCATATCCATTTGAGTCATTATTTTTTGTTCTTTTACAGTCTCTGTTAAATTGTTTTGGGCTTGGGTTTGAGTTGTTTGTAAAGCACTTTGGGCTTGGCTTTGAGTTGTTTGTAAAGCACTTTGGGCTTGGCTTTGAGTTGTTTGTAAAGCACTTTGGGCTTGGGTTTGAGTTGTTTGTAAAGCACTTTGGGCTTGGCTTTGAGTTGTTTGTAACGCACTTTGGGCTTGGCTTTGAGTTTTTTGTAAAGCACTTTGGGCTTGGTTTACTTTATTTTGAATTTGGAAAGTTAAAGTAAGTGCTTCATTTTTTTCAATAATAAATGCGGTGGCATCCGGTTTATTTTTATATGGCACTAATGTTTGTAATTCTAATATATATTGAAGATAATCATTTGGTCTTCCCAACAGGTAATATTTACCTTCCATTTGAACAAGATTAAAACAACTATATTTTGAATGATGTTGAGCTAATGGTAAATAATGTTTTACAAGTTCGCCATTTGATTTTCTTACAAATTGTGCAGCTCCTTGATATATCATATAATACTTAGATAGATTATGTAAAAAGAACATACATTGGGAAGGAGAGTTGTGCCACTGCTTGGCAACCGTTTCTGTATTTTTAGGCTCATAACCGAATCCAATAGCTTCATTAACATTTTCTGTATGACCTATCACAAATCTACCAGCTGGGCTACACCAGCCTGTTGTATAAGGAGCGGCACCGCATTTACCAACATTATATTCCCTTTCTTGACGATATACATCTGAACCTTTTTTGAGATAATATTTCTTACCTCCACTCATAAATGCTAATCGATAAATGGTATCCTTTTCAGCTTGAAATGATGAAGCAAAATGTTCGATCGTATCTGTAGTAGTAAGACTACCAGTAAAGCCTTCTACTTTTGTTAATTCTTTTTCTAAATCTAAACAATCATTTTCTGTTGGAAATATCTTACAAGCACTTGCTTCTCCATAGCATTTACTCTGTCCATCAAAATCTATACCTCCATAGAAATATCTTTCATCGTTTTCTTTATAATGTTTTCTACATTTGAATCCCATTTTTTCCTTAATTTTATCTAGAGTTGTCTTATCTTTTTTAATCATAAGATTATCTTCTAGAATTGGTGAATATTGTTTCGAAACCATTTTAGATGTATTTCTATCCCTATTTTCCTTACTCATACATTTTTCATATTCTTGATATTGTAAGTATTTTTCACCTGAAAATCCAAAATTATTTGAATCTGCTGTGGTTACGGTATCTGTAAAATGTTCTTCCATATTACGATATCTTTCCTGTGTTTTTGCTATTAAACCTTGACTATAACCACCTATAAACGTATTAAGGTTAAAATCTTCTTGTAAATTATTTTCACTAATAAATTTAATATCAATGTCTCCATAATTTTTATCATTTCTAGCTAAAAGTTCTTCTTTCTTTTTATTAACTAGTTCTTGATAGAATTCCGTATCGTATTGTTTAACCATAATTCTCTGATTATGAGTTAACATATCATAAGTAGGATTTTTCGTTTTGATAATTGCTATTTCACCTTCGGCGGTTTTCTTCTTTTCTTCTTCTTGTTTACTAGCTCTATCAGCCTTATATTTACTATATTCTTGTGAATCAATGGCAGTATATTCGCCTACTTGATGATTCAATTTCCCTACAATAAGTTTATCTCTGCCTTTAACATTTCCAGTAGGTTTTAAATTTACACCACAATAAGGATTATCTAATAAACAGTATGTAAAGACAGGATTTTTATTTTCATCTAGAATATTGAATCTTTTATTGGGTAGATTTCTTAAATAATCAATATTAGTAGCATCCAAAAATCTAATTACTACTTCTATATCTTTTCCATGTGTTCCCTTTGTAAAGTAAGGGAGTATATCAGCTGGAGAGGTATATTTGGTAAATAAATGAACTGTTTTTCTTTCTAATTCTTGATATGTTTTTTGACTGGTTTTATTTTGTATGTCGATAACATTATTAATAGATTTCAGTTTATTTTGAGTAAAATCAATAGTGAATTCTCCTAGATTATGTTGTGGATTTAGATCAGCATCTAATTTTAGTATAAATCCATATTTTTTATTTGTTTTTGATGTCTTCATAGGATTGGAAATTAACATACTAGACATTAAACTAGTAGTGTTCTGGAGAGGTAATAGTTGATATACTAATTTTAATTTATTTTGGATTTTTTCTGATTTTATATTTTTTTGATATTGAAAATCATTTAGTTTTTCAGTTTGAGTGTAGTTTTGGATCACAATTTGGTTAGAGTTTTTTACTTTTAAAATTTTAATCTCTCTCGTATTAATAGCATCTTGTTTATTATATAAATTGAAGTTGTTTAGGAGATTTTTTTTTTGATATCCGGTTAATGTTTCATATTCAGTATTAGCGCTAATATTTTGAAAATTACTTCTATGATACCTTAAAATAATAAGAATCACTATTATTAAGAGGATTGAATAGGTTATTTTTAAATTTAATAACATTTAATTTATATAAATATTATATTTTTTAGAACAGAATGAAAAGTATAAAGAAAATTTAAAAATTTAGTTGGAGTAAGCTAAACCACCCATACCACTCATAATTCTGAGGACATTGTAGTTAGTGGCGTAGACTCTAACCTTAGCAGAGTTGCCACTTGTAATAACAGTATTAAGTGTTAAGTTGAGAGTGGCATTATCAATTCTGGACATATTACATGTTCCAGATGGCTGATGTTCCTCTGGTTTGAGACCGAAGGAGTATACATTAATACCTGGGCAAGGAATTCTTTCGTGGTGCTGGTATGGCTGAACTAAGTTAAAGTATCTGCCTTCTCTTTCAGTGAATCTATCGTGTCCATTAAGAGTTAATTTAGCTTTGGTTACTGGGTTAACACCGGCATCGTATACCTTATTGTGTTTTGCGAGTAAACCAACCTCTCTACCGCCGGCCGCATTGGGTGAACCACCGGTACCACCAACATTCGCAGAAGCTGCAGTGTCGCCATCATTTAAACCAAATGTTAAAGTGGCTGGGTCAGCTGTGGCATCGCCTGGAGCTGTATCAATAACACCATCCTGTAAGTCTACCATACTGTTGGAATCAACCTGTGTGTATGGTGTAGGGTCAACCTTGTGTGTGTAGTTAAACCACTGTCTGCCTGGCACTAAAGCACCGGCTGTAGTGCGGGCAGATTCCGCGCCGACACAGTCATCTAACTGAACAACCCATACCAGTTCCTTGACTGGGTGGTTGAAATTTAATTTAACCTTGACGTTACCCTGGCTGACAGATTCATCACCAGTGTGCTGAAGCTGTTCAATTAAGTACTCGTGAGAAACCTGGGCGAATCTTCTTCTTTCATCTGTATCTAAGTAGATGTAGTCAACGTAGAGAGAAGCACTTTCTAAAGTGACACTTGGAACTGCTGTACCGACACCGCATAAGTCAGATAAGGCTCTGAATTCTAAGTTAATCTTGACTTCGTGGTACTGAAGAGCAATTAATGGAAGAGCTAAACCTGGGTTTCTGCAGAACCAGAACTGAAGTGGGATGAAAAGAGTAGTCTTGGGTGTCTCTGGAACAATGCCTTCTGCTCTTCCGACAGGTCTGTAAAGTCTATCAACATTACCTACCATATTGTCATATCCGTCTTTCTTACCGGCTGTCTGGGATAATTCATTCCAGATGTGTAACCAGTCACCGTAGTGCTTGTCGATTCTCTGACCTCCAATTTCGATTTCGACGTGCTTAATTAAAGCATGACCAACATAGTTGACCCATCTGAATGAATCGCCATTAGAAGCAGCGGAGACAGCTGGTAAAGTTACCTGTAAGTATACTCTGTGAATTAAATCACCATTTCTGGAAATGGTGCAGTATACCTTTCTGCCAAAGTCGGGACTACCACTGAATGTCTGTTCAATAGCTTCCATAGAGAAATTGGTGTGTCTGCGGTAGACAACCTTGAAGAATGTGATTTGTGGATTACCTGTTAAGTAAATATCCTGAGCGCCATAGGCTACGAGCTGCATTAAACCTCCTCCCATTTTTTAAGTTTTTATACTTTATTGAAAGAAAATAATTTTCCTAAAAAAAATAAATTTTAAACATATAAATAATAATTTACTTTAAAAAAACCATTCATAAGAAAATACCTCTATGAATTATTTTTTAATGATACTTAAAATAAAATATTTATAATTTTATTTTAACTATCGTAAAAATTAAACAAAATAAATGTCTAATTTATTTGATATTTAAAGAAAAAACTTTAAATTTTTAATATCATGTCATTTAAAATCAAGAATAGGAAAAAAAAAACGGTAGATAAAAGAACCACTATTGATGCGAAACATAATTCTATAATTAAAAAATTTAAAGATGAAAAAAAACAATTACCTACCCTAAGAAAGGAATATAGAAAATTAAAAAAAAATTATGATAAATTGATGTTAAAATCCCTAAAAGAATTCACAGATGAAGAATTTGAAAAGAAGGATGACATGGAAGATAAAATGGAAGAGCTAGAGAATAAAATTAGTAATCTAGAGAATTCAGTTGAAGAGAAAAACTATTATCTAAATACATCTAATTTACTATTCGATTATTATGATAATTCTCTCTCATCCAAGGTAGTGGATGAAAAATGTAAAAAAACTAAGAGCCAGAAGACTGTTATGGACTGGTTAAATAAAAATCAAACTAATACTGAAAATGTAAGAAGAAAGGTATGTGATAATTATCTAAGTATTATAGATCCTAATTTTGTCAAAACATATGAAAAACAAGAACTTCAAAATTCATATTGCGAAACTTGTGGAATTGAAATGACTACACATCTATCGGAAGGTTGTATGATATGTACTAAATGTGGAGTGGTATCCTACATTGTTATTGACTCAGATAAACCTAGTTATAAAGACCCACCTCAAGAAATATCTTATTTTGCCTATAAAAGAATTAATCATTTTAATGAGTGGTTAGCCCAATTTCAAGCTAAAGAAACTACAGATATTCCTCAGGAATTATATGATCAAATTCTATTAGAAATCAAAAAGGAAAGAATTGATAATATGCGAGATTTAAAGCAAAGTAAGGTAAGAGAAATTTTAAAAAAATTAAAACAAAACAAATACTACGAACACGTTCCTCATATAATTAATAAAATAAATGGATTACCACCTCCTATTATGTCTAGAGAAACCGAAGAAGAATTAAGAAGAATGTTTAAGGAAATTCAAATTCCGTTTCAAAAATTCTGTCCTAAAGATAGGAAGAATTTCTTATCTTACAGTTATGTACTTCATAAATTTGTTCAATTATTAGATTTAGATGAGTATTTAGATTGTTTTATTTTACTTAAAAGTAGAGAGAAATTACATCAGCAGGACTTAATTTGGTCTCAAATTTGTAAATATTTAAAATGGGAATTTATTCCTAGTGTTTAATTTTTATATATCTTACATTTTTTATATTTATCCATATTAAATAAGTTTAATATATGCTTGCTTCTCTATATTGGGAGTTTACTAAAAAATATACCTATACTATTATAGTTTATTTTGCCTTACATTTCTCTATTGCTTTAGATAAAATAGCTTTGCCTCATTTTTATGGTAAATTAATAGCTCGTATTAAGGGAGGTAGTATGGAGACTATTGCGAAACTATTTTTTATGTTAATTCTAATATGGGCTAGTATTCAAGGGTTAAATATTTTAAAGAGTTTGGTAAATGCTAGATTATACCCTAGATTTATTGGTTTTATTAGAATTAAGTTAGTGAATCAAATTATTGATACTAACAAAAATAACTATCAAGACTTAGAAACCGGAAAATTTATTACCAAGATGATTGAATCTCCCTATATATTCTTTGGATTTGCTAAAGAACTAAAAAACATTCTTGTTAATAATATGATTACTTATGTATCAACCTTTATCTATCTTTTTATCTATGATAAATTTGTGAGTCTGGTATATTTAGTATCGATGTCTGTTATTATGTATATGATTTATGTCTATGTAAATAATTGTAAAAAATATGTTAGGGAATCTGAATATAGCTATATCGATTTACATGAGCAGTTAGATGATACTATGAATAATTTGATGTCAATCTATACTTCTAGTCAAATTAAAAAGGAAGAAGAAAGAGTGGAAAAATTTAGCGATGAGTCAGTTAATAATGAAAGTTCTTTAATTATTCATAACACCGAATATAGAGCTTATTTTTCTATAGCATTCATAGTGATATTTATAGTGCTAAATTACTTTACATTTAAATCCTATCTGGATGGTAGAGTTAAGATTAATATTTTGGTTTCTATAGTAATTATAAATTATACTATTTTACAGGAGTTTTTATCAATTTTCTATGATGTAAAAGATTTTATGGATAATAAAGAAAGATTAACTATGTTAGATGAATATTTAGATTCTTTTCCGAAGGCTAAAAAAAATACTAGACAATCTAATATTAAGACTAACCAGGTATTTATCGATGATTTTGTAAATATTGAATTTAAAGATGTTTCCTTTAAATATCAAGATAATTGGTTGTTCGAAAATTTTAATCTTCTAATAGAGCCCAGACAAAAAATAGGATTAATTGGTAATATTGGTAGTGGTAAATCAACCTTAGTAAAATTAATGGTAGGTTTAAAGAGTGATTATACCGGACAAATTTTAATTAATGGTAGAAATATTAATACTTTGAATATTGATAAAATGCGGAAATATATTAGTTATATTCCACAACATCCAAAATTATTCGATAGAACTCTCTATGAAAATATAAGCTATGGTTTAGATTCAAATGAAGTTAGTGAAAAAAAAATATATCAAACCCTAGAGTCAGTAGGATTACATAGTGTTTCAGATAAATTTAGGAAAATTATGCATAAGAAAGTAGGGAAAAATGGTTCTGACTTATCGGGAGGTCAAAGACAAATAGTATGGTTAGTTAGGTCTCTTTTAAAAAATAATAGAATGATAATTTTAGATGAACCTACGTCATCTCTAGATGATGATAATAAGCAAAAAATAATTACTCTTATAGAAGCCTTAAGTCAAAGAAGAAATATCATCCTAATTACACACGATAAAAAGGTACTTCAAAATATGGATAGAATAATTAAATTAGATAAAGGAAAAATAATAGAAGATATTAAAGTTAAACAGCTAAACCAGCACCCGGGAAGCCAACTAGGGATGCGCCAATTCCAAACCCAGCCCCCTGTCTAGCTGTCGCACCTATGGTAGGAGCATACATATCTAATATGGCAAATGTAGCGGAAGCTACCGCCGCAATCATAATAATTTCATCTGGCTGCATTTTTTTCTTTGGGAATACATATGCCGCAATTGCTACCATTAAACCCTCTGCTAAATACTTAAAAAATCGCTTCATAACCTCCATAGAATCAACTTTAAACTTAGAAGTATTCATAAGATTATATATATATTTAACAAGATTTTTTTTTTTTTGATTCTAGTTTTCATTTTTATGTATAATTATTTTCAGTATGCTATCTTATAATAGGTCGAACTTAATTCTAAGGACTCCATATTTATGTGCCCCTTTTTTATAATTTCCTTCTTCGTGTGGAAATTGCTCATATAATTTAACAGCATCTGCTACACTTTTAGCATTTGGCATAACTTTTTTAAGACCACAATCTCTAATAGCGATTTCAAAATTTTTAAAGTGAGCTAACTCTACTATTTTTGCTTTCATTTTTTCATTAGTTTCTCTATTAATAAACTCAATAACATCTAACAATTTTAATTTCTGTCTCTTGGGATCAAATACCCTAGTTTCATATAATTTTTTTTTTTTTTGAATAAGTTGATAGTATATGGAATCTAGTTTCATAGGAATCATAATTCTATATTTTTATAATATAAAAAAAAATAAATATTCAATTTTAAGTAATTAATAATAAGAATTTTAGGAAACAAATTAATTTTCTCCTTCCATTTTTCGAGCCATCCAAGGATCTACGGAATCTAAGCTTTCTTTAAGTTCCTCATCTACCACATTTTCGCTACTTAATTGGGTCTGTTCTTCTTTGGGGGTAGTTTTAATTGAAACAGTATTAACTTCACATTCCTCATTTTCTAAGACGGCTTCTTCATTGGTTCCTTGATTGGATTCTTCCTCAGCTTCTCCAATGGCTTCAGTATCAACATTTTCTAATTCTTCTAGTAATCTCTTATTTTCTTCGGCATTTTCAGCTAGTTCTCTTTGTTTTTCTTCTTCTTGTTGCTTCTTTAATTTCATACTCTCCTCTAATGCGGCCTTCTGTTTATCTCTTTTTTGTTCTTCGTAGAATAAATCTTTCTTAGTTTCATTTTGTTTATATTCCTTGACTAGTCTATTTAATTCAGGTTCGGCATATTCTTGGTCTTCTACATTATTAGCTGTGGGGTCCCAAGGTAACCAATAACCAACCTGTCCAACATAAACGTGAAAGGAACGGTCAAGTTTCTGTAATACTTTGGCTCTAATATTAGCGGCTCTTAAATTATCATATACACCTCTAACCTTGACTCCTCTAACATTAGTTTGATAATCGACTGTTTCATCAAATGATTCTTGTAATTTTTCTTCGTTTTCCTCTAGATAATATTTAAATTCTTCTCTAAATTCTTCGTAAGTTTTGGAATAATCTGAATTACTATGTTTTAAAAAATTATACATCTGGAATTCTAATTTAGTTCCTAATACTTTATCTGGTGAAATAAAAGATAAGCATACGTATTTCTGTCCGGGAATAGGTTTATCTTCCTCTAAATAATCTTCAATAGGTTCAGTATCAGTATTAGAGTTATCTAGTGGCATTTGTGGTTTAGACATATTTTTAGACTGTATTTATGTTTACAAACTTATTTTTTTTTTGAAATTTATACGAATCGATAATTTTAAGTAAAAAAATATGTAGTTTAATAGTAAGCTAATGAAAAATATACTAGATTTTTGTTATTCTAAAATTAATTATATTCAGGATAGATTGGATATGTTTGTCTTAAAATCAGATACTAAGATTGAATTTTATATATCTTATCCGGATGGAATGAAGGGAGATAAACTTAAATTTAAATTTATAGGAAGTGGAACATATGGAAATGTGTTAAGAGTTAAAAATTTAACCTCAGAGGAGTCTATTGTTGCTAGAGGGGAATCATTTGTTATTAAAATAATGAAGTCTAAACACGATGAACCTCTAAGGTGTTTAAAAATTAATAGAGTCATAAAAAAAATTAAAAAACAAAAAAAGAAAGTCGCAGAAAAACAAATAAAGCTAGATTTAATTCATAAATATACCACTAATATTCTAGATGTTAAAATGGGAAAGAAAAATGATGTCATATTTTTAGAATACATTCCGGGATATGATTTGAAAGATTTAACAGTAGCCAAAAATTTAAATCAAGAAGATATTGATTTAGTATTTTTGATGTCTCTAATATCAGTAAGGATATTTCATAAATTATTAAAAATGTCTCATCGTGATTTAAAATTAGAAAATCTATACTATAATGAGAGAACTCAGACAGTTCAAATTTTAGATTACAGTTTTGTGTGCGATAAGGAAGATATAGATTGTTATCGGAAAAATCAAGGAACCGCTAAGTATATTCATCCTAAACAAAATAAAAGAACCACCCAGAAATATAATGTACTAGGTAGAAATAATAGTGTGATATCCCTCATAAATAGTCCTAGGACCAAAAAAAAAATATATAATTACCCACAATCTTTTTCCCAAGATTTATATTCTTGTTTGATAATTATGCTAAAATTACATTATCAACATACTAAAAGAAATCTTCATCTATTAAATGAAACAAATAGATGGGTTTTTGATATCGTAGAAGAATTTAATAATAGTTTTAAAAAAAATAAGAATAAATATCAAGAGAAAAAAGAAAGATATCGACTTAAAAATGATTTATTTCGCAAGTTGTTAGCATTACAGGATAGTCAAATTTATACACCTAGTATTAGAATTCTTATCAATATTATTGAAAAATATTGGAATTTTAAAAAAAGAGACTTTTTATATCAAGGGAAAACAGGAGATAAAACCGCCGCTTTCGTTATGGATGAATTAATACATAGTCTTATAAATGTAACTAAGACTAGTTATGATAAAATAAATGATGAAGAATATCTAACTACTAACAAACAAAAGAAAAGTATCCTAGAGGATATATTTAAATTAGATAAAATAGAAGGGGTTTAATTATTTATCAATTATAATTTATTTATCAATAATTTATTTAGGAATTGGTTTATTTCCTAAATAATATAATATCTTGAACAATAATATATATTAGAGTATGAAGTCTCTTAGTTTATTAGTATTAATACTTGGTATAGTATTTGTAACTGTTGGATATATGGATAATAAAGTAAAACAGACTCAATCTGAAAAAAAAATAGAATATAGATTTGTTCCTAGAAGTATCTATGACGAACAAATAAAACCTACTGATTTAAATGATACATTTTCTAGTATGTTCTCTGAAATTGATCCTATTTTTGAAACTAATTAGAAATAGCTAGTATTATTTAAAAAAATAAAAAATAAAAACAGTTTATTGATATGTTTTTTTTTACATTAATCATAGGCCCTTTTCTCTTACTAAAGGTAAATTCCTCTTCATCGTCATCATAGTCATCTTTAAAATTATTAGAGTGATGAGTCCAAAATTCAGGAGCTCCAATTTTAAAATCATCGTGAGGGTCTGCTTTATACCAATATACTTGGTCTTCTAATCTATTACTTTTAGCATTATTATGAATCACTAAACATTCATAATTTTCAGTACACTGGTCCATAACTTGACAGAAAATTTCAAAAGACGGAAACATACCGGCATAATTTTCATATAATCTTTTTCTATTAGAGACATAATTTTCTCTAAGTATAAAAACATAATCAATATTAGTTCTTAAGTTAGGTGGAATACCTAAGGCATACTGCATAGTAATGATAAACATCATTTTATAGTGCCTACCATTCATAAAAATAGACCTAACATTGGAATCTTTAGTCCAGCTAGAATCATATAGACAATCATCTAGAATTAAAAAAGCATCGGGATTAATATTAGAGCTACCATAACTATCTTCTTCGTGTTTCTTTTTTTTAACAATCATTTTTTGTCTCTTAAGAGTATTATGAATAATTTGCGGGGTATAATTATCGTGTATAAATAAACTTGGAATTATATGGCCGTAAAAACAGTTAGCAGATTCGGTGCCTGATATAACAGTCCCAATAGGAACATCTTGATGATAATATAGTAAATCTCTGACTAAAAAACTCTTACCTGTCTCTCTTTTTCCAATAAAAACACATACCTTATCTTTTTTAATAGAGGTAATATCAAATTTTTTAATTTCCAAATTCATTAATATTCACAGATAGATTTTTTATTTTATTTAAGACGCATTTTTTATAGCCTAAAACAAATCTTATCAAATCAAATGTTTTTTAGTTTATTTTTTTTTATATCTTTATATTAAATGGCTCATCATTGGTTCAAGAATATTTTTGGTGTGGAAGAAAAACCTGATGCTGCTAGAAATACTAAAATTGGTATTGAAACTGACGCTACCACTGGCACAGTTTTTTTAAAATGTAAAGTAGGAAATGCTAATAGAAAATATATTGCGGGGCGTTTTTATTTAGATACTTTAGGTAATATCAAAAATGAAGCTATCGCAGCGTTACAACAATTCCAGAGAACTGATTCATCGACTTGGGCATTCCCAAATACCTTACAGGTTTTGAATATTGTAGTTAATGATATTATGAATGATACTGGATACTTATGTAATAAAGATGCGGTATTTCAAGTAGCTTCCCAAACAAATTGCTTAGAATTTACCAGTGAAAATGGAAAGCCTGAAGATGGATTCACTAACTATTATAATGACCTAACTCAAGGACCTGCTTGTTCCTTAGCTGCTCCAGCAGGAACCTATATTAGAAATTATTTTTCTGTGCCTCACGGTACTAGTTTTAAAGAACAAACAGAAGCACAACAAATAAGCACTCTTAGTGAATTAACACATCAATTAGGAGGAGGAGTAGACCAATATTTTACTATTAGAAATGGATATATCAAGATGGATGCGGCTCAAAAAACTGATTTTACCACAAAACTAGCAGACCCTCTATTACAAGGAGTAAATAATATGCGGGATAATTTTTTAAATCATATCCAGATTGGAGTAAATCTAGATACAGAAGTATTATTAGATAGAATAAATACACAATTAATACCTTATGATTATATGAATGATTTAAGAAATAAGTTTACCGTCACGCAGGTTTTTTGTTCCGCTGTAAGTTTTGGTGCTGTTCCACATGGCACTGTTAGAAATACAAAAGATCCAACAAATATTGATATATTAGCCAAGTCTATATTACAAGCTCAGTATGAAGCAACCTTATGGGTTGGAATTATAAATGCTATACAAAAAGGTATTAATGCGGTATATCTAACTAAAGTTGGCGGTGGAGTTTTTGAAAATGATGATATCTGGATATATGAAGCTATTGAAAGAGCTCTTAAAATTATGAAGGAATATTCAGTTCCTCTGTGTGTTTATATTACTCATCATCAACAAATATCTCATCGTAATTATTATAATTTAGAGGCATATACAACTGATTTTAGAGTAGAACCTGGAATTGATTTACAACATATTAAAACTTTGGTATCTAAAACTAACGTAGAATTAGGTAAATTAACAAAAAAATTACAAAAAAATCTAACTACTACTGGTACTACTGTTTACTCTAAGCAAGTCTACACAAAATTAGATAAATGTAAAAATGAAATTGCTGCTATCACGAATGCTATCTAATCTTTCCTCATTTTACTGAATTTTTTTTATTTATTAATTTTTTTTTACTAACGTTTCACTAACGTTTTACTAAAGAAAGTGTAAATTCCGGAACCTTATAAAAATCACTTGACCAGAAAATATTGAGACTGAATAGCCGTTCTCCATTTTTAACTAGATAAAAGCGGATACTGGCTTTTTTAAGATAATCAGTATCTAGAACCAGGTTCATATTTTCGAAATGTCTATGACTTGAATTTAACTGTGTTAGTTCAGGATTATGTAGAAGAAATACTGGAAAATTGTATTGTGGAAATGTGATACTCTGGCATATTTTATTAGCAATTGTTACTTTATGGTGTTCAATTAGTTCTATGAGGTTTTCCCAATATTTGTTTCTTCCGGGTGAATAAGCCATATTATCTTTAATATCTTGATTTTTAGCATCAGCGGTGTTGTAATATCCATAAAATTCTAGGTGTTCTTTTTTCAAAGATTGGAAATCTGGTGGTAAATCCACTAGTTTGGAAAGTGGATGATGAAATATACACTGATTTGTTCCTCTGACTAGTCCAAACCGTTCATTTTTATTGTTTCTAATAATAACATCTAAGTCCAAAAGATTTGACTGATATAGAACTTTTTTTTGAATCTTTGCTTCCTGAATATTGGGAAAGAATGTTTTGATATGATGAATGTATTCCAGGTATTTTTGAATAGATACTGGATTACTAAGATGTAGATTAATTAGATATGTAGCTAGCTGAGTAGTTACCACTTTACTAGATAACCTATTAATATCATCTAGAGTCTTAGTATCTGGAAACATCATTACAACCGAAATAATTAAATTTTGGTAAGAATATCTATGTGAAATCTTTTTAATTTGTTCTAGTGTATCTGATGATTTATTTTTTTTTTTTATCAATCTCACTTTATGATGTGCCGCAATATTACAATATGTTTTTCTAGTTTTCATCGATTTTATACAATGTAGACAATCTTGACCTTTTTGGTTTTGTCCGGGTTGAAGAGTAAACATCATATGTTTAAAATGAAATATCAGTCAAAATTCAATTTTATTTAACTAGTAAAATAAGATTTTATTTAATAACTTAAAAATACTTATTTTAACAATTAATAATGTCACTTCATAAACTTTCACTTCAAAAATTAAAAAAGAAATGTCAAGAAATTTATATAATTCTATTGAAAATACCTTAGAATTAGATAATGCACAGACATATCTACCTGCATTTACTCAAACCTTGAAATTTGATAATAGTTATAGTAAAAAAATGTTTATTTTAAATTCTAAGTTTGTGCTATTAGGCATAGACAAGGAAAAAGTAATAAATATAGAAAATAATTCTTCTACTGAAATTAAGATTACAGATAAAAGTAATAGTCCTGACAATGACAGTAACAAGTCTGGGAATAGAGATAAAAATAAAAATAGACTTTCTTTTACCATAAACCAAAGTTTACAAGGTAATATAATGGGTAAAATTGTGAATCATAAATTGTATCAAAAATCAAAGTGTGAAGATGATTATCAGAGATTTGTAGCTGAAATACCTATGTTTATCAAAAGTAATCCCCTGCTAGATGTTATTAGTTATATGGAAGGAAAATATGATTTTCATTCTTCTATTCCTTCCGTCTTCTCTATGTTAACTAATAAAAAGATAAACGATATCAATAATAATGCTTACTTAGAAGTAATATGTGCCTATTTCCTAAATTTGTTACAGGAGAAGAAAAAATGCACTTTGTTTCCCCATTTTTACGGAGCTTTTAATGGTTTAGCACGTAATTACGTTCACGATATTAGTGAGGATTATCCTCATATTAGAAATAGCTCTTGGTTTGAAGATAAAAGTGAATCACTAGGATATGAAGTAGTTAGAAATAATAATCTTCAGGATTATCAAGCTCTTTCATTTAAAAATATACAGAAAATAGACTATAATATGGAAAAAGACTTACAATATAAAAAAGGAAAAGAAGATGAAATCAACGGATTAGATTCCCAAGTAGAACAAAATTTTAATACACTGAATAGGGATGATGATTTATGGGATAAAGAACAAAATTTAGAAGCAGTTGATTGGAGTATTGTTCCAACTAAAGATGATAAAAATAAAGATGATAAAAATAAAGACTGTGAATCAAACCTAGAATTAGAAAATTTTGATATTAATAGTCTAGAAGAATTTAACTCTGAAGAAAAAAGTGATATAGATAATATAAGTGACGATTGTAGTGAGGGAAGTTGGTCAAGTTTAAGTAGTGATGGTAGTTGTATATTTTCAGAGACTTTTCTAAGAATCAAAAATTTTCCAGTTCAAATTTTAGCTATGGAAAGGTTAGATATTACACTGACTGATTTAGTAAAACAAACACTCAGTTTGGGAGAGTGGAAAAGTATTTTATTTGAAGTATGTTTTGGGTTAGCGGTAGCTCAGAAAAATTTTGGTTTTATTCATAATGATTTACATTCTGATAATATTATGTTTAAAAAGTGTAAGTTAGAATATAAATATTATAAATATCAAAATACTTTTTTTAGAGTCCCTACTTGGAATCGTGAGACCAAAGTAATTGACTTTGCTAGGGGAATTTTGAGAGTTGGAAAAAAAAATATATTTTAGTGATGTTTTTAAAAATGAAGGTGATGCAGGAGGTCAGTATCAATATTTGAATACACAGAAAAAAAAAAAATTTAACTTTCACTTTGATTTAGCGAGGTTAGCTACTACTATTAGAGAGTTTACGGAGAATAAAGGGGAATTAAAAGAAATAGATAAACTTTTAGTTAGTTGGTGTTTAAATAAAAATGGCGATAGTTTTCTAGAAATGGATGATAATTTTAGTTTATACGTTGATATTGCATCTACAGCTAATAATTCACTTCCAAGAGAACAGTTAGAGAATTCAATTTTCCAGGATTTTATTGTTAAATCAGAGGATATACCAGCGGATCAGGAAATATTTAATTTTAGTGATGATAGCTAACTAGTAGATATTAATCTTATAATTTGATTTATAAATCGATATTTGACAAGAATTTAGATTTGATTTTTTATTTATTTTGCACGTAATCTTTTTTCATTTTATTTCTAAGTTTTTTAAGGACGTGTTCTCTAGCTTCATTGAGAGAAATATCTTTATAATCGCGTTCTGACTCAGAGCTACTTTCCGAACTACTAGAGTCACTAGAGTCACTACTACTAGATTCATCATCATCTTGTTCTTCTAATATTTTTAAGTTTCTTCTTTTTTCGTAGTTGGAACTTTTTATTCTACTTTCAAGTGTTTTATCCTGAGAATCCTTTAGACGTTGAGATTCTATTTGCTCTTTCTCTACTGTTTTTAATTCATCTATTAAATCCTCTTTGATTTTTTTTTTCTTTTCTTGACGGTCTGTAAATTCATTGAGGGAATGTTTTTCTAATATACTTTTATTCCCTCTTTCTGGAAAACTGATATCATCTAATTCTGTTTTTTTAAGTTTATTATTTTTTTGATAGTAATTCATATATATTTTTTTCTTTTTTGAATTTTGAAAAGAATCATCAATCTCACTTTCTAAATCATCTGTGTCTATATCTTTTCTGTCAATTTTCTTGGTTATTTTTTCTACTTCTTTTTCTATTTTTTTCTCATATGAAGTATCCTTTTTTCTATCTAGGTTTTCACTTTCTTCGATTTTAATTGGATTTTTGATTTCGTTGGTATTTTCTTTATTAGTAGTAGTCAATTCTTTCTTGCTTTCATTCTCAGTTGATTTATTTTTGGAAACAGTATTATTATTTGTTTTTTTTTTATTTTTTAGAGGAGATTTGAAATTTTTTTCATATTGTAGGATTTTATTTTTATCTACTAAATTAGGTAGATTATCAATAAAAAATTCTATTTTTTCACTCATATTAGTAATAAAAAATAGATTGAGGAGAATTAAAATCCCCAGAATTTGATTATAATATCCTATATATAGAGATAGTATAATAATCCCTAATTTTACAAATAGAATATTAAGAATATTTTTGAGAGATAGTAAGAAAGTCTGGTTAGGACTACGTATAGTTTCACTAACAATCACTAAGGTAATAACTGCTACAAAATAAGTGAAATACCTATCTTTACATATTTTAATACTGACTTTTTTAATATTTTTAGTATTCAGAAGGTTTTTTGTATTTAATAATGACATTATATTATTATTAGTGATGAAAAAAAAAATATAAATAAACAAGATTAGATAAATTAAAAGTTTGGCGTTCCAGTGTGAATGACATCATTAATATCAGAAATTACTAAGTCTGGCTGACTGGAACTAGATGAAACCGCTTGGGCTTGAGGATTCATGCTACTAATAGTATTTCCACCACCTAGGTTCATAGGAGTCATTCTAGCATTCGAATTAGAAGTGGATACGTTAGGGTTCATCTGTGGAGCTACGTTAGAAACTGGATTACCAACTGGATTCGCATTTACACTGACCGACCCTCCAATTTGCTTAGCTGTTAGAAATGTAAGCATATTTTTTTTTTTCATAAAATATAATCCACTTCCTAGACAGGCTGACATAACAACAAATATTTTAGCACATTCTACCATATCAACCTTTTCCTTTTTCTTGACAATTTTTTGGTTCACATAGTGAAATACTACAGCGATAGTTCCTGCTAAAGCACCTAATACTATTGGATTTTTGAGATGTTGCGACATTATAATTTTTTGAGAGAAATTAAAAAAGTAATTTTAAACTTACTAGAATTAAATTAAGTTAGTCAAAAAATTTAAAGTTTTTTTTTTTGGGTTTGCTAAATTTAGAAAGTGGTTTTTTACTTTCATCTTCAATGATTATAGTTTTAGTATTTTTCTGTTCCGTTAAATTTTCTTGAGTGGTTTTTTCAGTGGGTTCTATTTTTAAATCTTTCGGTTCTATAGCACTAAAATTAATTAGCTCACCATCTTCTATTTCAAAATCACTGTCTAAGGTTTCTAAATTGAGATTATCTAACCCTACTTTTTTAAATTTAATATTTTCAATCGTAGTTTCTTCATCACTTAGATCTTCAGATTCGCTATTTTCAATATTATTATCATATAATTTAGTGTCTATTATATTTTTGACTTGTTTAATATCTTCATTATCTAAAGACCTATTGGTTTCTACTATGGGTGTCATAGAAGACTGGGTAATAGAATCTGTCTTAATTTCTAACTTCTTTATTTCAGGATTTTCTTGTAATATATCTGTAGTTTGAGTTGTATCTAAATTAATTTCAGAGATTTCTAACTCTTTATCTAACTCATTATCTTTACTATCAGCAGGTATATTTGGTATATTTGGTTTTGGAATATCAGCAGGAGTATCCAGATTAATATCTTCTAAGTTAAATTCTGATAAATCAAAATCATTGCTATCTAGGTTATCTATTTTTAAATCGATATTTGGTTTTTCTAAGCTTTCAGGTTCGGGTTTAGATTCAGATTCAGATTCAGTAGTTTCTAATTTAACATCTGGAGTCTTTGTTTCTAATTTAACTTCTGAATCTGGATTTAAATTGCCTAAATCTAACTCTTCTATCTGTAAACTATTTGGTTCCTTTTCTTCAAAAACTACCTCTACTGGAGGTGGAGTGGTTTCACTGGAATTTTCAGTATTTGAATTTAAAAAATCTAATTTTGAGATGCCATTATTTTCATCAGCAATTACTTCTTTATTTTCATCTAACTTACTTGTACTTGAAATTATACTATTCGATAATGATTTTTCTACATTTGTTTCTTCGCTAGTTTTTTCACCAGCTCCTTCACTACTAATATCATTTTTACTGATAAGGTCTTGGGTAATGTCTATTTCATCTAGATTTTCAACCTTCATATCTTTTTTGGCAATACCAATATCTACTGATTCTATTTCTTCTAAATTATCTAATAAAGAATCATCATTAGCCTGTGGATTTTTAACAATTTCTAATTCTTTTTGGACCATTTTTTTAAGATTTTCTTTATAATTATTAGGTATTAGAGAATCTGAAGACGCATCATCTTCAAAACCACTGCCCAAATATTCACGTAGAATATTTTTAACGGGTAATAGTTTTCTAATGGTTTCCTCAATACATTCTTTAATAATTCGATGACCGTCATTAATGTTTCGTTGATACTCGGAATGAGAAACTTGATTGCTAAAAATATAAGGGTTTTTCCAAAATTCACGGGCAGATTCAATATAACACTTGTGGATAAAATGGTCTATTTTGGGGATTTTTAAATTTATTTTTTTCTGTTTATTACCACTTTTAATCGCTGTTAAAATTTTGGTATGACTTAAAAATACCGCAGTCACTAAATCATCTAACCAATCACATTTTGAATCATCAATAATTCTTTCATATTCTTCGTCTATTATTTCTTGATTCCATTTTGGTATTTGGGAAAGCTGTTCTTGAAATCTCATCAGGACTTTTCGATCTTGATTCATCTTACAAATAGAACAGGTAGAACTATAAATTGACTTAATACCTTCGAATATAAAAGGAATTAGTATATTAGTGAGTTGCTTAGTATATTCTATCTTAGCGTCTACTAAAACTGTAATATTATCTTCCATAGTGCGTTATAAATTATAACTAACTATTTTTTTAAAAAATAAAACGAATCATTAAAAATATAGTATTTAAACTTTTCGATAAGTTTTTTGAAATGCGTTTTTCTCTACACCATAAAATCCAGAAGCCTCATTTTCCAGGAGTATATAATCACCTTTTTTCATTTTCATAGTGCCTCCCCAACTTGGAATTATTTCTACTACATTTTTTTTGTTTTTTAGATTGGAAGGAATTTGAAATCCAGTTCTTTCCACCTTTTTATTAGTAGCATCTCCTAACTCATAGGTATTTAAAAATTTATCTAATTGTAAACCATATTTTTCTCCTTTCACTCCAGATATAACTACATCACCCTTATCTAACTTCTGTTTAGTTTCGATTTTACCATTAATTTTAGTTATAACTAGTGTAGATTTAGTTAAAATAGTGTATGTTTTTGGTTTTAAGTCTTCGTAGTTTTCTACTGACATAAATTTGTATTTCATAATTTTGCGTGAATATTTATTGAGTTTTTTGCTTTTTTTTAATTCTCCTATTTTATTTTGGATTAGTAATTGATCCATTTTATATGATATGATATAATATGATATAATATAATAAGATTTTTATAAGATGATATAATATAATAAGATTTTTATAAGATGATTTTTATAAGATAATGATAAAAATATAATAAGATAAAAGTATGATAAGATAAAAATATGATAAGATAAAGATAAAATTTAATAACTGGAAAGAGATTGGGTATATGGATTATCTTCGAATGCCTGTAATATTTCATTTTCTAATCTTTCAACATTAATATTTTGTTGTAGTGGTATTTTTTCGTTAGTAGTGGCTCCTTCAATCATACCGGGAACTGCGCTATATATTTTTTCCACATTCATATCTCTAATATTGATAATATCCGATTCTAACTTTTTAATATCAATATTAATATCGTCTTGCCCTACATTCAATTTAACACTTGTTTTGGTAGGAGTTCTACCTTGAGCTATTTTTTCTTTATTATAATTTAGTTGTGCGTTATAAGAACTATCATAAGAAGTTGGTTTTTCGTGTTCTGAATTGGCGACTCCCACATAATCATTATCGGATAAAAATTGTTTACTGGTATTCTTGGCTTCGTAATTGGTTACTAAATATCCCTCTCCATTTCCTTTTCCTACATCACCATCGGGTATACCAGTATATTCCACATCTGAGGTGAATTGTCTATTAGTATTAGGCGCTTGAACACCCTTGGTTAGATAACCATCTGATTTATCTTGTCCTGGATTTCCTATATTACCTGCTCTAACGTGATGAATATTAGTATCTTTAATAGTAGCCTGAGGCACATCATTTGGATCGTGAACAGTTAATTTTTTCTCTCCACTTAAATTGAGTGTTTTATCAACTTCTTCTACTGTATTTCTTCCTGTTATTCTAGCATCATCTTGTAATGGTATTTTATTTTTACCACCACTATGTTCTTTTAAGTTTCCAGTTCTATTATCGTGAATGTTAGTTTCTTTAATTGTGGTTCTAGCTACGTCGTTAGGGTCATAAACTTTTAATTTCTTAGGTCCATTCATATTTCCGGTTCTAACATCGTGAATATTGGTTTCTTTAATGGTGGTTCTAGCTACATCATTAGGGTCGTGTACTTTAATTTTAGAAGGTCCATTTAAGTTTCCGCTTCTAACATCGTGAATATTAGTTTCTTTAATGGTGGTTCTGGCTATGTCATTGGGATCATATACTGTTATTTTCTGTGGTCCTGCTAAATTTCCACTTCTATTATCGTGAATATTAGTTTCTTTAATAGTAGTTCTCATAACATCATTAGCATCGTGAACAGTCATCTTGAGGGGCATAGCTGCTTTAAAGTTTCCAGTTGGTCTGGAATTGCCTATGAAATTTTCTTTTCTAGATGTTTTCATAATATCCTGAACTGGAGCAACTACCGATTTAACGATAGTGGTAAAATTTAGAAGTGGACTCTCTTTCTGTGTTGTATCTCTTTCATTAAGTGGTAGGTTAATTGAATTTTTTCCGTAATTTTCGTCATCTTGATTTTCCTTCCAGTTTCCTGTAGCATTCGCATTTCTGATACCTGAATTAACATAACAGTTACGTGTAGATTTTTTATATAATCCTCTTTTAGTGGGTCTCACGTGGGCTATAGGACCAGCTTGACCAGTATAAGACATAGAACACTGACGATTGGTTCTTTTTGCCCTTACCTTATCTCTAGTTCGGTTCTTCTGTCTCACAACACTAGTAAGATATCTTTCTGGTGAATTGCGATAGTAAGTCTCAGGTTTATTTTTAGATGGTTTATTTACCAAACCTCTTTGTATTTCCTTTTGACCGGCAACAACTCTTCCACGATAGGTTAGTTTAGGATTAGTAGCAACTCTTAATTCATCTACAGTTTTGGGTTTAATATAGTCTAATGTATTTGCTTGTTGAAAACCACCTTGGGGATTACTGGTAAAACCAGCATTTAATCCGGGACCTACTTTTACAGCAGCGAATTGGAACTTCATTTTGTTTTTTATCAGAGGCTAAATATCTTTGAAATGTTTCATCTCCGTGTACTTGACTTCCATACACATTATTGACATTAAATTTAGGGTCAAACATAGTGGGAACTTCTGTTTTATTTCGATAGTGTTTGTCATTTCCACTAAATGTTTCTACTCTAGTGGAATTCACATTATCAACTGTAGATTGTGTCGCGTTAGAGCCAAAAAACGGAGTCATATTACTATGGCTAAAATTTTCAGCTGATATTCTTTCCCCAGATAGAGGACTAATTATGTATTTTTTATCATTAATATTTTGTTCCCGGATATCTTGTAATTGTTCGTGTATTTTAAATTTGTTAGTTTGATTCAAAATATTTTGATTAAAATTTCGAGGAATCGTATTTGTTTGGAGAGCGTTTATACTATTCCTAAAACTACGGTCAACTAATTGTTGTTCTTGGGTTCTGGCTCTTTGAGTTATATTATTTTGATATATATTTCTTTGTGGAGACACCAAATCCATATTAGTATAATTATATATTTTAATTTTTATAAAAATATTAATTATATTACTAACTTAAATATTATGGTATAATGTTTTATTAGTATGACCGTTTTAAAATATGACGAAATAACTATAAAAACAATTAAAAACTCTTTCGATTATAAGACTAACCTAGATAATCCATACTTAATCGAAAGAAGTACTGAACTTATTGATGATAATTTCTTACAAATTTTAAAAGTAATAGAAGAACAAGAGAGGAAGATAGCACAGGAAATAAAGAAATATCATCCAAAATTAAATAAAGCTAAGGGATATCATAAATATTATAACTCGGATAAAAATAAAAATAAAAAACAGTTTGATTTCTTAAGAATTCCTAAAGAAAGACCGGTAACATTTCTAAATAAGAAGGGCGAAAAAGAAGATGAATTAAAGAAAGAAATAAATAGTAATTTGAATAAATTATCTCCTGCGAATCAGAAGAAAATATTTACGAAAATCATAGAATTATATCAAAAAAATCTAGATAGTTTTGACTATCATCATTTTATAGATATTCTATTTGATAAAGCAGTGATGCAGCCTATCTATTGTCCATTATATGTTAAATTATTTATGGAATTACGTCGTAATTATTTGACAAATTTAAAAGCTAAGTTGGATGAGTCTATGGAAGAAGAAGAACTCAATGACGATTTAAGTGGTTTAATTAGAGATAAATGTAATCTTTTTATGAATATGATAACTGAATTTAAGAATCAAGATGACGCGGTGTTAAATGTAAATGACTATGATGATTTTTGTGCTAAAAATAAAGAGAAAGTTTATAAAAAGGGTTTTTCTCAATTTATAGGTGAATTATACAAAAATAGATTTGTAGATTCTAACTATCTAACTAATTATTTGAATGCTCTATCCGAAAATATTATTAGTAATCTAAATCAAAATAATACGCAGGTGGAAAATGCTTCTATTTGTTTAGTTCAATTAATGGATACCGCTATTAATAAAAGATTATTTAGAAATCATAAATGTTGGGATAAAATTAGGGAAATTAAAGACCATCCTAATCTGCCTAAGAAATTAAAATTTAAATTTATGGATTTATTAGGAGTTTAATTTGTTTAGGAGTTTAATTTGTTTAGGAGTTTAATTTTCATATTTGTTTTCTTTTTTTTAGTATATATATTTTTATTGAAATTATGATTGACCATAATTTTTTAGAATCAAGAAAAAGTGATTTAATAGATATCTATAAGAAAGAAAGATTTATGAATAATAAGGGACAGGATGGAGCTCTTATCCTAGACTATCGTAAAGAAAATAACGTGGATGTATATTTTTGGACTGTGGAAAATATGGTGCCTCATATTAAAGAACTATTTATAGAGGAATATAAAAAAAATATAGACCAGACAAATTTAGCTTATGTAATTTTATTAGATAACACTGATATTGAAATGAAGGTTTATAAATATAAATATAAAATGGAATAATAAATATAAAAATGGAATAATAATTTGTATAATATAGGTTATGATATGGTGGTTAAGAATATAAACCTAAACTATTATGACCTAGTATATATGATTTCCTACTACACTAATTATAGGAATAGTTCGCCTTGAATATAGTTCACCATCTCCATAGGAGTTGTAGAATTCTGGAAGTAATCGTAGTAGGGGAAGTCAGGGAGGTCGAGACGACTCATTGACATCTTATTTTTGATTAGTTCATCGACATTGCGCTGCCATTCCTGAAATGGAACAGCATACATTTCATCATCGTCGTGATAGAAATCTTGTTTCACTGAATTAGCTATCTTTACTGGGTCATTCTCTGCGAGGAACCAGTTATAGAAAGGATACAGCCTCATATCTTCTTCAGTTAGTTCAAATGTACCCCGAAGAATCGTTTTGACCGTGTCCAGCCACTGTTCGAATGTAAGTCCATTGACAGTGACCTGTGAATGATTCGCTGCTACAGTTTCTTCTTCGAAGTCGAAGTCCATATCTTCTGGAGGAACCGTAGCAGGCTCTTCTTCCATAGATGAATCCTCGAACATTTCTACTTTTGCCCTTTTACTCGGTCGAGTAGCGACATAGAAAGTCGTCTGCTCAGCAGGGTATTCATTATCAAAATTGCGCTGGTACCGTTTACCGGAACGAGTGCGAAGATAGGTGGTGGATCGTGTGGTTGCCATTTTGTTTTGTTTGTTTGTATTTATTATATGTTTTTCATCAAATAAAAAATAGGATTCAATTTTTTATTTTTTTTAACTTTACACCTTTTTAGATTTAAAACACCGGCTTTCTAATATTTAGGGCATTAACCGATTTTGTTAATTTTAGTTAACTTATAAATTTATTTTAAAGTAAAACATATATAACGAAAATGGTTAAATATAGTTGTGAAAGATGTGGAAAAGGATTTTCTCAAAAATCTCATTATGATTCTCATAATATAAGCAAAACCCCTTATGAAAATAATGCTGATAAAATTAAGGCACTTGTAGATAAAGCAGTTGAAGAAAAATTAAAAGAATTAAATAATGAAAAATTGATTGTTGAAAATGAAGAAATAACTGCAAATACAGATAAAATGGAACATCAAACAAAAGAACATAAAAAAATTAAGAAGAAAAAGTTTAAAATTGTTGATAATAAATTAAAATTTATTGATTTATGTTCTGGTATTGGTGGATTTCACTTTGGTTTAAAAAAACATAAATGTGTATTGGCGTGTGATATTAATAAATGGTGCCGAGAAAGTTATGAAACAAATTTTAAGATTAAATGTAAAGAAGATATATTTGAATTAAATGTAGATGAACTTTGCGATTTTGATATTTTATGTGCTGGATTTCCTTGTCAACCATTTAGTTCAGCTGGTTTAAAGAAAGGAATGAAAGACGATAGAAGTAAAGTTTATGATAAAATTATAAATATTGTTTCAGAAAAACAACCAAGAATAGTATTATTAGAGAATGTTAAAAATTTACTTGTCATGAATAAAGGAGAAGTAATTAAAAAAATTGTATCCGATATAGAAAAATTAAACTATAATGTTTCATACAGCTTATTAAATATTGCTAATTTTGGGTTGGCGCAAAATAGAGAAAGGGTTTATATTGTTTGTATAAATAAAGATAAATATGATATATCCTTCAATTTTAAAAACTTAAAAAGTATGAATATAAGAAAAAATTTAAAAGAAATTATTGATTTTAATAATAAAGAATACATAGAAGATAATAAATATGTATTACTTGAAAATTATAAAATAAAAACCCAAAAGTCTGGATTAATATTTTGTGGTTACTTAAAAGGTAATCTCCGAAAAAATGGGGCTTTACCAAATACAGAGCATTTATCGCGTGTTCATAAACAACCAAACAGAATATATCATATAAATGGAGTCAATCCCACATTAAGTTCAAGTGAAGGAACCGGAAGATACTATATTTATGATGGAAATGGTGTCAGGCGATTGAGTGTTAAAGAATGCTTTAAAATTATGGGTTTTCCTGACGACTATATTTTTCATAATAAAACTAATGTTAATTATTGTCAAATTGGAAATGCTGTTTCTCCAGTTATAATTAATAATATTTATAATGAATTATGTATTCAAAACTTTATTCAAGATCCTTTGGTGTAAATCCTATGAGTTTTAAATGTTCAAACGTGTAATAAATATTATAGTATCTTTAATATTCATTAATTTTGCGATACATACATAGAACAACAGTATTCTCGTCTACATTCTCAATAAACATATCATAATAAGGTAAATCTGGTAGATTAATAGAAGTAGTATGAAACACATGAGCAAAAAGGGAATCAATCGCATTTTTCCACTGATGGAATGTCTGTCCTCTGTTATTAATCTGTGAATTCATGGTTGAAGATGTCATATTATGATAGGGTTATTATATTATATTTTTTTACTAATTCATATTAATCAATTTTATTTTTTAAAGGATGCATATCGTTATATATCTTGGTTTAAATTGTCTCTATTTCATTTTTGGGGTCTTATTAATTAATACCATTCGAAAGGAGTTCCTAAATAAAGCGAAGGAAAAAACACTGTTAGAACAGGAATCTCCAGATATATTTTTCCCCCAAGTTAGAGAAAAAAACAGTTATTATCTCCACGAAATTATGAAAAAAAAGAAAAAACCTAAATACATATTTATTTTACCTCACGGAGAAATGTTAGTTAGACCGGGAGATTTTTGGAATTTATTCTCAACAAAATATTATCATAATTTGGAATATATTCATAATTTTATTGTGCCAAGCTATAGTCCAGGAGAATATATGGAAAGACGTCGGTTAGAAAAGGATATTTATACTTGTAGAAAATTTCCACTAGTTTTTATTTTGAGACATCATAAAGAAGATAATATAATCTTTATGGTAAACTCTAAGAAAGAATATTATGATTTACAAGCGGAATTTAGAAAAAAATCTTATCAATTGATACAAAAAATAGATAGTAGTATTTATTCCTATCAGAAAAAAATATTCGTAATAGAAAGTTTTATGTTAGTTATTAAAGAACAAAAAAATATTAGTATCTACAGATATCCAGATTTTAGATATTTATTGTTAGATTTAAAAAAAAATAATTTAATACACTGTCGTCATATGGCAAGATTATTTTCTACCGTATTTTTTGAAAAACCATTTGAAAATATGATAGCTAGTATGGACAAAAATTATCAGTTTCTACTAGCTAACTTAACCGATATGTTAGCGGTCGATTTTAATTTGTTAGGAACTACCTTTTTTGAAGTTTTTAGTGTGAAATATATTATGGATTCCTCTTTTAGATTATATATCTATCAAATAGACCAAAAAATTGATATAGAAAATGAAGAGGATTCTAAATTATATAAAAATATAATTAGTGAAACTTTTAAAATCGTAAAAAATACAGAAAAGGAGGAATCTAACTTAATACCTATAGTTAGTTAGTAATAGTTATAAATAGTTAGTAATAATTAAAGATTCTTTTATTTATTTGTTAGATTAGAAAATATTATTTTTTATGCTATCATTATGAACCTAAAAACTTTAAATTCACAAATAGTGGATTTTTTAAAACATCCTGATTTAAATTCTAGTGATTTCGACATATTCACCAAATTTATTACTGAGAAGGATAATGTAAAGTTAGTCAATAATTATTTGAATAGAAATAAAAATATGATAGAGATTGGAAGTAGTATTGATGCCCTTTCTACTAGAAAATTTATCTCCATTTTCTTATTTTTAAAATTCCCGGAAATTTATAAAATAGATTCCCACTACAAAATAGGAAAGGAATTATTAAATTTAGGGAAACAAGTTAAGTTTCTATTTAAAAGTATTTCTATCTATCTTGGGAAAACTAGTGATAAATACGATAACATTATGGATGATAGTAGATTTCATAATTCCTATATTCCCGTTTTAAAATCCTTCTTCCGTAAGTTTAATCTTTATTTAGAAGCCTTTGATACTTGGAAGAGATATGACTTAGAATATCTTATTTTTAAGATGAGTTTAGATTATTATAAATTCGAAAAGAAAATGAAGGATCCTATCAATCAACAAATATTACCTGAATTATTTTCAGCTTGCGCAGAACAAAAAAAAAAAATAATTAAATATGTCAAAAAGTTAGATGCGCAACAAGGTATTTTAAAGTTTGGAGAATATTTAGATATAATTAAAGAATATCAAAATATGGATGATAATATATCTCATAATATAGTTCAGAATATATTAACTCAGAAAATATCTAGCACTATTCATAGTAATATTATGGTAGAAGAATGGGATAAGTTAGAGTCTGATTTAGAAGATTTTAATTTTGATATGTTAGCCAAAATGTTAGTGAAAATTAAAGAGGCTATTCGTGAATGTGTACCCAATAAAAAACATATTCATATAGAAATAGAAGAAATTATTGATGAAGAATTTATTATTAATCAAATTAAAGATGATGTTTTTAACATCCCGGATTTTAAGAAGATGATTGATTATTTATTATCTATTTTACGAAAATTCCAAAGTCCTAGTGAGGATGATAATACTAATCTTTTAGAAACAGAATTAAATAATTTGTTAGATGATTATGAATATAATTTACCTTTTATTATTAGATTCTTCTTGGAAAATATTTATATTAGGTTTGATAATATACGGAGACAATATTACCTGTTTATCACTAAAGAAAAAAAATAGTGTTAGCTAAATGTTAATGTAAATAAATGTAAATGTAAATAAATGTAAATATAAATGTAAATAAATGTAAATAAAATTGATATAAACGATTTATTTGATATATAGTTAAAAAAATTATTGAATAAAAAATGTGTGGAATTTTCGCGATTTTCGGTAATCAAAATAGCACCAGCTTTCTAGAGCAAAGGGATAAATTCCTACAGTGTTCAAAAATGTTGCGTCATCGTGGTCCTGATTGGAATGGTATCTATTTAAACGAAGACAAAAAAGCAGTAGTCTGTCACGAAAGACTTTCTATTATTGATGTAGAACACGGGGCTCAGCCACTTCAAGGTAGGGTTGACGGAAATGAATCAATATATGGAGATTATCAGCTATCTGTAAATGGAGAAATCTATAATCATCGACAGATTCGTAAAACTGTGATTCAGGATAGATATTTATTTGAGACTAATAGTGATTGTGAAGTAATTATTCCACTTTATCGTGAATTTAGGGAATCTTTCCTTAACATTCTAGATGGTGTATTTGCTTTCTTCCTATATGATTCTGGAAATCACGATTTCCTAGTTGCCAGAGATCCTATTGGCGTGAATCCATTATATTATGCTGTAAACAGTATTGGGGAATGGTGTTTCGCATCGGAATTGAAAGCTATTCGTGCTTGGGATAGTGAGTGTGTTATTAAGAATTTCCCTCCGGGACACTATATGAATAAAGCCCTAGTGCCAGTACGATATTATTATCCTCGATGGCATAATTTTACCCAGCTACACTATGAATACGACTTAGCTGAGGATATTATCCTCCAGAGAATTAGAGATACCTTAATTGAATCGGTAGAAAAGAGGATGATGGCAGATGTGCCATTTGGTACTCTTTTGAGCGGAGGTTTAGATAGTAGTCTAGTCACTTCTATCGCTTCCCGACTATTTAAAAAAAATACATCGTCTAGATGGCATCAAAAGCTCCATACCTTTTCTATCGGTCTGGTTGGTTCTCCAGATTTGAAATATGCTAGAGAAGTCGCTAATTTCCTAGGCACGGTACATCACGAGATTAATTTCACAGTTCAGGAAGGTATTGATGCTATTAGGGATGTAATATATCATTTGGAAACTTATGATGTCACAACTATTCGTGCTAGCACACCAATGTATCTTATGTCACGTAAAATTAAAGCTACTGGTATTAAGATGGTTCTATCTGGGGAAGGTGCTGATGAGATCCTAGGAGGATACCTTTACTTTCATAATGCTCCATCGGAGAATGAATTTCATAGAGAATGTATTGATAGGGTTAAAAACCTTCATTCTTTTGATTGTTTGAGAGCTAATAAATCAACTATGTCCTGGGGATTAGAAGTTAGAGTGCCATTTCTAGATAAACAATTTCTAGAAACTGCGGTTCCTATTAGACAGAATCTAAAACTGAATAAAATTGAGAAATACTGCTTGAGAAAAGCATTTGATACTCCGGATAATCCTTTTCTACCAGAATCTGTTCTATGGAGACAGAAAGAACAGTTTGGGGATGGCGTAGGATATAACTGGATCGATAGTCTAATTAGTATGACACAGGATATGTTTACACCAGAAGATCTCAAAGTAGCACAAGACAAATATACTACAAATCCACCACAGACCAAAGAAGCTTTATATTTTAGAAATGTATTTGAAGAACTTTTCCCTAACTGTGAAAATACGGTTGAGTATTGGATTCCTAATACGAAATGGCAAGGTGTAAAAGCTGACCCTTCCGGAAGAGCTCAGGCGGTTCACTTAGAAACAGGTATGACTAATAATGAATAGAAAATCGAATCAATAAAAAGAAAAAATTGAATTAGTATATCTAATTTAAAATTGATAATTAAATATTTTTATATTGTATATGGAAATTTATGAACCATGACTCAGACACTTGAAAAAATTCAAACTGTTGACTCAGATGGCAATACCGCCAATATTTCTTTCTCTGAACTGAATCATCTTATTAAGGAAGGCGACCCACAAGGTCGTAGCTTCAAGATATATCAGCGAAAGAACTCCAGTAATATGATGATTATTATGGAGAGAGAAAACAAAATCGAAAGAAGGTTTTCCTATGGGAACCTGATGTATGAATTTATGATTGGAAAAAACAACAGGGTTCTAAAGGGGCGTGTTTATGTTCCCGGAAGAAACCTGCCACCACGACATATGGTTAATAGCACTCCTACTGAAAGCTACACTATTGACAAGATACGGTTCGGTAGAGACTATAGCAAAAGCAACAGGTCTTTTGTTCTCTACTTTTATTAAATCTTTCCTAGAAAGATAAATACTTTTTATTTTATTTTATCTTGTTTTATTTTATTTTATCTTGTTTTATTTTATTTTATCTTATTTTATCAAGGTATTTTAATCCTAATTATCTTATTATCTCATTAGAAATCCAAATTTATATTTTTTTCTTAGTTAATATATAAATATATAAATGTATAATAATACTAAAAAAAGAAATAATGGTTTATCTTGGTCATCTTTAGATATTTCTACCAAGATTTTAATTATAGTCTTATTAGTTTTATTTATTGGTTTTTTAATATTCAATAAGTTCTTTTTGTAAAAATAATATTATGTTTTATTGTTTTCTAGAAAAATATATTTTTATAGTATATAATGGAATTAAAAACTAAAATTTTAGCTGGATACTTAATTATATTTGTATTTATATTTGCTATTTTCCCCTTTATAGAAGATGTTAGTGGATATTTAATGTTTTTTATCCCGTTACTCGCTTTTTTTGCGATTATTATCGGTGTTTATTTCTATCTAGAAAAAAAAAAAAAAAGATAAAAAGAATAATTAAAAAAAATTATTATTATATATAAGTAATGTTCGAAAATACCACAAATAATAATGAGAAAATACCTACTAATTTTAAATATATTTCTTTAGGTGTTATGATTTTATTAATATTATTCTTTTTATTAATATGTTATTGGCATTTTGTCTAATTAGGATTTATATTTCTTCTGATTTACCTTGAATATTCCATAGGGAATATCAACTATAACTTGACCTAAGAATTTAGGTACGATAAATTGAAGTTCAAAGGTTAGATTCACAAAGAAATTCAGGATTTGTAATATCCAATATAGTAAAGGTTCAATAGTAACTATTAAACTAGTCCAAAATTTACTTACTTGAATAGTATCTTTATAGGCTGGATTCCAAACGTAAGAATGGATAAAATCATATGAAACATTACCATAATAGGCTGTAAGTAATGATGAAAAGAAACCAATAAGATAAACTATTATTACTTTGGGCCAGGTATTAATTTTCATAGTAATAAATTTAGTTTCTTCGTCGGGGCCTAGATTTAAGAATTTCTTAGTAAAAGCGCCTTCTTTATCTAACAAAACTAGATAACCGAAGATAAAGAACACAAAGATAGTGAATGCCAATCTGGGTTCAAAAAATATATTTGATAGAACTTTACCAATATTTGCCATTCTTAATTTATAATTATATTATAAAGATATAATTTTCTAACTAACATTTTTTTTTAATTTTCTAACTAACATATTTTTTTTGATTTACCTTATATAAACCATAAGGAATATTCACTAACAAATTACCTACAATTCTAAATATTATATATTGTAATTCAAATGTTAAATTTATGAAAAACGTAAATACCGATAGAATCCAATATAATAAAGGTTCTACAGTAACTATTATAGTTGTAAACCATTTAGTGATTGGCATTCTTTCTTTATAGGCTGGATTCCATAGGTAATCGTGGATAAAATTATGTGATACATTATTGTAATATGTGCTAAGAAAAGCTGCTAAAAAGGCTATTGTATATACTGTAATTACCTTTGGCCAAGTGTTTAAAGTCATAGTTAGATATTTAGTGTCTTCAGAGGGACCAAAATTTAAGAATTTATTGCCGAAAAGCACCTTCTTCATCTAGTAAAATTAAATATCCAAGGATAAACATGACAAATATAAAAAATGCTATTTTTGGATTGAATAGAAAATCGCGTATAAATATTAAAGTAGACATTCTAAAAGTACGATGTATATAATTATTATGTAAAGATAAATAAAAAAAAATTTAATGTTGTAAAATTTAAAAAATAAAATCTTTCATAGCGAATGCCAGAACAATAAAATAGGCATCATAACTAACTTTATCCATTTCTTGCGTATCTATAAAATCAGATACAATAGGCATGTCTTTTAGAGTTTCTTTATTTTTTTTTAAAAATTCTATTACTAAATATCCAATAACTAAAGTAATACTGGAACTCACAAAACCCATTTTTAAAGGTGTATTTATTTATATTATTATATTTTATTCTGGAAATCTTATTTTGTTTTATTAAATAATAATATAAAACTTTTTTTTATTTACTAGTAAATAATATTTTTTCTTCTCTAACAATATATTATATCATTATAATCTAAAATGAATACTAAAAAATGTATTAGTTGTAAACCAAGTTCTAACAAAGTAGCGTCAACTACTAAAAAAAGAGCCAATTGGAAAGAAAAAAAAGGTTTAAAAACTATTTTCCCAGAAGATAAAGTTCCATCTTTAGTAAATTTAAAATTGGAAGTCCCCAAAGCAGCGAATCAAAATATAGAAATAGATTTAGGTTCCAAAATGAAAAATAGAATGGTCCTTTATTATGCTGCGGAAGATGCTCATCTAGAAAATTGTGCTAACTGTCATATTTCGGGTCCTAGTGAATCTTATAGTTCTTTCCAGAATAGAGGTATCGCTAAGTTAGATGGTTCTGGAAAAGGTATTCTTAAGATGAGATGTCCTAGGCCTTATCGCGAAGAAAATAAAACATATCTGCCTCACGTTCATTTTATAGTTTCTGATGCGTCTCGCAAAAGCTGGATACCTAAATTAATGACACAGTCAGTGGTTTGTAAGTTAGATTATTCAGAGATGGATAAAGTAGTAAAATCCGGATGTATGATGGTTATTAATTCTCTGCCTTTTGAATATTACGTGAAAAGCAGAATTCCAAATTCCGTGCCTTTAGACCATAACTTAGTTTTAGGAAAATTAAGTAAAAAAGAAGTAATTAGTTATATAGAATTAATGTTAGCACACTATCCAAAAATTAAAAAACAGGTTGATTCTTATAAGTTAGATATAATGGATGTGCCTATAGTTTCCTATTGTTATGATGATTCTTGCGAAGCTGATTGTGATCTCCAAATGAAACTTAATAAAATAGGTTTCACCAATGTTAAATTATATCCAGGAGGAATTATAGATTGGAATCGCAAACATAAGAAAAAATAATAAATTATGATAGGATTTTTATATCAATTGGTTTTACTTCCTAGGGCTTTTTATTTATATTTTTATTTAATTTTAATTTATTTCATTTAGAGTTAATTTAATATATTTAATATATATTTAATATTCAACTAAAAAAAATACGGCAATGAGTGTGTGTAATGATAGTAAAATTATTAACCTGAATATAAATCTGGATGCCGCCGAATTGTTTTATTTTATGAGAAAAATACAAATATATGAACCTGCTTTATTTGAGGATATTAAAAAAAGAGTAGGAATTCCATTTATGAAAAAGGGAGATTTATTTCGTTTTTCTGATGTAGGTTCTTTAAATAAATATTTAGTAGTTAATGTTTGTAAAGCTACTGAATATAATAGACTAAGAATGGAAATTAAAAAAAAAAAAAATAATTGTATTAAAAATACATATCAATATGGATATTGTATGAAAAATTATCACGGATTTCAAACCTTAAATTGGATTTATGATAGTTTTATAGAATCCGGGTATATTAAAATTTTAGATACTAATAATCAAGCTCATGAGGACAATTTAGAAGAGAAAAATTCGGGAGAGGTCTGCGATGAACCTGATTCATATTGGGAAAGGTATTTAAAAGAAAAAACTCACTCTATTTCTCTATTATAATATATAGCTATCTAATATTATTTTTTTTTTAACAAATTATATTGTTTTTGGGTATGTAAATTTTGAAAAAAATAAATGAATATACTAACAATAAATTCATATATTAAAACCTTAATATTTATATGGTAGTATTTTTAGACAGCCATTTCTGCTTTTATATTAGGATAAGGTTGATATCCTAGCAATTTTACGTCTTCATATTGATAATCTTCTATTTTTTTTTTTCCTTTAACTACTAATTTAGGAAATGGTTTGGGTTTTCTTTCTAAATTGAGTTTCACCTGTTCTAGATGGTTTAGATATATATGAGTGTCTCCGGATATCACCGTTAAATCACCTGGAGTGAGATTTATATGTTCTAAATTACATATAAGATGAACAAGTAGCGCTCCGGTACAAACATTCCAGTTATTAGCTAGGAAAAAATCTGAGCTTCGAATATTTATTAATAAACTTAGAGTTTTATCATAGATATTTACGTAGAACTGATACCAACAGAGACAACTAGGAAGTGCGGCTTTATGTTCCGTATAAGGATTCCAGAGACTAATTATCATACGTCTAGATGTAGGATTATTAGCTATCAGGTCTAGGACGTTTTTAAGTTGGTCAAACCCATTGGGCGAGGTATCTTGATTCTGGCATCCCCTATAGGTTCCTCCAAAATGTCGAAAATTAAATCCATAAGTTTCCCCCATATCACCTTCTTCGTAATCATATAAACCTCGTTTATCTAAGAATTCACGGGATGTATTACCGTCCCATATATGTATATTTTTTTCCTGTAGGATTTTATTATCAGTTTGACCTCTCAGATATAACATAAGTTCCTCGAAGATAGCCTTAAAATACATTCTTTTTGTTGTTAGGATAGGAAAAGTATCCCTTAAGTTGAATTTTTGGACTTCCCCAAATGTTGAAATAGTACCGACTCCCGTTCGATCATCTCGTTTAATTCCATAAAGTCCTACTTTATATAATAAGTCTAGATACTGTTGTTCTTCTAAATTATGATAAATGGTAGGTGATTCTAAATCGTAATCTTTCCTCTGATATTTGTAATATCTAAAGTATATATCTTTTTCTTGGTTAAATTCGGAAACAGTGCTTAAATTATAATTTTCAACTAATTTTGGAAATTCCTCCCGAGAAGTGAGAAAAGTATCACATTCAAAATCCTCATAGATATGGGTTAGATATAGATTCACTAAATCATTTCTTTTCCAAGCTTCTCGATATATAGAAGCTCCGCCAATAATAAATATTTCACCCACTTTTTTATTTAGGATTTTAACAATATAATCTTGGGCATATTCTATACCTTCGTCTAAGTTATCTGTAAAATATGTTAGATTATTATATTGAGACTCTAATAAGCTACGATTTTTAGTTAATACTACATTTAACCTATTAGGCAAAGGTCTAAATTTAGTTGGTATTGAATCCCAAGTTTTTCTACCCATAATAACTGCGTTTAGATACAACTCAGAAGGAGTAGTTCTAGATGGATGACGGGTGGTTAGATGTTTAAAATATTGTAATTCTTGACTTAGTTTCCACGGTAGTTGGTTATTTTTACCAATACCATATTTATTATCGTGTGCCACAATTAAAGATAGCATTATAGTTTTTTTTTATAGTTTCTTATTTAGGATATCAATTTTTTAAATCTTTTAAGTTAAAATATTTTTTTTCTATGTTATATTTATAAGATGCCAAATAAACGAACTTCATCTAAAACAAAACGTCGTTCTTATTCCGGTAAGAATTCAAAAAATAAGAATAAAAAACAAAGTCGAAAGGCACCTGTAGTAGGTGTTCGTCCAAGAAACCGAAGACCTCCAACGGTATGGCTAGACCGAGACATCAAAATCCACCGAGACATCAAAACCCACCTAGACATCAAAATCCACCTAGACATCAACACGGAGGACCCCCTGGACACGGTCTTCCACACGGATTTGTTCCACCACAGGGTTTTAATCCTCCAGTGGTTCCAAATTTTCCGGGTGCTTTTCAAAATCCACCACAAAATCCAAATATGGCACAAAGAACCGCAGTAAGACAACAAACGAGAGCAGAAACAGAATTATCTAGAGGTTCTACATTAGAAAAAGATTTAAGAAGGATAAACAAACAGTTACAGAAAACTTATTGTAGAATTAAAAATGGATGTTCTCAATATCCATATGGTGTTACTAGAAAAATGTTAGACGATTTCTTAGCTAGCTTAAAAACCGCACATAGAATTATTAAACAGGTAAATAAGGATAGTGAAAGATGTAAAAATATTACTAGAACTCCAGATGAGAGAAAAGAAAAGAAAAAAGCTGGATGTAAGAAAATCAAATAAATTTTTTTTTATTTTTTTCTCTATTTTTTTATCTCATTATTATTATAATTAGATTGTAATTATGAATAATGTTTTAAATCCACAACATAACAAAAATAATGCTATTAATTCTAATATGTTACATACAACTTTACAAAGAGATATTGAATATGCATTAGGTAATAAACCTAGTTTAGATGGTTTAGCAAAGATAGATTTAACACCAGTGGAAAAACCATTTTTGGATATGGAAAATTTAGATTTATCACGATTGAATCATAGGAATCATAGGAATCATAATTTAAAAATTAAAAATGGTGTGAAAAATCAAGTTAATTCTAATATCTTAGGGAATTCATTAGAAATTAATCCAGCTCAACAAATATTAAATCAACAAGTTTCTAATTTAAAAAATGAAGTCTTGAACACTGGAAATGTAGCACAGGTAGTAGAAATGAAATATCAAAATTATAATGGTGTTGAAAATGGTTTAGTTAAGAATACACAAATTAATTCTTTACCAAATCATAAATTAGAATTAAAACAAGAAGTTAATAAGATTCCAGGGACTATGAAGGAAACAGTTATAAAAACGTATACTTTAGATTTAGATGATGAAGAAAATGGTGGCAGTTGGGTTCTTAGTAATACTACAAATACAAATACAAATTCTGAAGATAATGAATTATATGGAGTTAAAACGGTAGATCCTGTGCCGGAAGTTTTAGCTAGGAGAAAAAATATTTTATCTCAGGGTGAGAATAATGAATTTAAAAAATCATATTTTGATATGATGAAAAATATGAATTCCAATAAAATTCTAATGCTAGTATTTTTAGTTTTAGTTATTATTATTGTATACGTAATTAAAAAATAATTGATACTATTTAAGTTAAATTGATTACATTTATATAAAAACTTATAATTTTTAAGATTTAAAAATATAGAAATAGTAATTATTAATTAAATTAGAATGCTTCATATATTAAACGATACAAATATTACTCTGGAACAATTAGTGTCACAGAATTTTGAAAAGGTTGTTCTTTATTTTACTGCTACTTGGTGTGGACCTTGTAAATTAATCGCACCGGTGGTAGAGGAATTAGCGAATGGAGATGAATATAAGGATACAGTGCTTTTTGTAAAGATAGATGTTGATGAATATGAATCAGTCTCAGAAGCTGCTGATATTAAGTGTATGCCAACCTTTCAATTTTACCAACAAGGTAAGAAAAATGATACGTTAGAAGGTTGTAATGAAAATCAACTGCGAATGAAAGTAGCAATGTAAAAAAAAAGTTTTAGGCTGGGTTATTTATATTTTCTTCTTTTTCCACATCTTTTATATATCTATCTCTTAGGTAATTAAGAGTTGTAATTAAAATAAAAATTAGTAGGGTACATCCTAGGGCATATATCCAAGGTCCTTTTTCTTTTAGATATTTACTCTGTTCGAAGTATTTTTGAAAAGCTGAATTCCAAGATAAAGCGGAAACTAAACCTAGAGCGGTAACTATAAATTGAATATAATCATCAAATATGATACGAGATTTTTTGGCTAGATACTTTTTATTAATCATAATTTACTTAATATTAAATATGATAGAGAAAATAATGTTATATAATATTTATCTTGAAAATTAATTGTTTTTTATTTTTTTTGAAATAGGATATGTTTTTTTTAAATAATAAAAATATCTTATATATATATAATAAAATTTTAGAATGAAGACAGATATAAATCTTAACTTGACGAAGAAATTATTACCAAAGAGAAAAGGAGGAACTAAGATTAATAGAAGAAAGAATAGTAGCTTAAAACCACAATTGGGGGGGGGCTGATGCTGCTGCTAAAAAAGCATATAAAGTAGTATCAACTTTTGGAAATACCTTACAAACAGAATTAAATAAAGCATTAGAAACAGCAAGAAATGCAGCAGCAGCAGATGCAAAAAGAAAAGAAAAGAAGGCAGGAGAAGCAGATGCTGAAAGAGCAGCAGATGCTGAAGGAGCAGCAAAGAAGGCAGAAGCAGCAAAGCAGGCAGAAGAAGACGCGAAGAAGGCAGCATTTGACCAAGCAGTAGTAGATCCAAAAGTAACAGCAGCAAAAGAAGCAATATCAGCAGAAACAGAAGATAAATTGATATCACAAATAAAAGGAATATATGATGAAAAGGAAACAACTTATGATGAACTTATGGCATTTGCTATTTCTATCCAAAATAAAAATAATTTTTTAGTAGGCGAAGATGGAGACTCTAAAGAAAAAAAAATAATTGATGGGGCTATAAATAATTTATTTAATGGGCTTGAATCATTTTATAAAATAGAAACAGCAGCAGCAGAAGCAGCAGAAAAACTAGAATCCGGTGAAATAACTGCTAAAGAAAAAGCAGCAGCAGAAGCAGCAGAAGAAGAAGCAGCGGCAGCAAAAAAAGTAAAAGATGTAGAAGTAGAAGAAAATTTAGATATTATAAATAAGTATTATAATAGAAACGGTGAACTAAAAATATATAATGATGAAGTAAAGGTAAATGAAGGAGAAACAATATTATATATACCGGACTTAAAAAGAACACTTAATAAAAATATACTTTTAATAGCAAATACACTAAATTTTTATAAACAAAGCTTTAAAAATAGAATATCAAATGAATTACAAGATGAGGTGCCTGATACACAACAATTATTATTATTGAATGAAAATTTTGTTGACTACACCAAATTGAAAGACCCAATTTTGGGAGGTGGAATAAAAGGGGGTGAACAAAAAGGAGGAGCACCAAGAAAACCAAGAGGAAAAGGAATAAAAGTAGATATAGGTGCTGTAGGAAAAGCAATGCGAGAATCTAGTTGTGGAGAAAATATAAAATTAGCAGATATTGATCGTGAAGGACAAGCCACTGCTATGTTTTATCATTTTAATGGATATGTTACTGTGGAAAATGGTATAGTAACAGAAGCAGGAGCAGATAAAGCAACTCCTTTTTTTGAATATTTATGTAATAAATATTTGGTATCTATAATAGGTCAAGAATATAGGCAATTACTCCCAGGTGCGCTACCAGCTGCGCCAACAGCTGCGCCAACAGCTGCACAACAATTTTTAAATGCTTGTAGAAACCCTGACCAAGCACAACTTAGGGATGGGATCTCTGTTGATAAAAAGGGATTTTATTATAATGAATTAGTTGTATTTTTAAATTCAATTAGATTAATTCAACCTTATTATTTACAAATTATCAATAGAATAATATTATATATTTATACTAGAAGAAAAGAATCAATACCAGCAGATTTAGTAAAACTTAAAAAAAATTTAAGAGATGCACAAACAAAATTACAAGAATTTAATACAGAAGCCTTAGCAGGAGCACCTGCTACCAGAGATAGACAAAAAATACTACAAGGAGCAGTAAAAAAAGCACTGGGAGAACTACGCGCCGAAAGTAAAAAACACCATAATCATGAAGTTATTCCAACATTATTAGATAGAATAACTACTGACATAACCGGACTTATAACAGCAATTGACAAAAAAATTAATAAAATTATGCATGCGTTAAATATTGTTATAAATATAATATATGATACAAAAAATGACTATTTAGGAGTAAAAACAGATTTCAGTGTTCAAGGTGAATTAGTAGATGGATTAGTAGCTAGCGTAGCTACTATTAAACCAAGTGAGTTTGAATTACAAGATGCATTTCATAATTTTATACAGATAGAAAGACCTTCACCTTATGAACAAATTATTAATAAGGTATTTATAAGTAAAAAAGGATTACAAATAATATTAAAAGAAACAATAATAGGTTTAGCAACATTAAAAACACAAGATGAATCAGAATTACCAGAGTTTCCTGAAGGAGAACAATATAACGACTTTAATCCAACACCAGTAGAACAAGCAGCACTAGAAAAAGCAGCAGCAAAAGCAAAAGAAGCAGCAGCAGCAACAGCAGCAGCAAAAGCAAAAGAAGCAGCAGCAGCAACAGCAGCAGCAGTAGCAGGAAGAGCAGCAGCAGCAGCAGGAGCAGCAGCAGGAGAAGCAGCAGGAGAAGCAGCAAGAATTCAAGCACCACCAGGTTTTGAAATACTAACAAGTCTTGAAATTTTGAAATTACATATACATAGATTTTCAAATGCTTACATTCAAGCATATATAAAAAATTGTTTTAGATTTGAGCGTACCAAAGATATGTTTGAATTAAAGTTCAAGTTTAATATAGATACTGGGTTAGGAGATGCTCCATTACAACTATTTACAGGTCCAACTACAGAACTTATAGAAGGAACTATAGTACAAGAATATATTGATCAATATAAGGAAGATAACCAAGAAGTAGCCAATCTTATTAGACGGCAATAATCAGGAAACCCGATATACTAAAAACATTTTACATCTGACACCCTTTAAATATTTAATTTCTGTATTTAGTAATATTTTTACCTTTTGATTTTTTATTAGATATTTATGAAAAGTTTCTTTTTCTTGTTCCAAATAACTATTTCTAATTGTGAAAAGTAGAAATCCTTCCACGTATAAAATATCTAGTAATTTTTCAATTACTTCTATAGGTGCGTGTCCTTCTAAAAAAACACCACAACTTATAATTATTTGGTATTTTTTATTATTTTGAAGAAATATATTTTCTACCATTAAATTTGCCTCGTGTAAATTACGATAACAATTCTTAATTCTAGCTTTATCTAACATCTGTGATGATATATCCACTCCATCTAAAATTACATTTAAATTTCTTTTTTTAATTTCTTGCCCCACTAAACCAGTTCCGCAACCAAAATCTAGAATTTCTATTTTTTGTTCGTTAAAGTTTAGAATCATAGATTCTAACTGACTCACTATTTCATTCGGTCCAGTATATTCCTGATCTAAAACATATGAATCATATGATTTAGACCATACATCGTATATTTCTTGATTATTAGTATGTTTTTTCATAGATATTTCATGTAATTCAATAGCTTTTTCCATTTTGGTTAATCTATAGAATATAATAGAATATAGTGTTTCTTCTTTTAATACATTTATTATTCGACTACTTTATTTCAATTTTTTTGTTTCAATTTACTTCTAATCATTAATTTTTTCAATTTAGGTATCTTCACGCACAAATAAAAATATCTATCCTAATATTAAATTATACCAAGAATATGACTCTGAAAAAACAAACACTAACTAGAGTTAGAATTATATTAGGAATAATTTTTATTTTAGCGATAGTAATATTTTTTACTAAATCCAAAAAAAGACAGCTAAATGCTAACTTTGAATTTTTTAAGAATGTCGTAAATGACGACGAATTCATAGACTATCGTTTCTCCGATATTTTTAGAGAATGGTCTACGGCCAGTAAAGGAACACCATATCGTGAAAGTTTTCTAAAAAGATTCCCTAACACTTTAGGAGGCAAATATCTAAGGAAATATAAGAAAAATAAGGATTTTGAAACTCTGAATCAAATCATAGACGAGGAATATGTTCCTAAGTTAGATAGTATACCGGATGAAAAGACCATAGTAGTTCATTTACGAATTGGAGATGTTATTCTAAAAAAGAAAGAAAAAGTTAAAGGAAAGAAATATCACGAATACGATATTCTAATTAAACCTTGGTTTACCTATGGCTGGCAACCCAGTAAATACGAAAATCTAGCTAAAAAACTACACGAAGAAAACCCTAACTATCAAGTTATATTAGTATTCGGTGCTCATTTCGACGAGAATAAAGAAATAAGTGAAGACTACGTAGAGGATATAGCGACTATCTTTAGAGATAGAGGATTCCAAGTAGAAGAAAAACACACCGGTAATCCTGATATGGATTTTTCCTATATGAGTCAGGCTAAAATCTGGGTGCCGGGTGGAGGTGGTTTCGCTAACTTAATTACGGATAATGTTAAATTCAAGAAAGCTAAGGTATATCAGGTGAAAGGATTACTAACTAACAGAATTTTTATAATATTATTTTTTTTTATTTTTTGATATATACACTAGTTTATTATGGTGTAACTTTAAAATTTAGACCAAAATAAAATGTAAAGTAAGACTAACTAACTATAAATAAATGTGTGGTATTTTTGGGATTCTGTCTTCACTATCTAACATTAGTATTTTAGATTCTGTCTCTATGCTTAGGAGATTAGAGTATCGTGGTTATGATTCTGCGGGTATGATGTTTTTATCAACTGATAAGAAACCAGAAGTAATTAAAAAGAAAGGTAAGATTCAGGAATTAGAAAATTCAATTTCACATAGTAATTTTAATAATCAAAAAACTAATTTTTTAATGTCACATACAAGATGGGCTACTCACGGAGAGCCTAACGATACTAACTCACACCCTCATATTTCTCTAGGTAAAAAATTTTACATAGTCCATAATGGAATTATTGAAAATTATCATCTGTTAAGGGAAATTTTGTTAGAAGTGGGATATGAATTTTATAGTGGAACTGATACTGAAGTCTTAGTTAATTTTCTAGAATATATAACAGAACTATATCCTAAAAATAGTTTAGAGAAAAATATTAGTCTGGCTCTTTCCAAAGTTAAAGGGACTTACGGACTGATAATTTTTAGTATTCTTAAACCAGATGAAATATACGTAATAAAAAAATCGAGTCCTATGGTTTTAGGTTTGTTAGAGGATAAAATTTACATTAGTAGTGATTACTATTCCTTTTTAGAAAACACCCAAAAAATAATTCATCTTCAGGATCAACAAATGGCTATTTTAAGTATGGATGGTTTGAAATATAATATTCTAAATATGACAACCCAAGAAGAAATAACACCTGAAATCTTGAAGTTAGATATTAAGTTAGATGAAATTGAAAAATGTGTATTTCAACACTTTATGTTACAGGAAATAATGAAACAATCTGAGTCTATCCAAAATTGTCTCAGAGGTAGAATAGTGAATCAAAAAAAAGTTAAGTTAGGTGGGTTAGATATAAAATTAGAAAATAAAACACTCGTTCAACATTTGTCAAATGCCAAGCAAATAATTATTTGTGCTTGTGGGACTTCCCTACATTCCTCTATGATTGGAAAATATATTATAGAAGAGTTAGCTGATATTCCGGTACAGGTAGAACAGGCGAGTGAATTTAGATATCGTCATAAATCAATACCTTCTCATACAGTCATCATAGGTGTCTCACAAAGTGGCGAGACTGCGGATACATTGGAAGCTATCAGGTCACTAAAAGAGACATATTTGTGTTTAGGAATATGTAATGTTATCGCTAGTTCTTTATCGCAGCTAACACAAGGTGGTGTATATTTACACGTGGGTCCAGAAATTGGAGTTGCTAGTACAAAGGCTTTTACTGGTCAACTAACAATTTTATATTTACTAGCTATGAAGTTAGCAGAAATTAAAGGTATTAATCAGATAAAGAGGGAAATTTTATGTTTGAATTTACAAAGGATTCCTAACTTATATGAAAGTGTTATCGATAAGATCCAAGGTAAAATTAAAATGTTAGCCAAGACTTATAAATTCGCATCTAACTTTTTATTTTTAGGTAGAGGCTATAACTATCCGATTGCTCTGGAAGCGGCACTAAAACTGAAGGAAATATCCTATATTCACGCTGAGGGATATTCAGCAGCAGAAATGAAACATGGACCAATTGCTTTAATTGATAAGATGATGCCAGTTGTAGTAATTGCTATGAAGGATAGCATCTATCCAAAAGTATTGACTAACGTGGAAGAAGTACATGCCAGAGGAGGGTCACTGATTATTGTGACGGAGGAAAATAATAGAGATTTTGAAAAGATGACAGAAGATATAATTTACCTGCCTAAAATAGAAGAACAACTATATTCATTTCTAACTATTTTACCTTTACAACTATTGGCTTATTATATAGCTGTGGAGAGGGGATGTGATGTAGACCTACCGAGAAACTTGGCGAAATGTGTGACGGTAGAGTGATGTAAATATTTACATATTTAAATAATAATATTATTTATAATTCTAAATAAAATTTGATAAAACTCAAATGTATATTAATAATTTATATATATATATATAAATGAAGTTATTATTATTGATACTTCTAATATGTATTCTTTTTTTTTGTATTTATCAACCTAATTTAGAAAATTTTAGCAATAATTTATTATTAAATTTATCAGACCAAAAATTAGATAAATATCATTTAATTTCAAGAATTAGAACTTTAAATTATTATAAAAATAAACCTAAATGTAAATGTATTTTAGTAAGTAATTTTAAAAATTATATTGATAATGAAATTTCAAAAGATAATTTAGATAAATTAATAATTGTAGACCATCCATATAGTAGTTGTTGTGAATCTACTTTTAATTATAAAAACTTTTTATCAAAATCAAATATTAAAGTAATTTATGCTGAAAATTGGAATGATAAACTACATCCAAAATTAAGGATTATACCAATTGGATTTGAAAGTAAAGCTATAACTAAAAATAATAAAGAAAATACTATGATTAAATTTTCAAAGAAACAAAAAAAATTAAAAGATAAACCACTAAAAATATTAAATAATACACATTTCTTAATTCATGGAAAACCTAAAAGCGGTAGTTATAATCAGAGACAAGAAGTAATTGATAAATTAAAAAATAACAAATTAGTTGATTTTTGGGATAAAAAAAAAACAAAAGAAGATACTTGGAAAGAACATGATAATTATAGTTTTGAAATTTGTGCGGAAGGTAATGGATTAGACACTCATAGATTTTATGAAGCTTTACTTTTAAATACTATACCTATTGTAAAAAGAAATTCTTTAGAATCTATGTATCAAAAATTTCCTTGTGTTATATTAGATAATTGGAATGAAATAACAAAAGAAAATTGTATAAAATGGAAAAGGGAATTACAAGATAGAATTGAAAGTGAAAAATATAAACTAGAATTAGATTTTTGGTTGAATAATGAAAATAATAATTGAAACGCGTAAAAAAGGGGCTGATATTAATTATTTAATAAAAAATTTATTAACTATCACATTAACTATATAAATAATGATATACAAATATTTAAATATATTGAAAATCTAAATGAACCAAAAATTTTAAAAGCTATGAAAATGTTATCTCATCCTGTAATGATATATGATATTTTTAGATTAGTATATTTATATTATAATAATGGGATTTATATAGATAGTAAAGCAGGTATAAATAATTTAAAAAAAATAAATAATTTAAAAAAATCAACGTATTTTCTTAAAAGTAAAAATGGTATTACTAATTGGTTAATATATTCAAAAAATGACAATCCAAAAATTTTGAAATATTTAATAGATAATATAGTTAGTGATATTTTAAAAAGAAAACAAAATATAAATTTAAAGTTTGAAGAAAGAGTTTGGGAAACTACTGGGCCTAGAAAAATACAAAAATTATTAAAAAATTATAATGTAAATATTATTAAACAAGATAAATCAGATTTAATTTATGATAGGAGATATAGTGCTGCATCATGGAAAGAAGAAGGGTCATATCATAATATATCTATAAAACAATCTATATATAAATAAATATATTGTGGTTTTTGATATGTAATACACTATGCCGGAATGGGAAATGATTTGAGACTTAGAGAAATTAATAAATATTCACAAAGAGTTGAAAATTTTAGTAATGTATTTGATGATATATACAAAAATTCAAAATGGGGTTTTGGAAATATATAAGGTGGTTCATCTGGTACTGGTTCAAAACGTGAAGTTAATAAAAAATATATCGCATTTTTAAAAAAATTTATAAAAGAAAAACAAATTAAAAGTATAGTTGATATTGGTTGCGGAGACTGGCAAATTATGTCTCTTATAAATTTAGATAATATTGATTATAAAGGTTATGATGTAGCAAAAAATGTAATAGATTATAACATAACAAAATTTAAAAAATCAAATGTAAATTTTTATTTGGAAAAGTTAGGTACTAAACCTAAATATATAGCAGCTGATTTATTGATTTGTAAAGATGTTTTACAACATTTAAATTTTCAAGAAATAAATAATATAATATCTGAATTTCATAAATTTAAATATATAATAATGATAAATGATATTCAAAATACAAGTAATAAAGATATAAAGAATGGTGGTTATCGAAGTTTAAATATTGAAAAAGCACCATTTAATATAAAAAATATTACACAAAAATATAAATTTTGGGATACTGAGAAAAATAAAACTCTTTTTTTAATGGAGTCAAAAAATTAATCTAATATTTAAATTTAATTTATGAAAATATAAATAAATTATTTAATAAAGATATAAATTATAAATACTGAACATTTGCTTTGTATCTATCTATAAATTTATGATTTTTAAAATATGAATATACTAAATTATTACCCAATAACGAAGCTGTTAAAGCAAATGAAGAACCTTTAGGAACCATATATATACTTTTTGCATATACTAATGTATAAAAATCTTTATAACTATTATTTATATTTGCATCTTTTAATGGTTCTACTACTCTAATATCTTTATTTAATTTATTTATAAAATATTTTTTATATTTTTCATTATCACTACATATAGCAATATATTTTTTTTTTTTTTTATTTATTATTTTTATTGTTTTATCTAAATTTTTAATAAAAGTATCATAAGTAAAAGAATGATCATTGTCTTCTTCAGATTTATTTTTATATTTTTTATTTTTTATTCTATCTGTTGATCTAATGTGCACAGCATCATAATTATAATCTAATTTAGGATAACTAAATAATGGTTGTATATTTTTACTATAATTAATCATATCATTATTTGTATATTGATTATTACTAATATAAAATAATTTGTCTATATCTAAATTTGGATTATTATATTTTTTATTCGATTGAATATTTATATTTTTACATTTTATCAGTATTTCATAAGTTCTATGTTTATGAATATTATTCCAATAGTAGTTACATTTACAATTATTTTTTTCGCAATAGACTTCCAAATTTATTAATTCTTCAAGTCTATTTCCAAGACCTTCAGGTCTTCCATTGTAATAAATTATTTTCTGATTATCATAATATTCATAATTATATTTTAAACGTATGAATATTATTAATATTATCAAAAAAATTATCACAAATTTTAACATTTATATAATATTATAAAATAAATATATTTTAATTTCTGATAAAAGTAATATCATAGTTATCATTATAATATAAATAATAATTTCTACTTTTTAATTTTTTTTTTAATAAGACAAATTCATCTTTTCTTTTTCCTTCTCTAACACTATCAAAATCCACACAAATAATTTTAGGCAATATGTTCATATCTAATATATAATTTAAAACACTTATTTCTAAGCCTTCAATATCTAGTTTTAAGATATCTATTGTTTTGTGATTATATTTTTTCATAATAGAATCAATTGTTTTAATGTTAACATTAATATAATTATTTTTATTAACAAAATTCATACTTTTATCAAAACTCCCGGATACATGCTCTGAATTTTTATTCATATAAAATTTTTGAGTAGAATTCAAAATACCTAAACCACTATACTCAAATTTTAATTTTTTTAATTTAATCTTATTATTTTTTATTATTAATTCATATTTTTTATCCCCCCCCCCTTCTTGTTTATTATATGAATATATATCAGTTTCAATAAATTTTTTTATTTTTTCATAATGTTTTTTAGCTTTAGGTGTTGGGTCAATTAATATCACTTCTGCATCAAATTTTTCACCAATTATTAAGTCAAAACTCATATCTTGACCTACTCCAACACCATAATAAATTATATTTTTTGTATTAAAAAAATCTTTGGTTATATATTTAGGTAAATAAAATCCTCCATATTTGGTTCCATATAAGTAAGGTTCACTAATATTATTAGTAAAAAATTCATTGATTTTATTTTTAATAAACCATAAATTATATTTTTTAAATCTTTCTATTTTATTTTTTGTTCCTATTATATAATTGTTATGAATAATTTTAGGTGTATAATTTTTATATATTGAATCGTAATTATCAAAATACCGTGCTCCATTTGGATAATCTTTCGTGTCTAAAATATCAAATTTAGGCTTTATTTCTTTTATTGCTAAATTTAAAGCATATTGATCAGCACCACCCCGATGTTGTAATTTTTTATAATTATTCTTATGTTTATTTAGTAATTCTAAAATATAGTTAAGTACTTCATATGTTTTTTTAGTTGGTTTTAAAAACATAAATCCTGCACATAAATTATCACTTGGTTTTTTTACAAACATATTAGCATCATCTTGTATTTGAATATCTAAATTACTCTTGATAAATTTATTTATATCTGTGTCAATATTTTGAAGATAAATAATATCTGTATCTGAATAAATAACACATTTTTTATATTTTAATAAAAAATTTTTTATTATTTCTATTTTATTTATCATAATATTATAAAATTTATGTGTTCCAAAATTAGCATCACCATCTAAATTTGTTTTTTTATATACAGTTTTTACATCTAATTTACTAATATAATCATAAGCTTTTTTATCTAAACAGGTCACAATTAAGTTTTTAGCAATACCAACTTTTTTCAAAGTCTGAATACAATTATGTGCTTCTTGATTCAATCCTCCTGTTAAAAACATAGATATTACATAATCTAATTTATTTGAGAATTTTTCTATGTTAACTTTGCTGTTTAAATAATCTGTTAAAGTGTTTATTCCATTTTCCAATTCTTTTTGATAAAAATCCTTACTATATTCTACTGTATATCTAGGGTCTCCTCCACTATTTTTCACTGTAATATTTTTTTCCCAAAAGTTGTATTGGGGTGAATATACGTTATGAATCCAATCATCTATGTACCAATTTTTAATATTTGGAGGAAAGTAAAAGTTAAATATTTTTAAATGTGTTTGATGCACAAAACTTTGTGTCAGTAGTGATTTATTATTTAAATCGAGAGGCCCGGTAACACCAATATTATTATTTTTTCTTAAGATATCCACAAATTTTTGGGTCCAGTTTTTATCTATGAAATGTATATCATCACCACACTGATATAGATAATCTACTTCAGAAACAGCATACTGAGCTAATATAGTCCAAATTTTTCCTAGTTTTCCTTTTTTTCCAACTATTCTGATTAATTTTATTTGTGTGTTTTGAGGTGATAATTTTTTAAAATTATTTATAATTTGTCCTTGTATTTTACTGTTATTAAAATATTTGTCTGTGTCATCATATCCTAGATAAAAGTTGTATTGATATTCATTTGATAATGTAGGTATTAAACTTTTTAGTAAAATTTTAAAAAAATCTATCTCATCTACAGAATCATAATTTCTTTTGTTACTAGTAACAGGAATTATAAAACCAATAGTGATATTTTTTATATTCGAACTAAATTTTTCTACACTTTTTTTATGATAAAGAACAATAATTAAAAATATAATAACACATAAAAAAATGATTATTTTTTTTTTTTTGTTAATCATATTAATATATAAATATAATTTTATTATTGATGAAAAAATAATAAATCATTACAACTCAAATATTAAATACATATTTTACCAAAAAAATATTTGATAATATATAAAATTGAATGATATTCTAAAAATCTTTAGCTACATCATGACCTTTACCATGTGAATTATATCCTATTTTGCCTGTATGTTGAATAATACTTGGACTTGTGCTGAAGAATTTACCTTCTAATTTAGAAAAATTTCTTACTATTCCCCAATCTTCTCCTATATCCCACCATTTTTTAATATCGCTTAGTAAAACTTTATTAAAAAACATATGAATACCGCCAATATTTTTTTTTAATTTATATTTTCCATAATCTTTTAGAACTTTATGCCCATTTTGTTCCGTATTAAAACCAGTTAAAATTATTTTATCTTGCTCTATTTTTTTGTTCTTTTTTAATTAGTTGGTAAGTTTCAATACATTTTTGAATTAAATCTGGTTTGACTAAAGCATCATTATCTAAATAGCAAATGTATTGGAAGTCTAAATTACTGTTTTCCACATATTCTAATAATTTAACCATTGATTTCTGTTTGTAATTTTTTTTATTTCTTAAGATTTTATATTTACTTTCATAATCATCTAAAATTTTTAGTGTTTCAGAATCATTAGAGGCATCATCATAAATAATTTTATGTTGGCACACTTTAATATCACTTTCATCTAATGATTGTAATGTAGGCAGTAAATATTCGGGTCTGTTATAACTTCGCATTAAAAATAATATTTTGGGTTTATCTTGAAATTTTTCTCTCTTTATATTTTTAAATAAATAGAAATTGTAAATAAGGAGAACTAATAAAATAAATAAAAACAATATTTATTGGATTGTATTTCATTTTAACACTTATATTATAGTATAAAAAAAAATATGTTAATATACTAAATGATAAATAGGTTATTTCTTTTTCTTTTAATTATAATTTTAATAATTATTTTAGTAAATAAAAAATATGAAAGTTTCGAAAATATTAAACCACATGTTTATTGGACTATGATTCATATACCAAAATATACAGAAAGAAATAAAAACTTAAAAAATACACAAAAAAAATTTAACTTTATAAAATATTCACCGGCGTTTTACAAACTTGAGGAATGTTGTCAATTTTTAGCAAAACAAAATATTAAAATAAACCCAAGTTATTGGAATCATAGTAAAGATATACATCTTGGTAAAATTGGTAATACTTGTTCAGTATTAAATTTCTTAATTAAACTAAAAGATAATAAATATGATTATGGAGTGTGGATAGAAGATGATCTAATTTTAGAAAAAAATAATATTGATTTTATAAATCAAGAAATAAATAAACCATTTAAAAAGCCTATGAAACGACTACAAGGAGTTGGTTTAGAAGTGATAATTGTAAAAACAGATATGGTTGATATGCTTTTGAAACCATTTAGAGAAAAAGGTATATATAACCCTCCTGATGTCTTATGGGATTCTTTAAAATTAATCCAACAAACAGAAAATAAAGTAAAAAAGAATGGATGAAAGTCTTTCAGCTGAGAAATCTACTATTTTAACAACTAAAACTTTGAAAATAGCAGATGTCAATAAAAAAATAGAAAGTTATCAAATTGAAAATTTTGTATCTGCACCACATCAAGCCTTCTATATGTGGGGTATGAAACCTGGCGAATCAAATCCTTGTCCTCGAGAAATAATAAATAAAAATAATAAATATATCAAGGGAAAAATAGTAGGACCAAAGGAAATAGAAACTCTAATAAAAAAATATCCAGATTCTGAATTATATGATTTATGGCAACAAATTCCAAGGTGGATTGTAAAGGCAGACTTAGGTAGATTAGTTTATCTGTATCATTATGGAGGATTTTATTTTGATATTGATTGTGAAATTAAACAGAATTTTTTAGATGATATAAAACATGATACTATATTATTTACTGAATTTATTTTAGATAATACAGATAGATTAGGACTGCGTGAAATTAAAGATAAAGCACATAAACTTAGAGTTGCCAATTATGCTATGGGATCTAGAGTAAAGAAAAATAAATTTTATCAAAAATGTATAGAAGAATGTATGCGTCGTTTAAAAATTATATTTAGAGAGAGAAATAAAATTAGTGATAAAGATGTATTATGGCTATGTGGACCGGATGTAATTACTACTATTTATCATCAGAAAAATTCTAAAGATAAAATGAATATTCAACTATTTCCAGAAAAGATTGTAGAAAATAAAAAATTATGCTTCTTGGACAAAAAAAAACATATAATTATCTAAATATAAATTTGAATAATCAATTATAAATATCTTTCTTAAACCACAAATCTACATAATAATTACTATGTTTATCTAAAATTATATCTAATTTATTTTTACCTATACTTTTATAGTGTGCTATTTTTTTACCTGTCTTTTTATGTTCATAATATTTTCCATTATCACTAAATTTATAATCAATTCTATAATTAAAATTAGAATTTTCTTTTATACATTCATTTAACTTATTGCGGCATAAAAGCGGTCCAGTTACTGCTAAAGGCGAATTTCCTATTTTTCTTTCTTGACAATGTTTAACAATCTGTCGTATACATTTTAAATACAATTTATTTTTAGGCTTAGCTGCCATAAAAGAAATTTGGATTCCTTTTATATTATTTTTCCCCATAGGTCTATCATCAATTAAAAACAATTCATCATTATTGAAATCAATAATTTCATCAAGAGAAATTAAGTAATTATCAGTTAAATCACTCCATACACCCCCATAGTTATATAAAATACAATAACGGAATAAATCTGCCTTATATGCGCCTGGTTTTAAAATATCATATGCTTCAAGTACATCCTGTGGAAAAATATCCTCAATAAATTTACGACATTTAGCATCATCATAATATTTGATTTTAAATTTTTGGTTTTTTTGTAAAGTTTTATCAAATAACTCTTGAACTATGAAAGGAGGTTTTCCTTTTCCTGTTTTATAAATGATTTTAGGTATCATATTTCTATTTTTTGTATAAGTCTCTATTTTATTGTTATTATTACTAAAATTTTCTTTTTTTTGCTTTTTGGTATAATTTAATATTAAAATAATAAACAAGTTTATCAATAATAGAAAAAAAAAAATTAATTTATATTTATGTAGATAAACCATGCTATACTATAAAATTATAAAATTATTAAATTATAAAATAATAAAATTTATTGCCTTTAATTTAAAATTATAGAAATTATTACAGCAGTTAAAATTTATGATATTTTAAAAAAACTAAATAACCTCAAATCACAGACTATATAGTGCTCCACGGTCATATAACAGTTCAAAAAGAAACTTTTAAAAATATAAAACAAAATACGAGTGAAAAATTTAGAAGAGAAGAAGACGCAAAATATGTGAGAGATATAAGTAAGTTTTATGGTAGAAAAAAAGATAGCATAATATTCATAGATATACCTCTCAGTATTTATAAACCATAATTATAAATTTCTTACAATAAATTATATGTATAAATATCTAGGTCTTTTAGTCAGTATTATTATTCTACTTACACTTTGTATATATCCTAAATATAAAAATAAAAATAAAAATAAAAATAAAAATCAAAATAAAATAAACATAGAAAGTTTTAGTAATAATCTTAAGCCAATAGAAGCAAAAAAAATAATTGCATTTTCCTTATGGGGAAATAATGAATGTTATAACTGGGGAGCAGTAGAAAATGCTTTGTTAGCAAAAGAATTATATCCCGATTGGATATGTAGATTTTACGTTTCTAAAGATATTATACCTGATGTACGAAAAAAATTAGAGGAATTAGAAAATGTAGAAGTAGTAGAAAAACCTAATTTAGGAGTAACTAATGCCTTTTACCGTTTTATTCCTATGTTTGAAGAAGATTGTGAGGCTGTTTTATCTAGAGATACAGATTCTAGACTTAATCATCGAGAAAAAGAAGCTGTTAAATTATGGTTAGCACAAGATAAAGAATTATTAATTTTAAGAAATAATAAATACCACAATCAACTTATTATGGCAGGCATGTTCGGTGTAAAAAATAATGTCTTTCATAAACATAAAAAATCATTTCAAAAAATAATGAATTTGAAAAAAAATAATGGGAAATATTTTGATGACCAGATATTTTTAAGAGATATGTATCGTGAATTAAAAGATAATAAATTAGTGTTTGATTCTCACCATCATTTTAAAGATGAAAAAGTTCAACCATTTCCTAAAGCAGATTTTCAGGGTTATATTGGTGAAATAGTATGTAATGATTTTTCTCTAACTAATAAAAAATACGGATTAGATATTAAAAATACTAAAATAAACAAACCATATACTATCCCCGAAGATGCTTAAATGTAAATTATAAAGAATTCCAACTTTTAATGACTCTTTCCTTTCTTTTTTTATTATGTATTTTCATTAAATTAGAAATTTCCTGACATTTCACGGTTTCTAATTTTTTAAATAAATCAGGGATACTCTCAAAATATTGAATATGCTTCATATTTTCAGTATCATAAAAATCGGCTCTATTTATCCAAAAGTCAAAATTTCTGCCCTTCTGTAAAGCTTCCTCCAATTCAGATGGATATTTATTGCTATATTTACTCTGTAGCCTCACCTTTCCTTCCTGAACCAATTCTTTCAAATATTTTTGACTGGGGAAGAAAAGAGGCACATTCGCACTATACTGTTCAAATACACTCATAGTTGATATCTCATAAGGGGAAATGAATAATACCTTGATAGGAATATAATTCGTCCCAAGTAAAATTAGAACCTAAACTGTTTTTAGATTTCACTAATTTATGATCTGGTAAGATACCAAAATTATCACAAACAATAAATTCTTTCTTAGTTCCTGAATATTTAGTCTGGGTATATAAACATAAAGACGGAACATGAGGTGATTTAATTCCGGTGCCTAATTCCAAATACTTTTTATCGGCTAAATTATTACTAACTATTTTTAGCTTACCAGACTGATGATATTTTTGTAGAACCTGATTCAGTTTTTTCCACCTTTGCAGGTTATTTTGAAATGGATTTTCATAACGACAACTATTTACCATTATGATTGGTTTTTTAAATTTTTCATATAATAGGATGAAAGACGGTGTATGAGTAATGATAAAACCATCGTATTGGTTAAGTTCGGTGAAATGTTGTCGATAGAATTTATCTATCAGGTTATCATCATTTAAGATTTGTTCCCAATTTTGCGAATTGACTACATAACTATCAGTTTTCTTTTTTTTCATTATATGTGCGTGTCCAGATAGAGTATGGTCTTTTATTATCATAGGTTTATGAAGCTGTTCCTGTAAATCTATTATATCTTGTATTACACTGATATGTAAATCTAAATTAAAATATTTTAATTTTTTATTCTGTAAGTTAGTAAATTCTTCCTTTTTTTTATAATTACACCAGTATAATATACCAAACAAAATTAATATTTGAATTATGTGTATAATAACACGATAGTATGGTTTCATAATTATATTATTCTTATATTATTCCTATATTTTATTTTTTTATTTAATTCTACTTCCTAAAAACCCATCCTAACTTAGTAGATATCTAAAAGTCCGTGTTCTTTTTTCTGGTAATATCCAATTTCCTTTATTTTTAATGTCTATTTTTAATATTTTAGGAGTACCATAAATATAATCATCAAAAATATGATTAAAGTCTAAACTGGGTTCAATATATATTTCATTATCTACGATACAAGTCATTTGAAAAAGACTAGTCACATTAATCATATATTTACCTGCTCCATATAACACTAATAAATCTACTGCTCCTATCCTATTGTAATCATTTTCAGTTTTTTTATAGGTCGTGAAAATTAATTCATAACTCCATTCTAAATATCTAGATAGAAAAAAAGGTCCCCGAATATGTCTATCAGAAGGCAATATAACTCTAGATTTGGTCTTAATATTTTTAGGTCCGGTTTCTCCAAATTGGTTTTGTACTAACCACTGGTACATATTTTGATAGAAAGACCTAGGTAAGCTTCTAATTCTACTTCGACTAACTATAAATTGAGCACAACCACCTTTATCTTTAGTAAAATCATAATAATCATTCATATTACCGAAATAAGGTTCCATAGTATGACGCCACCACCCTGATTTAATAATTTTATCTCTTTGTGGTTCCATACTATCTAACTTATATTGGTTTAAATTCCAATATCCAGGTGTTTTACTATATTTATATTCAAATTTAATACGCGGATGATTTAACATATCTACCAAACTACCTTCGTGATACCACTTACTTTCATATTGATGTACAAAAATAGTGTTTTGTGGTAACACATCATAAAAATCACTGATAAATTTGAAAATGTTAGACTCAGATTTGGCTTTATTAGCTGCTGTATAAGGTGCTTTATCTATTCTATCTTTATAATAAATACGGTATGGGAATTGTAAATGTTTCACCCAAGAAATATCGTGGTCGTAATAACTAACTATTACTAAAAATTCTATATTAGTTAGATTTTCCATAGTATTATATCTACTTCATAGATTGTAGATATAATTAAAACGTAAATAATAAAGTAGAAATTAAAAATTAGAAATTAAAAATTAAAAATATCTTACTAATAATCCAATATAGTTATAAAATTATCGAATATATTCTTCTAACAAGACGCTTCCCTTTGCTAAATCACTATTAAATTTTCTACCTAGTACATAATAAATTTGAGTAGGAGAAATACCAGCTGCGGGGCTTCTAGTTGTTAGATGACATCTTAAAATAACTTCTCCTTTTTTAACATTTTGGGCCAATACTAATGATTTACTCCGGGTCTGGAATGTAGTTTTTTCACAATCTAACCTTTTTTTGTCAGTAGATCCCAGACATAGTTCCATTTCTCTAATTTGGGATACCAAATTCGAAAGTTCTTGCTCTTCTAAGGAGGCAATATGTTCGGGACCTTCCATATTCTTATTTAGAGTTATATGACGTTCAATAATTTTTGCACCCAGAGCTACAGCACCTAGAGAAGCAATGTGTCCTTTTTCGTGTCCGGAATATCCAATTACACATTTAGTAAATTCTTTTTGGTATGTTTTGATAATGTTTAGATTAATATCTGAATTACGAGTGGGATAACAGGAGGTACATTGGAGTAAAGCTACCTGCTGATTATGCATACTAACAATCTCATAAGCTTCTCTCACGGTATCTAAATCAGCCATACCAGTAGAAATTACAAGGGGTATTTTTTTCTTAGCTACGTGTTCTAGTAATGGAAAATTAGTGAGGTCATGACTTCCAATTTTAAGAAATGGAATTCCTAGATCTACTAGAAAATCGGCACTAGATTCATCCCAAGCGGAGGCACAGAAAATAATACCTTTTTTCTTGGCATATGTTTGGAGTTGTTTGAATTTTTCCTGGCTGAATTCTTGAAATGTATCTTGTTCAAGTAGATTTTTAGGTTTAGTTTTTTTTTCACCAGCATAAACTGTTTTTCCGTGAAAAAGATGTTTTTTCTGGAATTTAATAGCATTAGCACCACATTTTTTGGCCATATCTATTAGTTTCATCGCATTTTCTAAGGAACCGTTATGATTTACACCGGCTTCCGCAATGATAAAAACTTCATCTAATTTAGAAATACCAAGATTTATTGCCGATAACATTATTATTATTTATGTAGAAGATTGTTTTCTAGGTAATCAATTTTTTTCCTTAAATAATATTGATTTATAATTTATCCATTACAATTTTAATAGGTAGAGTTAAGATAGTTTCAGAATTAACTTCTAGTAATTTAGTATTTTCTTGACATTTAAAACTATAATGCCACTGATAGGGAATGTGTAATATTTGTTCCGCATATAATTTAACTTCGGTATATTTCAATTCGGAATTGTTAGTTAGATTACGATTTTTCTCTACTTCAGATTTTTGATTGGGATTTAGTAAATAGACGGAAATAGCTCCTTGTAATAATACTATAAAATTACGAGTATTTTTTTGAGTAATGATTTGACTTTGATATTTGGGTTGATAATCCTGTATTTCATATTTTCTAACCAAAGGCATCAAATAACTTAAATTATTTGTATTTTCATTAAGAGTCTGGGTATTTAATTTTTCTTCGACTATTTTATCTGTTTCGTCAAATATAAACCACTCCTCAACTTCTCCAGTAATAACAGTAGGGAATTTTTGATTTATTAAATCTATCATCTCGTTTCGGGTGGGTTTATGTTTCTGTAAAATTTCGAAGGATTCATTGACTTGTCTCAAAGACAATAATTTTATGGTAATCATAATTGTATAGAGGGATAAAAGAACTATTAAGATTATGTCAAAAGAATACATTTTAAAGAGAGTAGATAAAATAAATGATAGAAATAAACTATTTAAAAAAAAAAGTATCTATACATTTAAAAAACAAAACAAAATACAAAAAATGAGTCAAGCTAACGATACGGTTGCTCAACGAGCAGAAAGCAACACTAACTTAAAAATGTTATCCGGAGTTCATACCGGTCAGGTTAAATGGTTTAATCGTCGTCGTGGATATGGTTTTATTAAAATTATCCAGTCACGAGAGAACGAAGGAGATGGACACGAATCTTTTATTGGTAAGGATGTTTTCGTCCACCAGTCTCATATCAAGCCACAGAAGAGTAGCTATCGGAGTCTAGAAGAGAACGAATATGTAGAACTGGGACTTTCGGTAGATGATAAAAACGTCACTCAAGCTGTTAATGTAACGGGTATTCTTGGTGGTTCTCTCTTATGCGATGTTCAGCACGAAAGACCAGTTAGAAGTGGTAATGGTAATGGAAGTGGTTCCCAGGATGATGATGGTGAAACAGAAGGTCGTGAATTCCGTACTCCTAAGTACCATCAGAGACGCAATCGAAATTACCGAGGTTATCGTAATCAGGGAAATCATAGTTCCAGGGACTCTGCCCAACGTGAATCTTCACAGACACAGGATTCAGCTGAAAGCAGTGAAGGTGGAAGAAAGGGTAATTATTTCTCTGGTTTAGAAGAGAGTCATTAGTTATTTCTAATTAGTCATTTCTCAGTTATTATTTTTTTTATTTTTTGGGTTGATAAACTTATTATTTTTAGATAAATCTAAAATAAATAATATGTATTTAATAGATATACTTAATTCTATTTATTAGATGGTGGAACTAGCTACTCTTTTAGTCGGTGTGGTGGTGCCATTAATAATAGGTCCTCTTTCTGTTTTTTGTAAATCTTTATGGGATAGATATAGTAAATCCAAAGAATTGAAAGTGAAGAATAGATATGAAAAGAAAATAGGGGAATTAACGGATAAGATAAATTTATTTTACTGGCCTGTGTATTTAAAATTAAAAACTTTAGATCGGATAAACTATCATATTTCACAGTCTAGTCCTACATTGTTATCTACATCTATTGTTAATAATGATAATAATAATAATGATAATAAAGTAGATCCTGACGATATAACTCTATCTATGGGTAAGTTAGGTGATACAACCTTATCAGAGTTAAGTAGTGATGGAAATGGAAATGAAATTGAATTTAGGAAAAAAAGAAAACATAAAAATAAAAAATGTGCCACTCCGGGGTGTAAGCGCATTAATAGAAATCCACAGCTTTCTGCCTTTTGCCATCAATGTAAGATTAAACTTCAAAAGAATGAAAAAAATAGTGATTATCCTAGTTCTAATATTCAAATGTCAAGTATAAGTTCCGGAATCCAGGAAACTAATTTGGATAATACTTACATCTTTGAAACTGATACTTATACTTGTCGCCAAGATAAAACAGTATCGAATGAGATAATAGATAGTGATTTAGAATGGCAACCGGAACCTTTTCCTAAGAGAACTGGACACTCGATTCGGCATATAAAATTACACAATGATTTTGGTTTATTAGATAGTAATTTGGTAGTTTCGGTAGATAGATTATTTCTTAGTAATTTGGATACCAAAATTTTAAAACTATGTATGGAGATTAAGGAAATGACCGAAACTAATATTTCAATTATTCAACCGAGTCGAAAGTTAGTCAAAGAGATAATTAAATTTACTCGCTATACTGAAATGTTAGAGATAATTCAAATTACTAGTAAGGAGAATAGTAAAAAGTATAATATAGAATCCTTAGGAGTTGTAAATAATACTGATAAGTTAACCCTTTTAATAAAAAGTGATTTAGATAAATATATGGCTGAATATAGTCAAACCTTTGATGATTATAATGAAACATCATTGGACTCCTGTTGTGCTAGGAAATAAGTAATTGTTTGTTGTAATCCTTCTGCTAAATTGATAGTAGGTTTCCAATCTAGTATATTTATAGCTTTGTTAATGTCTGGTTTTCTTTTTTGTGGATCATCTTCGGGCAATTCCAAATATGTAATTGTGGAGGTAGTTTTTTTCACTTTTTCGAGGATAGTTAAGGCTAATTCTTTGATAGTAAATTCTTGGGGATTCCCGAGATTCACAGGTAGATGATATCCTATATGGTTCATTAGTTTTTCTAAACCTATAACTAAATCACTAATATAACAAAAACTTCTAGTGTGACTTCCATCGCCATAGATTGTTAGGTTTTCATTATTTAAAGCTTGAACTATAAAGTTACTAACTACCCTGCCGTCGTTTTTTTGTAATCGAGGGCCATATGTATTAAATATTCTGGCTATTCTAATATCCACACTACAGTTTCTATGATATTCTAACATAAGTGTTTCTGCTAATCGTTTCCCTTCGTCATAACAGGAACGTATGCCTATTGGATTCACATTTCCCCAGTATTCTTCTGTTTGGGGCGATATTTGAGGGTCGCCGTAGACTTCGGAGGTGGAACTGAGTAAGATTCTAGCTCCGGTTCTCTTAGCTAAACCTAACATATTAAGAGTTCCTAGGATATTAGTTTTAATGGTTTTAATACTATTGAATTGGTAATTTTTCGGTGAAGCTGGACACGCTAAGTGATATATTTGATTAACTTCTAAAAAGATAGGTTGGGTAACATCGTGTCTGATAAATTCAAAATTTGTAAATTTTCTAAGATGGGCAATATTATCTAAACTACCGCAAAAATTATTGTCGAGACAGATAACGTGATTATTTGGATTTAAAACCAGTTTTTCACATAAATGAGAACCAATAAAACCTGTTCCTCCAGTGACTAATATAATCATTTTATTTATAATTAACCATATCTATATTCTTCTTTACATCACTTAATTAATATAAGTTAATATGCTATTTTAACTTTATGACACAGAAATACTCATTCTTTGATTCTAAAGATAAAGATAAAATTGATATCTATTTATATTAGCAGTAAGTAAATAATTAAAATGTCTTATTTTCCAGGTTACCAAAAAAGAATATTACGGGAATTGAACGAATTAGAGGTAGAATATAAAAATGTATTATCACATTTTAATTACCAAAAAAGAGGTTATGAAATAAAAGTTAGAGTGGGTAAGAGTGAAATTATGTTTATTACACCAGTTCAGTATCCATTCAAACCACCTAGTATTCTTTTTAATAATAAACATTATAGAAATATATTACAATTTAGAACCGAATATTTCAGAACTATTCTGGAAGACAATAATATTAAATGTTTATGTTGTGAAAGTAAGTTATGTACTCAAAATTGGTATCCGAGTATTAGAATGATTAGTTTAGTAGAAGAAGTTAAAAAAAATCAGAATTTAATATTGGGAATCATTTATACTAGACTAGTGAGACAAATATGCGAATCAAAGGGGATTGTTTGTTGCGAAATTCCAGAATTGATAATTAAACAATTAATAGAAGGAAAGCTACCGAAGGTTAGCAATTACTATACCGAAGGTTAGTTACAGAAGGTTAGCAATTTTATTTAAAAAATAAATATATTTTTATATTATATCAATATTACAAACAAATATGCAGGCAATTTGTGTTTTACATCAAACTAAATACAAAGGTCATATTTTATTTACGGAAAAGGAAAAATACTGTGAAATAAAAGTTAAATTAGAAGGCCTACCACCTGGCAAAAGAGGATTTCACATACACGAAAAAGGAAACTTGTTAGATGGTTGCACCAGTTTATGTGCTCATTATAATCCAAAAAATAAAAATCACGGTGATCTAAACGATAAGGATAGTCATATGGGAGACCTAGGTAATATAGAGGTTGATAAAAATGGAAAAGTAAACTGTGTCATCAAAGCTAAAAACATAAAACTACAAGGCAAGTATAGTGTTATTGGTCGTAGTATAGTTATTCATCAGAAGGAAGATGATTTAGGTAATGGTAATGATGAAGAGAGTTTGAAAACTGGGAATGCCGGCAAGAGGATTGCTTGTGGGATAATTGGTTATTTTTAGTCATATTAAAATATCTTTCCAGATAGTGAAAATATACAGAATCCATTTTTATAATTAATAATTTAAATTTAGATATTATTTTTCATTTTTTTCAATTTTTTAAAAGAAATAAAAAAATATATTTTTCTACATCCTAGGGGTCCATCCACATCTACGATTTAAATGTTTATCAACCCAGCAGGTATAATAGCTTTTAGGGGTAGCCATAAAATCTCCTAGAGTTCTTTGACAGTTATCGTATATTGGTATCTTCTGTCTATTGAGACCATAAGCAGGTTGGCACACATTTTGATAAATTTGAGTTCTGGCATAAGCACCTGGGAAACAATTATTTTCAGGAGTGCAGTTGGAATATCTAGGTTGAGGAATTATATGTGGGTCAAAACCAAAAAGACTAGGATAAAAATATTCTAGTGGGTTTTTCCTAATTATAAAATAAAATAGGATATAGAGTAATATTAGTAGAAATGAATAATTAACTAACAATTTCATCTGAAATACTTAACTTAATCTGTTATTTTTTTTTTTCTTTATTTTTTTTTTATAATTCTTAATGTTATTTTTCATTTCAGTTACGTCAATCAACTTATTCTTTTGAACGAAGCTACCTCTATATTTCTTTAATTTTTCATTTTGCCGGTGTAAGAAAAAATTATTTCTAGCTTTATTTATATTTTCATCTGAATACTGATTTTCAATTTTACGACGGGAACTATTTTTGATATCTAACTGACCTAAGTCTTGATAATTGAGGTAGATAGCAAAAATTATAAAAAATACTAAAAAACCTAAGATAGCACAACCTCCTCGTTTAGCAATATGACGATATGGTAATGATGATAAAGATTTCATTCTTATTTATAATATACAATAAAAAAATATTATTCTAATATAATATAATGTTATCTTCTGAAAAACAAATATTAGAAGAAATAGAATCGCCGAATCAAAATTATACAGCTGTAGAAAATATAGGTTTAAATATTATAAGTGATCCCAAACTTATCCCCAACGGATTAAATCAGATTAATCACTCTAACGTTAATCAAAATACTAATTTTAATAATAACACTAATTCTATCAATAACGATAATTCTAACCAAGAAGCACAAGCCATAGCAGAAGAAGTCGTAGCAGAAGCACAAGCCGTAGCACAAGCCGTAGCAGAAGCACAAGCCAAAGAAGAAGAAGTAGATAATATGGTTCTACAGAGCAGTAATAATAACACTTATGCTTCTGAGTTATTGGCACAATATTCTAAAAACAATAATAGAAGTCCACAAGTTTCTCCTCCTGAGGAAATTAAAAAGCCTAAGTTTTGGCAGGAAATAATGACTTTATTTCCCCTTTCTATAGTAATCCTACTTTTAATATTTATTATCTTATTAATCGTATGTGTTGGATTCAAAAATTAAATAACTACAATTTTATCAGAGTTTATTTGGTTGTTAGATTTAGAAATAGAATCTAACTTAGTATAATCTTTTTTCAGTATCTGCATTTCTAAACATCTAAAACAGCGTTTCCTATCAGGTTTAGATTTCGCAATAACTAAACTATGATAGCTACTATCTTCTTTTCCAATGTTAGCACATGGGTCTATTATTTTTTTAGGTTTCTTATTTTTAAATTTTTTACCACAATCTATACACACTAACATTTTAGATTTATTTAATTTAATCCATAAATTTTGGGGGCTAGTTTGAGAATAACAGTTAGGACATAATAGCATAAGATTTTCTAACCTATTATCACTGGGTTTTTTATTTTTCCTATAAACTAACAAATCTAATGGTTTTTTATTCCAAAATCCCACTTGTTTACATTTATCACAACGGTTAGTCTTATGTTGGTAATGAAGTAAACACATCTTTAATTCACAATCTTTTTTAATAATTGAATCTATAGCAAAAATATGACTAGTTTTTATTTTCTTCTTCTTAAACTTAGTCAATAATTTATCTAACTTTCCATCATCTAACATATAATTTTCCATCCTTTATTATCTAACTCTTTTACTAATTACTATTTATATGCTGAAATAATATATATTTTTAATCTAACTAAATAATTTATTTTAATCTAACTTAGAATTTTCACTATCTAACTTTATAAATTAACAATAAAGGTTAAATATGCCTGAATTTTTAGATGGAGGAATGATTTATGAGTTAAATAAAGTATATGATGATTTAGGACAAACAGCTTTATTACATAATCCTCAATTAATCAAGGATATATATCAAGCTTATTTAGAAAATGGCAGTTCCTATCTCACAACTTGTAATTATGGTTATAAATCATTAAAACTAGATAACTGGGAGAAGTTAGTGCGATTATCTGCGAATTTAATGCGAGATGTAAAAAAAGAAAATCCAAAATATAAATTTAAAGTGTTAGGATGTTTGCCGCCTTATTTTGAGAGTTATCATCAAGGTATAATAGATAATAATTTTACTAACTTCTATCAGTCATTAATTAGTGTGTTAGATAGGGAGATTGATTTTTATATATTAGAGACACAAGTTAGTATCTCTCATATTGAAGAAATAATTAGAATAGTCAAACAATCTAGTATTAAGAAGAGGAAAATAATTGTTAGTATTTATCCAGCAGGAAAAGTAGACTACTTAGGATTAGCTGCTTTAGTATTTAAGTATCATAATATGTTAGAGTGCATTATGTTAAATTGCTGTAGTTTTATGGAAATGCGCGAATATTTTTATCGAAATATAGAACCTTTAAGGCTTCCAGAGTTAGGTATAAAATTTGGATTTTACTGTAATAAGATAGATGAAAAAGGATATCGAGATTATAGTGGTGATAAGAAAAACAAGGTAAAAATAACAGATTTTTATGAAGATAAAGATCTAGATTTTCAAATGTTAGATGCTTTTCTTCAAGAATTGGAGGAAGCTAACTATGAGGTTATAGTTGGAGGTTGTTGTGGATATGGTAAAAAGGAAATGAAGGAATTAATAACAGGGATTAATTTATATCACGTCTTAAATAGTAAATCAAAATTATAGGGAAGTAGCTAACAAATATTGTTTATTCTCAAGTATTACGTTAGTTTGAAAGGTTAGATGTTTATTATTATCTTCTGCTGAAAAATCCGCGGGTCTAAGAATACTCCAGTCAGTATCAGAAGATAAAATTTTCAATTTCGTATACACGTAACCTACCAAGGCACTACACCAAAAGCTATCTATTTTTTGAGGTTTATAGTCTGTTCTACAGAAAGCACATAACCAGTCTACAATATTAAGGTCATACGGCTTTCCGTATATTTGGGAGTGTATTTTTTCTAAGTCAGTAGGGTTAAAAATGCGTTGAGATTCCAAATTATCGCAGTCTAACTTTCTAATATATAAATTACCGTTATATTTATTCATGATTCTATCTAATTGTGTAATTTGGACACCTAACTTAATTTTACCATCTTGAGGATCGGGTCTATTTTCAAATCCGGATTCCCAAACATATATTTTATTTTTATCTAACTTTTTATATCCTAATGAATCAGCTTTAATAATCATACCAATATGGGAATAGGAGCTATGACTAAAATATTTAATGGTAGATTCTATTAATCCATACCATCCGGTATCTCTAGTATCAAAGAGTAATAGATCACCTGTTCTTAGACCTTCATATACGGTTTGATTAATTTTCACCATAGTCTGATTAATTTTTAATAATATTTTTTTTTTATTATGTAATTATATTTAATTTAAATAATGTATTCGAGAATCAGAATATTAAATTTTCAAATAAATAGTAAAAAAAGATATTTCAGCCAAATTTATAATCGGCATTTAGGTATTAGAAAAAAAGAATTACCAGATATGCTTGCGGTGACACAAAGCCCAACACTCCCTAGTTTGATTAAAAAAAGTATTATTCCTACTATGACTGAGAAAAAAACTAGTCCCAAAGTAAATTTAGATACTATACCTAGTGAATTTATGAATAGCGAAAGAGAAGTATCCCTAAATCTCAAAGAAATGTTAGATAGAAATAAACCTCATACTTCAGTTATAGGTTTAGGTTATCATAATGTAGTGACTCCTTATCCTATAAAAAGACATATTTTAGAAAACCCTAAATGGTATACTGCTTATACACCATATCAGGCTGAAATTTCACAGGGAAGATTAGAGGCTCAGTATAATTATCAAACGATAATTCAAGAATTAACAAATTTACCTGTAAGTAACGCTTCTTTATTAGATGAGGCTAGCACAGCCGCGGAAGTTCTAAATATGTGTTATCATTATAAAAATAAAAAGGGGAAGAAAACATTTATTTTAGATTCTAATATACACCCTCAAATTAGAGAAGTAATGAATACCAAAGCAGATATACTTGGCGTTAAATTATTAATTGGCGATTTACAAAAATGGGGCGATAATCTTAATATGTTAGTAAATTACAATTTTGATTATGAAGATGTTTTTGGTATGATGTTTTCGTATCCAAATACCTATGGTAATATTAGTGTTCCAGAAAAATTAATTAATTTTTTTAAAAAAAATAATGTTAGTATTTGTGCGAATTCTGATATTCTATCTTTATTTAATTTACAACCTCCCAGCGAATATGGAGTAGATATTTGTTTTGGAACAGCTCAAAGATTGGGAGTTCCTTTATTTTTTGGTGGTCCCCATCCAGCTTATTTAGCAACTAGCAAAAAATATATGAGACTTATGCCAGGTAGAATAATAGGTAAATCTGTAGATACATTAGGAAAAGAATGTTATCGTCTCGGTTTACAAACTAGAGAACAACATATTAGAAGAGAGAAAGCAACTAGTAATATATGCACGAGTCAATCACTACTAGCTAACGTGGTTGGTTTCTATGTATATTATTTTGGTAAGAATGAAATTCAGAGAAAAGCTTGGGAAACACATTGTAAAGCAAAGTTATTAGATTATTTTTTCAAGGAAATAGGTTTCCAGAATAAAAATGAAAATTATTTTGATACTATTCATCTTACAACGGATTTAGTTCCTCAAATTTCACATACACTCCTAGAAAAAGATATTATCCTAAGATTAGTTGATAATAAAAATTTATGTCTTAGTATGGATGAGACTATTACCATACCTAAAATATATGAAATATTAAATTTAGTATATGAATTAGTTCACGAAAATATAACACTAACACAAGTAGAGACTAAATTCTTAGAAATACTAAAAGAGCCTTCACACTATGAAAAATTTGTAAGGCAAAATCAAGATTTTCTAAATTGTGATAAATTTAGTGATTCAAAAACAGAAACTGAATTTTTAAGATATGTACATCAACTAACAAAAAAGGATTATACACTATGTGAGGGAATGATACCATTAGGTTCTTGTACTATGAAATTAAATAGTGTTTATCAATTAGAATCTCTAGGATGGGATTCGGTACAATCATATCATCCATACACACTTCCAGAATATGTTAAAGGATATCATTATTTATTTCTAGAACTGGGTAAATATTTGAAAGATATCACAGGATTTAGTAATGTTTCATTTCAGTCTAATTCTGGAGCTATGGGAGAGTATAGTGGTTTACTATGTATCAAGAAATATCATCAAGTTAGAAATGATTTTGATAGAAATATTTGTTTGATTCCTAAATCGGCTCACGGCACTAATTTCTCGAGTGCGTCTTTGGCGGGATTTAAAGTTATTTCATATGATGATGATCTAGATTGGAATGATTTTATTGATTTAGTTAGTAAAATTCATCATAATTTAGGTTGTCTAATGATAACCTATCCAGGAACAAATGGAATATTTCAATCTAATATACAGAAAATTACAGAATTAATCCATAATTATGGAGGTTTAGTATATTTAGATGGAGCTAATATGAATGCTTTAGTGGGATTAGTCAAACCAGGAGAAATTGGCGCGGATGTATGTCATTTAAATTTACATAAAACTTTTTGTATACCACACGGAGGAGGGGGTCCTGGTATGGGTCCAATATTATGTAATGATAAACTGGGGGATTATCTACCTTCTAATATATTTCAGACATCAAATTATAATACGGAGAAATCAATTGGTATGATTACTGGGTCCTTATGGAGTAGTGCTTCTCTACTAACTATTCCCTATCAGTATATATTAGGTATGGGGGAAGAAGGCCTTCGAGAAGCTTCTAAAATAGCAATTTTAAATGCTAATTATATGAAAGATAAATTAAAGAATTACTATCAAATAATCGATACCAATGATTTGGGATTGGTAGCTCATGAATTTATAATTGATACTTCTAATTTTAGGAAATATAATATAACAGAATTAGATATTGCTAAAAGATTAATGGATTATAGTTTTCATCCCCCGACAATGTCTTGGCCTAGAAGTCAGGTTTTAATGTTTGAGCCAACTGAAAGCGAAAATAAGGAAGAATTAGACAGATTAATTAATGCTTTAATTTCAATTAATAAAGAAATTCAAGAAATAATAAAAGATGGTAATTTTGAAAATAATATACTCAAGAACGCACCTCATAGTATGGATTTAATAACAGATTGGAATTATGACTATTCTATGGAAAAAGCTTTTTTTCCAGTTCCGGAACTAAAAGAAAATAAGTTTTGGCCTCACACAAATAGAATTAATGATATCGAAGGAGATAAAAAATTACTAAATTAGAAATTTTTTTTATATTTCGCAAATATAGCAGCAGTAATTAAGATAAAAATCACTAACATTAATAGTAAGTTTAGATTATCTCTAACTTTATCTCTTTGTATTTTAATTTTTCTTAAATCTTCCTGATGGACATTAATTTTTACTATTTTATTATTATCTACTTCTCTTATATCATTCTTGTCTTTAATAGTAATAGTTTCTCTTTTGACTAATGTTTTTTTATTGTCTGTAGGATCCGGAACTTTATATTCTATTTTAAAATTACACCTAGACTTTTGTATACCGAATATTCCATCTTTATCTTCGCATCCACCTTCAATAATAGTAGCCTCTATGGAATAATAGTCTTTTCTATGTATGATATTTAGGTATAGAATTGCTAGCACTATTAAAACACAAATAGCTGATAATACATATAATAAAATCAGTATTACGGTATCAGATTTTAAATGTATATTATTGTTTCCTTTATTACCACCACTATTATTATTTCCTGTTTTATTAGCGCCGTTATTATTTCCTTTTTTATTAGCGCCGTTATTATTTCCTGTTTTATTGGCGCCTTTATTATTTCCTGTTTTATTGGCGCCTTTATTATTTCCTGTTTTATTAGCGCCGTTACTATTACCTTTTAGGTTAGCGACGTTACTATTTCCTTTATTCATACTAGAAACATTATTAGGTTTTACATTCATTTTCATATTCATTTTCATATTCATTTTCATATTATTACCTTTGTTCTTAGTATTTCCTACATTGGTCATTTTCGGCATATTAGCCATTTTAGCCATAGAGTTATTTGGAGACATAACACTAGGCATATTGCTATTACTAGGTGTAATGCTTGTAGTATTATTACTCAAACTAAATTTTTTTTTATTTTTATTAGTGGTATTCATTAATTTAAGAAAAGAAAATAAATAAAATTGATTTAGCCATTATCTTATAAAACTAAATAAACTATTAAAAATAATTTAATGTCTGAAACATATCAATTAGTTCTATCTGAAGTATTTGGGTTTTCTAACCTGAGACCCTTTCAGAAATCTGTATTTAAATCTATGATTGATAACGAGGATGTTTTTGTAATATCTCCGACTGGTTCTGGAAAATCTCTCTGTTTTCAATTACCAGCTTTACTCCAAGAGGGTATTTGTGTAGTTTTATCTCCACTTCGTTCCTTAATTTATGATCAAGTAGAGTCACTAAAAAAGAAAGGTATTAAGTGTGAATTATTAAATGGAGATTTACCCAAAACTAAAAAAAATAAATTATTTCGGGAGTTAGAGAAGAATTATCCGGAAATTAAATTACTATATTCTACACCGGAAAGTATTATGTGTAATGATGAAACTAGAGTTATTTTTGAAGACTTATTTCGTCGTGGTTTACTAAGTCGTATTGTGTTAGACGAAGCACATTGTATTTCAACTTGGGGACACGAATTTAGACCGAACTATCTAAAAGTTAAAAATATTAAAAATTTATTTCCCAAAATTCCGATCGCGGCTTTTACAGCTACGGCCTACAGAAAAAGTAAACGCAGATATTAGAGATATTTTACAGTTAGATGAAAACACCCAAATATTTCAATCAAGTTTTATTCGAGATAATCTGTATTTAAAAATAAAAAGTAGAGGTTCTAAAAAAGAAGAAGTGCTAAAATGTTTAGAAGAAATCTCGAGGAGTTACAGTCTAAATATCAAAATCAGAGTGCTATTCTATATGCCTTTTTCTAGAAATAAATGCGAGGAACTTAGTGGTATTTTATCCGGACTCGGTATTAAAACTGATTTCTATCACGCTGGATTATCGGCAAAAAAACGAATGAAATACAGGATCAGTGGTTATCTGGAGAGTTACAAATCATTTGTGCTACTATTGCTTTTGGTATGGGTATAGATAAAGCAGATGTACGTGTGGTATATCATTTTAATCTACCCAAAACAATTGAAGGTTATTATCAGGAAATTGGTCGTGGAGGTAGGGACGGAAAACGGAGTGATTGTGTATTCTATTATAATGAAAACGACCCTATCGTGTATAAACAAATGACAGATAAGAAAAGTCAAACGATTCGGGAAAAAGAAAGTATTTTTCGGGAGAAAAAGTTAGAAATGGCTCGTAATGAAATGCAGAAAATGTATGATATGATTGGGTTTGTAGAAAATCAGACTGATTGTAGACATATTTTACTATCTAATTATTTTGGAGAAAAAAGAAAGGAAAAAATAGGATTTTGTGGAGATTTATGTGATAATTGTATTCGTTTCCAAAGAATGAAATCACAAGGAGTTAAATTTAAAAAAGAGGATATTACCGCAGATTGTCAGAAAGTAATTGAATTAATTGGTAGTGTAGCTCAACCATACCGGGAAAATATCATTCGAAAAATGATTGGTTATCCTAGAAAAGTTCCCAAACGAAAATTAAAGAAAGATATTAGTGGCAACTGGAATTCCTATAAGTTAGAATATGAAAAAGAAAAAGAAACAGTCATGAATCATAACCAAGAATATAATATGAAAGAAAAAAGAATCAAACGAATTTTAGTCAAACTAGTAGTAGACAAATACTTAAAAATAGAGATTATTAGAATAGGTAAAGGTATGTATGGTTCTTGGAAAGAAAAATATCATTTATATAAAAAATCACAAAAAATTATAAATGGTGAAAAAAAGATTAAATTGTAAGTGAAGAATAAATTTTAATGATATTAAAATATAAAAAAATTGATATATTTTTTACTTACTTATTGATATAAAAATAAAAATAAATTAAGTAATTATAATATTCCATAAAAATATGATAGATCCAAACTTAAAAAAATTAGCTCAAAAATATTCCTGTGACAAGGTTATCTGTCGCAAGTGTTATGCTAGATTAGATAAAAAAGCTAAAAATTGTCGCAAATGTAATTCTTCTGACTTACGAATAAAAAAAAAATTAAATTAAAAATATAATACTTATAATACATAATTTTTTAAAATATATTTTGGTTAACCATAAATTTTTGTTTTTTAATTAGATATAATAATAGTTTTAGATTTTTACAAATCTTTTTACCAGATAGATTTTTCTTTACTTTTCTTAAGTTAAGAGATAACATTTCTTCTCTAAATCTTATTTTTTTTAAAAATGATAAGTTTGGATAGGATTTCTTAGTTTTTGTATTTTGAGAGGACATTTTCTTTTTTAGTTTTTTAGTATGTTTATTTTTGCTTCTTCTACCACCTACTAAATTTTTGTTTTCCTTGCTACTTGAATTATTTTGTTTTGCTGCGTCATTCTCTTCTTCACCTTCATCCACAGGTTCAGCCGCAGGCTCAGCAGCACCTTCAGGTTTATTATTAGATACAGGTTCAGCAGCACCTTCAGGCTCAAGCTCAGGTTCTGGCTCAGATTCAAGCTCAGATTCATTATTAGATACAGAATCAGGATCATTATTAGATACAGGATCATTATTAGATACAGGATCATTATTAGATACAGGATCATTATTAGATACATGATCATTATTAGATACAGGATCAGGATCATTATTAGATACAGGATCAGGATCATTATTATTTCCTATACCTTCATTTTCACTAGCCTCTTCACTTGCTTCCTCTTCATTATTCATATGTTGTGCTGGAGCAGCACCACCACCGGCTCCGGGATCACCACTATAAATACCCATAATTTCTACACGTGATGCGATATCACCCTCTACTCTGTTTAATAAACTAGCTAGTCTGAATAATTGTCTTTGATGTATAGGAAAGTTAGGATGGTCAGGGTGAGGAACTAAAGGAAGCATTAAATGATGTTGTTCTTCACCAATATATATTACTATATTCAATTCTTCTAAAGCCTCTAAACAATCTCCTACTTCTGGAGGAGCGCCAACAGGTGGAACCAAAGACATATATACATTTTGAACAGCATCCTCATTTTCAGCGGTATGTTCCATATTATGCATAATTACGGCAAATGGTAATTCATCACCATTTAACACAGTAAGCATAGGAGGCAATAATGTAGGATTATCCAAAGTTCTAATGATAGTATATCTAAGGTCATTTATATTATCTAAACTTATGTATAACTGATCATTTCTTTCCCTATATTTATTTGCCCTAAGATCAAATGTTTTATTATAATTGTTATTAGCCTTTTTTAAATATGATTTTTCAAAATCTTGAGTTTTCTCAAATAATAAAAATTTATACAAATCGAATAGAGTTTTGTGTTGGAGATTTCCAGGAACCATATGTAAGTTTTCCGGAATAGCTACTGCTTCTAAACTCTGTAAATAATCTAGACTATCCGATAAGTTAAGACGTGCTACTAAAAGTGGTAATACATTTACACTTTCTTCATCTAATATACACTGACCTATGATATGATGTAAAATTAAGTATTTAACATTCTCAGATTCTAAGGTCATAGGATTAGGTTCATATGAAGAGTCTTGTATTTTTATCATTTGTGGGTTTTCCATCATTTTTTGAGTCATTACATCAATTAAATGATGTCTTAAGTCAATCGGTATACCTTGACAAATTAATAAATATTTTAAATCTTCATAATTGAAACAACCCGCAACAGTTTCAAAAAGTGTAAAGGTTTCTCCTTCATCTGGCTTAGGGAAAAATAGTAATTCTCCTGGTATAATTCTAGCTTCCTGAATATTTAAAATTAAATGTTGACATAATTCTGCTAGGACGGTAGGTGAACCTAATTTTTTTAAATAGTGTACAATAAGCATACTAACCTGATAATTAAAATGGGGGTTTCCTTCTAAGTCTGCTGGGTTTAACTTATCCATACGAACTATTTTTAAACAAACCTGTTCGAATTTTTTATATAAATCACTATCTTGACCAGCATCAACTATAATCCTGTCTTCCTGATTAAGTAAAACTTCTAATAAATTATGATATATATGGTTTACATCTGTTAAAGTTTTCTGTTGATAATCGTAATATTCAGAAGGAGAAACCGGGAATAATTTATAATCTGGTGCGGCATTAGTTCTAAAGGCACGACGCGGAGGCCAAAAATCCTGAGGCATATCTGGACCTAACCCTACTTGTTCAAATGTGTCTGATTCTAAATATTCATCTCTTCCTGGAACAGCATAGTCGCTATTTATTCTATAATAAAAAATTTCTTTTAAAACATCGTGTTCACATAATACTTCTAATAATTCTAACACTTCCATAATAGATATATCCATATGCGGTACTCCTTCTAATCGTAAAGTAGTAATTGGATATCCATGTAAGATTAAACCAACTAGCTTAAATCTATGATAATTATCCTGAGCTAACAATATTTCTATTAGTTCTTCAATTTTTTTAGGAGGAGACCCTACTCCCACTCTCGTTTCCTTTTTTTTACTTTTACCTTTAGACACTTTCTTTCTACTTCCCTTTCCCCTTCTATATAAAGTCACTATTTTACCTTCAGTCTTACCTTTACTACCTTTCACTTTAGCTTTACCAGCTTTACTACCTTTAACTTTACTAGCTTTACTACCCTTCACTTTACCAGCAACCTTAGTACCCTTGCCTTTATTTCGAACTGGTTTATTACCTTTTGGTTTAGTTCTAGATGATCTTGCCATTTTATGTAAGTATTTATATTATATGATAAGAAAAAAAATATTTTTTGGATTTCCAGAAATAATTAAAATAGGGAATCAAGTAAAATAATAAAAGAAACACAAAATAATAGGATTAATTCAAATTCAACGCACTAATTTTCTTTGTTCTTTGATTAATTTGAATAAGACAGAGTCTTTAATTTTTAATAAAATTTTTAGCTTTCATATATTCTTGGACTTTTAATAAAGTAAGACCCAACATTTTTTGTCGAAAGCTTATTTTGTTAACATATGAAAGAGTTATTTTAGTTGACATAGTTGATGCCAAATTAGAATGTTTTTTTTTAGTTTTTTTCTGCCCCCCTTGTTGATTTGATTTTTTTGAATTGTTAGATTCCAATTCACTAGTAGATAAACGATTATATCTTCCTGGCTTACCAAAATATGTTTTAGTCAGTTTTACATTTCTCGAAGGACCTTTTTTAACTAAAGTATAGGAGTTAGAATATTCTGTATTATCAGTTATATTTTCTTCTTCTGTATTATCATTATGTGCTATGGGTGCTGCTCCACCTCCTGCTCCTGGATCTCCTTGGAATAGTCCAAAAATATTATTTTCGGCTGATTCTTCTAATGTTTGTTGATTTAGTAAGCTAGCTAGACGAAATAGTTGTCTTTGATGAATATGAAAATTTCTATCTTTTCTACCAGTAATTAGTGGTATTATAATATTATATTCCTCATTTTCTAGAAAAAGTGTTATATTTATTTCTGATAAGTCTTGTATCTGTATATCTGGGTTAGTTGATACGACTTCCATAAAAACATCCTCAAAATTCTTATCGTATTCATTTGTGGGATCATAATTTCGTATAATAATTCGAATAGGTATTTCATCGCCATCTAAGACATAAAGTTTATCTGGCAGTCTTTCTTGATTCAGTTGTTGAAATGTATATAAAATACCCTCTCTTAATTTATTGACATGCGTTTAGGCTAATTACTCCGGGCGATTTTTTTTTGCCAGCAGAGTCATTATTACTTTTATTGTTATGTCTCGCTTTTTCTAAATACGATTTTTTACTTTTCTTTTTCTCACTCAGTAAAAATTTATAGATATCTAATAGTGTTCTGGGACCTTGATTTTCTCTATTGATTAAAGATTCTTCTGGTATTTCATATTCTATTAAATGTTTTAAAGAAGATAAGCAAGTAGATAATTCTAACCTAGATATAATTATATGAAATAATTCTATAGATGTTGTAGTAGAAATACTTTCACCTAATAATTTATGTAGTATAATCTTTTTACCTAACTCATCATTTAAAGTTGTAAGTGGTCTATCTTCGAAATCTAATTGTATCATAACTTTCTCTGGATTTACTCGTATCTTATCTACCATAACTTGAATTAATTCCATTCTTAAATCTAAAGGTATACATTCATAATCTACCAAATGAATCAAGGTCAAAAATAGAAAATGTTCTAGTAAGTGAAACAAAATTACCGATATATCTATCAAAATCACTTAAAGAAGGTAAGAACACCAAATTACCAATAGTTATTAAATCATTTCCTATATTTGATATTAATTTATGGATAATATGATTAATAATTAGTTCCGAGTTAGTTTGAGTCGCATAATATAGAGTAGTAAATGAAACTATAGGAGCTAAATATAACTTACTTTCCAATTCTCTTTTACTAGCTTCTCTCTTTCCTATAACCTTTACTACTAATGCTTCGTAATGGCGAAAAAGTTCACTGTCTAAACCATCTATAATGATGTATTTTTCTAAATCCAATAACAGGTCTAGTATATTGTAAAAATATAGGTAGATTACCTCATTTTCTATTGCTAAATTATAATAATTTATACAAGATGATAAAAACTGTGATTCTTGACACTCTAAAAAAGGGTCAAACTTAATTTTTAATAATTGTAAATTAATTTTTTGATTAAAGTCTAAAATATTATTAAACGTGTTAAACCTATAGGAAAATAAATGTTCCAATTCTGGTATATCCAGCATGGCTTCAATAAATTCTATTTTCTCCATATTATTTAATTCTACGTCCGGATTTATATCATTTAATACTTCATATATTTTTCTATGAGCGTGTACTTCTTCTAATTCTACCATAGAATCTATTAGTCCTTTAATTTTAGGAGAAGGGCTCCTAACACCCACTCTAACTTTCCTTTGCCCTTTCCCTTTTTCTTTAACGCGCCCTTTCCCTTTAACTTGTCCTTTCCCTTTAACCTTATGTTTTTTGCTGGTCTTTTCTTTTTTTGTTAAGCTTTACTTTTCCACTTTTCATAATTTATATTATAACATATAAATAGAAAAATATTTTTTTACTGAATTCTCAAATATTTATAGTATGGTATCTTAACTAGCCACAATCCTGCCAATAAATATCTAATAACTCCGCAGGTAATTCTTCAAAATTAAATACGGTCTGCATATACCCACCGTTTAAAATATCCCACTAATTGGTAATGAACGTTAGAATAATATGATAATATAATAGTTCTTCTTTCTTTTTGAAAATCTATACCTATTCTCTGTAATCTAAACTCCTGTTGAGCTAATTCATTTTCATCATTAAGAATGATAAAATTTGTCTGTAATGCGTCAGATAATAACTGTATAATAATATGGTCTCCCCAAAATGAGTTTCCACATTTTTCTATTTCTAATTGTAGTTGTTCCTTGGTCTTAATATTATGTGGGGACCACATACCTTCAAATTCATCACACTCTTCTTCTGCTTTATAGGTTTCTAAAATTATATTGAAATTGGAATCTGTAATCTGACTGGCCGCTAATTTACGCAAATTTTCTACCGAAATACTGACTCATCCTCCATTCTTTCAAAATCGCGCAGTGGCTTCTTCAATACATAGGAATAAGACAGTCTCCTTCACCTCCACAGTCTTTTATTCCCCAGAGTGAGTTTTTTGACAATGGGTTGATTTTAATCGTTTTTTCCATCCTAAAGATTCAACTTTCTCGTATTCGTATTCTCATCATATACTTATGCCAATTCTGTCTATTTAGTTTGACTATTTTAGTTTCACTGCCTTTACTTACACTACCTTTACTTACACTTTCACCTTCATCTTCATAATAATAGCTGTTTTTCTTTGATAGAAAAGATTAGAAGTTAGGTATATCTCCATTTTAATTTATATAAAATACTTATTTTTAGACTGTTAATTTAAATCAAATTTTTTTATAATTTGGTATGATAAAATAAAATAAATAGTTAAAGAAAAAACAAAAAATTATAATCCTCGCATATTACCAGCATTTGCCACTGAATACTTGGGGGACCAGTTGGCACACTACAAGTATTGGAAGTAGCTCCACATTCAATATCTCCACTTTGAGGTGGAAGTGATAAGTTTACATCAATTGGTTTTGGAATACAAGGGTCTATGGTTATCCTTGACTACTAATCTATTATTAATATTGTGATCAAAAGGCATTAATACTCTTTCCTGGGGGTCTAAACATAACCACTCCCATCTATTCCATCCGGTACCTCTTAATGTACAAGGTGGATTACTTAATCGGGTGTCTTCTACTGTAAAAAAACAATCTTTACCGTGAACTTTATTTTTTTGCTCATCTCTTGGGTCTACTAAACACACTGAGAACCATCTGGAATATATTTACGACTAGGACAGTTTGAGTTGCTGGTCTAGTTAAATTCATTAATTCAGAATCTACATCAATTAAATGTTTATCCTGTGGAACACTAACACCTTGATATTGTAATCTAATCTGAGGAGATTCGGCAAAGCAAATTTCTTCAGTGTTAGGTGGTTCGGTGAGTCTATATTCACCTGGACCTACGGATTGATACAAATTCTGTTTGTAAGCACATGTATCATAATTTAATCTATTAAAACTCATGCTTATATATTCTATGGATATATTTTTTTTTTTGAATTAATTAACTTAGTATTTTTATCAAAAGATTTTGGTATTTTAAAATTATGAAAAAAGAAAATAAAAAAATTTAATCATGAATTCAAGAATTAGATAAAAAAGTATATTATAGAATCTAATATTACGCTTGGGATTCTTTTTCTGCGTTATCTATTTTTGTGTTAATAATTTTTTTCTTAGAATTCTTGCCTTCTAATTTTTTTAATTTTTCAGCAACTCTAAGTTTTTTCTCTATATTTTTCTGTAATTTAGTAATAGTATTTTTATTGTCTTGGGTGGCACCAGAACTTACATCCTTAACTATTGATTCTTGTTCTTTTTTAGGATTATAATCTAGAATGGGTAGTTTCTCCATTTCCTTTTCCAATCTAGGACTAAAGAAGTGTTTTTTTTTGTATAATCATGGTTGCTATTTTATTATATACCTCCACCATTTCTTCCCTACCTACAAGTATTTAATAAATCACCGAAATTAGTTATAAATTGTGCGTCACACTGACGTTGGGTGGCTAATTTTTTTATTTCAGCAGCTGTTTCCGCAATTTTCTTAGGAGTTCCGGCCATAGTTTCTACGGTTTTCCCTAATCTACTTCTAATAGAATCTCTAACACTATCTCCTACTATCGAACTATAACTTTTACTTTCATCTTTTTCTGTCATTTCATTTATAGTATCTTTAATATTAGATACCATCTTTTCTCTTTTTTTATTACTTTCACTTTTATTTTCTTCAACTTGTTCTTCTAAATTTTGCTGTTCCTCTTTATTTTGTTCTTGTTGCATTTGTGTAGCGGTTACTTCCTCTGGTTCTTGAACTAAATTACCAATAAAAGGTAAGCTTCCTATAATAGTTTTTAACATACCTTTTTTTTTTGTTGTCTTAGTAGTGCTAATATTTTGGTCTTCTCTTAAAACTTTTCTCAGTGTTTCTTCAAGTTCTTTATTATTATTATTATTACTTGAACCACCCTTATGCTTTTGATAACTTTTATTTTTTTTTATGTAATCTATTAAATTTATGTTTATTTTTATTTTTCCTTAGTTCCACCCTTCAAATTAATACGATTTCTATTTCGATTTTTAGTCTTATTTTTATTTTTATGTTTATTTTTATTTTTTGATTTTTTTTGAGATAGATATTTTTTTTTTTAGATAATTTACGTACCATTGTCTAATATATAGAGAGAAATAAAATTAAAAGAAACATGAAAAAATTAAATAAGAATTATTCTTATTGTGGAGTTTGATTGTAACCTGGCATATTACCTCTGTATACCTTGTGATTAAAATCTAAGGCTGGAGGAATAGGAGTAGGTCTATATCTTATCATTTGACAAGATGGTAGGTGAAGCATTTGGGTATTAATATCTCTTGCTGATTGACTTGGGTCAGCGGCGATATTAATATTTCCTGGCTGGCAGTTGTTCATGTCACCGTTAGGGGCATGGATTTTGGTATAATTTAGTTGGGCATTTAGTAGTTCTTCTAGTCTGACCTCTTAAATCAGTTTCTAAATCTACTAAATTACCTTTAATGTGAGAAACAGCAGTACCTCCAACAATACCTAATTCCATACGGCATTTATTGCAATTTTCGTATTTCATTGGATTTAAGATGTATTGTAAGAGGTCCTACACTCTGAGATAGCTCGTGCTTGTAGGCACAGGTATCATATATTAATTCTATTAGAACTCATGATATAATATCTGTATATTAATACACAATAAAATAATTTTAGAGAAAAATGTAAATAGATAGAATTACACGAAAAAATAAATCAAAAAGATTAAAAATATATCATAGATTATAGCTATATCGAAGATTATAGATATATCGAAGATTATAGATATATCGAAGATTATAGATATCTCGAAGATTATAGATATATCGAAGATTACAAATATATCAAAGATTCTATATATATCGAAGATTACAAAGATATCAAAGATTATATATCTATCAAAGATTCCTAAGAATCAAATAAAAAACTAATAATAAAAAAATTAAATTGCTGTGAATTTCGTGGGTCAAAATGAACCTGATTTCTCTGGCTTGCTTCCATAGCCTGTTTATGATAGTTAGAACCACATCTCTCTAAATATTCAATATCTCTAACAATCTGTCTACTTGGAGCTCCTCCCCTAACCCATCCTTCTAAAGCATCGTGTGGAATAATATGAACTGGGATTCTGAATATTTTGTTTTAAGATGGTCGATCATAGGCATGTGATTAGG